GACATGGAAATGGATGATGAAGACATGGAAATGGATGATGAAGACATGGAAATGGATGATGAAGACATGGAAATGGATGATGAAGACATGGAAATGGATGATGAAGACATGGAAATGGATGATGAAGGAGAAACTATCGATATGAGAGGAGCTTCTGACGCTGAAGTCTTAAAAGTTTTCAAAGCAATGGGAGATGATGATGGAATCGTTATAAAAAAAGAAGGTGAAATGTTACACCTTGAAGACGGTGATAACGAATATATGATACGACTAAGAGAATCAGAAAGAAAAATGAATGAAGTAATATATGAAATAGAAATGGATGGGGACACTTCAAGCAAGTTTGGTAAGAACATATATGACGAATCCGATTATAAATTGGGCGAAGATATAGATAGCGAGCCTGAACATGAATATAATGAAGGTTGGTCTTGGGCTGGTGCCGCAAAAGGTGCTATGATGGGCGGAATTGGTCTTGAAGAAGAAGATGGTTACGGAAGTGAAGAAAAAGTTTATGAATTCGAAGGAGATGACTTAGAAAATGCAATCGCTGAAGCCGTTGAAAAAACCAAAAAATCAATCAAAAATAAAGGTGTCGGTATTGGTCGTGGTCCTAAATTTGCATATGGTAAAAAACCTAACATGAGCGGAGGGTTTAATGAAAAAAGAAAAGAAGCTTTTGGAAAAGGAACTAAAGCCATGGGAACAGGTAAAGCAAAATTTGAATATAAGGACGAAACGAATGGTGATTTCAAGAATGTTAGAAAAATGGAAACTAAAGAAGCCGTACGAACTAATAGTTACACCAGAGCCAATAAAGTTGGAAACAGAAAAGGTTCTGATCAAAATGTTAACAGAAAAGAAATCAGAGTAAGACCGCACACAAGAATAAATGAAGAAGTTGAAATGTTAAAAGAAAAAAATAACGAGTATAAAAAAGCTTTAGACGTTTTCAGAACCAAAATCAATGAAGTTGCGGTTTTTAATTCAAATTTAGCTTATGCAACTCGTTTGTTCACTGAACACTCAACAACTAAACAAGAAAAAATAAATATTCTAAGAAGATTTGATAATGTTGAATCTTTGAAAGAATCTAAAAATCTTTACCGAACTATTAAAAATGAATTGTCATCTTCAGTAAGTTCAGGTTCAGAACAAAAATTAACCGAATCAATTGAAAGAACTGTAAATAAATCTGTTGAAACAGGTTCAGCAGTAAACTTAATTGAGTCAAAAACGTATGAGAATCCTCAATTTTTAAGAATGAAGGATTTGATGTTAAAAATAAAATAAAAAATAAACTAAAAAATAAAATAAAAAAAATGGGAGCTTTATTAGAATCAGGTCTTGTTGGTAACATCGGGTTAAAACACCTTAAAGTTATCAAAGAAGACACAATTAACAAATGGGACAAATTAGGTTTTTTAGATGGCCTAAGAGGTCACCTAAAAGAAAACGTAGCACAATTATACGAAAATCAAGCATCTTTTTTAATCAACGAAGCAACTTCTGACGGAACTTCAAATGGAGCATTCGAAACAGTTGTTTTCCCGATTGTAAGACGTGTATTTTCTAAATTGTTAGCTAACGACATCGTATCAGTACAAGCAATGAATTTACCTATTGGTAAATTGTTCTACTTTGTACCACGTATTCAAGGATATCAAAATCTTAGTTCTACGTATGCAAACCTTTATCCAAATTCCTCACCATCTAACGCAACAGCGGGTGGTGATCATTACGCACCAATCGGTTCACCAGAAGCGGTTAATGCCAATTTGAACAATCCTAGCCAAGGATATCCTACCAATGATTACTACTACAAAAAAAATCTTTACGATTTATTTTACGAAGGCAACGAAGCGTCATTAGATCCTCCTGGATTATTTGACTACTCTAAAGGTAAGTGGACTGCGGTCACTGCAACTACGTTAGTTCAAGCATGGGCCGGTTCTGAGTTAGTAAACGCTAACATTGGTGCTGGTGAAATTATTCCAGCAGGTAACTATAGAAAAGTTATCGTTAAACTTTGTGGTTTCATGAATTCAGGAGCTGGAAAACTTATCGGTCCTGATGGTAACGAAATGGACACTGAGTCATTCCTTTCTGACCTTAGAATTTACGCGGCTAATGGTTTCTCAGCAGCAACAACACCTTGTAGTGTAACAACAACTACTTATAATGGATCCACAGTTTACGCTCCTCTATTATTTAGAGTTGTAACTCAAATCTATGGTAAAGGTATTGTAAAATATGGTAGCAACGCAGCAACTGTGTTCACAAATGCGTCAGGTTATCCAAACAGTCCATCTAACGGTGGTAATGGTGGTAACTATAATGACATTTGTGATGAAAATGGTTGTATTTGGTTAGAGGTTGATTTATCTTGTCCTGTATGTGCTGATTGTGATGCGACTTCGTTAGACGGATATACAGGGACAACAATCTCATCAGGATCATCAGCATCTTCATTTACCGCATGGTATAGAAGATATGCCAATTTGGAATTTGAAGATCAAATTGGTGAGGTTTCTTTTGACCTTGAGTCAGTAACTGTATCTGTTACAGAAAGAAAACTAAGAGCACAGTGGTCACCTGAGTTAGCACAAGACGTTGCTGCATTCCACAACATTGATGCTGAGGCCGAATTGACGGCTTTGTTATCAGAGCAAGTTGCAGCTGAAATTGACCGTGAAATCTTACGTGACTTGAGAAAAGGAGCGGCATGGCAGTTACGTTGGGACTACAACGGATGGAGAAGAATCAACAACCAAGTTTCTTATACTCAGAAAGATTGGAACCAAACTATGATTACTGCAATCAACCAATTGTCAGCACAAATCCACAAATCTACTTTGAGAGGTGGAGCTAACTGGATTGTTGTATCATCTGAGGTTTCTGCTATCTTTGACGATTTAGAATACTTCCACGTATCTAACGCGGCTCCTGAGCAAGACCAATACAACATGGGTATTGAAAGAGTAGGTACACTTTCAGGACGTTACCAAGTTTATCGTGATCCTTACTTCCCACCAAACCAAGTTTTGATCGGACACAAAGGAACTTCATTATTAGACACAGGTTACATTTACGCACCGTATGTTCCTCTACAATTAACACCTACAATGTATAACCCATTCAACTTTACGCCAATCAAAGGTATTATGACCAGATACGCGAAGAAGATGGTGAACAACAGATTCTACGGGAGAATTACCGTGGATGGTGTTAGAACATTCGATTTGAGAGAATTGAGATAATCAATTAAAGTTTTATAAGAAAAAAGGTCAGAGAAATCTGACCTTTTTTTATTTATAATAATAGGTTCTACGTTATATTTATATTATATGAAAAAAATAATTATTGATAAGGATTTAGAATGTGAAATTATAAGACTTTATAATGAAGAATATTTGGGTAGTCCTTCTATATCTGAAAAATTAGATATAAAAAAACATATAGTGTTAAGAATTTTAAAAGAAAATAATGTTAAGATTGGGTCATCTGGAAGAAAATATAAAGGGGGTAAAAGTGCATCTGATAAAAGAAACTACCAAAAACACAAAGAAAAGAAATTAATTTATTACAAAAAATGGTCTGAAAAAAATAGAGAACATCTTAATGAGTATCATCAAAAATGGAGAAAAAAAAATATTGAAAGACATAGGGAAAATAAAAGAAATTACGAAAGAAATCGTAAATCAAGAGACCCCCTCTATAAATTAATAAACAATTTCAGAACTGCTATTTATCAAGTTCTTAAAGAAAACGACATAAATAAAAACGGACATTATTTTGACATTCTAAAATATACTCCCGAGCAACTTATATCTCATTTGGAAGATAGATTCAGTGAAAATATGTCGTGGGATAACTACGGTGAATGGCACGTTGACCACGTTAAACCCATTTCATCGTTTATGATTTTAGAAATAGGCGATGAAGCGTTTATGAATTGTTGGTCATTAGGTAATTTACAACCTATGTGGGGTGTTGACAATATTAAAAAATCAAATAAATTATTGTCTTAACATAGTTCTAATTGCTTTAGAAATAACTTCTGTTTCACCAATTGTATAAACCCCTTTCCTGTAGGCCAATTTAACAGATTCAATTATATAATAATTTGCTAAATCCTTATCCATAGACACTAAAATTGCCTCTAAATGTTCCTCACTCAAAAGTTCTATTGACCCAAAAAGGTTACCATAAATTTCTTTTTCTTCATTCATATTTATAATTATAAGATATTTATAAATGTTATTCAATGAAAAATCTAAATAAAATTATATCTAAGGTAATTAGAGAGGCGACGAGTGACGCTACGGGAAGTCGGGGAAGTTATATACCTCCCGTGCAACCAGGTCTTAGACCATGGAAAAAATCGAGTTTGGGACCATTTGACAAGTCTGTATCTAATTTCAAAAGCCCACTTGTCCAATATGATAGTTATGACCACAAGTTTGACCTAAAAAAAGATCAAATTATAGAGTTGGAAAAAGTCGCTTCAAAAATACAGAATTACATCAAATCCCACCCTTACTCAACCTTTTCAGATCAAGATGGAAACCCTGTGAATCAATTTATGTATGATGGTAAAAGTCCTGATCATAATAGGAAATTGGCGCCATTTATAGAAAAGGTCCCTTTTAATGAGTGGGTGGAAGTTTCAGACAAAGGTTTAATAAACGAAGATTTGGCCGTATGGTTTGGTAAAAAGAAGAAACCCAAAGGATCTTCTCAACCAAGTGGTCCTTGGGTAGATATTTGTCGTAAAGTCGACGGTAAGCATCCTCCCTGTGGACGAAGTGATACTTCTAAGGGTTCTTATCCTAAGTGTAGAGCTGCGGGAGTTGCTGGTAAAATGTCTGACTCACAAAAAAGGAGTGCTTGTGCTCAAAAAAGAAGAGCCGAAAAAAAAGATCCACAACAAGGTAAAGGACAAAAACCTGTGATGACTTCTTATAAACCAAAAAAGAATATAAAAGAAGATACCACGGTACTGTCAATTATTCAAAAACTTAAATCTTCTTAGATTAGAATTAATTTTTTTTTTAAAATATAATCCAAAGAATTTTTTATATTGTTTTTACTTCGATTTCACTTTTGTTTCTTCTTTTTTCATTTATTTGTAGTTTATGTTTGTTCTACAAATATCGAAATGAATATAAAATAAAACTAATTAGGATTAGTTCATTAACAAAACGCTCCTGAACACCTTCTTTTTCCGTCAAGTCCTTTAATTTTCCCTTTACAGACTTGGACAGCGTGACCATTTGAATATGCGCTTGGATATACGTCGTATTTTGCTTTGGCAGATGCAATACCTCTAGCACATAATTTTGTTCCAGTTTTTTTCCTACCTTCCATCATCATATCGTCATACATATTGTCTTCATGGTGTTCTGAATTGGTCTGATTCATCAAAAAATCAAAAACTTGATCCATGTTGTTTTTTGCTTCACTGACGTGATCTTGAGCCCAATCATGACCGTTTTCTAAAATTTCGTCAATCATGTTTTGATCCAAATCTAATAATAGATCACATTGTCTTCTCATTTGTTCCAAATTGGAAAAAAACATATATCTCGAGGAATGTTGTTCGTCGTGTGTTTCTAATAAAACTTTTCTAATAATATAATTTAAATTTTTCATAATCTTCACATGTATAATCCGTTTTGTCCTCCTAATTGAACTGCATCTAACTGTGTAATTGGATTTCCATATAACCCTGTCCATTCTGGGTGTGGTAATGTTACTTCATTTACGGTTGTTCCTGTTCCACATGGACAACAGATAACACAACCTTTGTATTCTGTTCCTGCGGAAAATGGAATACTAGAATTACAAGAAATACAAGAATCAAATAAAGTTCCTAAAGTATATTCAGGTCCCGATGGAGCACCCCCAACAAAAGTGGCACAATATATTGCACCTGTAGAACCATCTATTACGGAATACGTGTCACCTGTAACTAAAGTTGCATCATTATCGTCGACTTGAACAAAAACTCCCGATTGATCACATAACTCAAAATTTTGAAATGGCATAATATTTTTTTTTATAAATATCTAATTATTCTGTTTTCTCGTTTACGATTTGAAAATTAATTTGTTGTTTATAAACATTTACTTGACCTGAGGTCGTTACCTTGATATCAACAAAATACATATTTGGTATTTTATCTCTTGTATCAAAAATGAAATAATACTCATTTGGTGTTCTATTCAATGAAGTCCAATCTTGAACAATAACTTCAGTTTGACCTTCTCTAACATACACTCTATATTGACCATCTACGTTGGGAAGTTGTTTATTTGTTGTATAGGCCTGTTTTATTATAACCCCAACTTTTCTAACATCTGTATTTAAGATTTTTTCATTTTGTTTTAATCCGTAATAACTAAATCCATATTGAGAAGGATCATTTGTTGACGTTCCAATTTGGATTGATTTTTTCAACGGATATACAGTAAATTCATTAATTTGATTGGGTAATGAAAATCCATTAAGTTTTATATATGACCATGTGTCCGTAAATAAACAAGGTGTTTTGTAACCAATTAGCGGCGGAATTTCAACTTCATAAACTCCTTTTGTTTTCAAACAGGAAATTAAGTTTATTAAACCAGGTATTGCAGTTCCCGATGAATCGGAAATGGTTACTAATGGTGTTTGATCTAAATTTTTGAAATCCCCATCTTCGTAAATGTATAGGTATAATTTATTGGCAGTTCCCAATGTGAAGTTATTTCTATCATCTTCAATTAAATCATCATAAGTTGTTTGTAAATAGGGTTCATAAAAAGTTTGGGTATGTCTTGTAAAAAAACCTACAGAATAAATTCCACTTGTCCCTACAAGATTTTCAACATCTGGAAGATATGCGATTCCCCAACCTGTAGGATTTATGTAGTCTCCGTTTAATAAATCATTGATTTCTTGTGTCATATCAAATTCGATGTCTTCATTACCGAATTCAAAATGTTGTATATCTACAATTGTCAACGAAGAAAAGGGTATAGGTCCAATATTCATGTTGTCATAAACTCCAGATTGTTCCCAATTTTCTATTGTTGTTGTTTGATACCAATTCGATGGTCTGTTGGAATAATATTTGTTTGGTATCATTTGATTTGGTACATCATAAAAATCATAACCAACACCTTCATCCCAATATTGTGGTCTTGTTTGATCAAAATCTTTCGGTGGTATTCTAAAAAGGATCAAATCAAAAGAAGTCGCTCTCAAACTCCCATCAGGCATAGACGTATTCAAAAGTTCATTATCGAATGATGAAGTATTTGTCATTTTTAAAATGTGTCTCATGTTGTTTGTACAACCTGTGGAGATTACACCTGTGAATAACTTTTCTCTCAATAGCTCCAAATCTAAATCAAAAATAAACCTTGAATACCCTATTGGATTTACTAAACCACCATCCCCATAATAAAGTTGCGTAACAGGGTTCCTACCTGTATTTACATAACTGTTGAATACTATTGTATTATTTCTACTAAAATAAGAGTTATTAATTGACATTTATCTTTTTATAATAAATATCAATTAAGTCGTATTCTTTGATTTAATATTGTGTTACTAGAATTTTGCAAAATATTTCTTATTTCTTCTATCTTTGTTCCATCGACAGCAACTGGTATTGGCGCTTTATTTATGTTATGAACATGTGACTCTAAAAAATCAACAATAAGAGTTAATAATTTCATAAGTTCATTTCCTCTTACCATAGGATCTGTGTTTTTACTTATAATTTCGTTGAAGAAAGGTTGTGGAATACCATATAAAGTTTTTTTCGGTTCTAAAACAATTTTTCTTTTGGAAGGGATATCTGTTTTATGGGAAAGAAGATATAGTGTGTCTGCGACCATTGTTCCGAAGGATATTGGATTTGATGTGTAAACATTTTGATCAAGTGTATTTGTTTGAACTGTAAGTTGTTGGCCCACAATATTTTTTGTCCAAACTAAAACACTTCCATATTCTTTATTTGATGGTAGCAATTTTATTTGTGTAAAAAAATTATTCACCATGTTAAAGTCAGTTGATCCTGTCGAACTAAGCTTATCAACGTTATTTTTTGAAGGTCTAAAATAAAAGGGAAATTGTCTTGAAATCTGTAAACTACTATCGAAAGGATATTGTTCATAATTTTGAACATTGATTTTTCCATTATTTACCCCCGAAATAAATTGATTGATAATTTTTACACCTTCCTCTAAAGTTTGACCAGTAAAAAACAATTCATACTCTGGCCCCGCTTTAGAATCATCTAAAGGTGTGTTCATGTGAATATCAATTGTTGTTACCTTTGATTTAGGTAGTAAAGAATATAATTTAATATTACCATCATAATATGTCACACCTGTTACTGAATTATTTTGTGTTAGACCTGTAATACTGTTTTCATTTGTAATTTCCCACTCGATTAATTTTTTGACCGCCAAAGCTTTATTAATTAATTCAGTAACTTTTTTGGGAGGTCTTTCACCTCTTTCGAGTTCGAAGTTTGAAAGTTGGACAAATGCTCGATTAAGTCTAGGTGTTGGTAAATTAAATCCTGCAGTTTGTGTTGGTATATTTTTTCCTGCTCTAATTAACACTTCTTCTTGTTTAACAATAACATCAGAGGTCCCTCTTCCAAGTAAAGCATTATCTCCTGGTTCAGGATAAATCCCTTTTGCTTCAGCTTTGATTTCAAAACTTAACGGGTCTTTGATGTTATTTGCTTTTTTTAAAAAAACTCCACTAGCTAACATTGATTCTGAATTATGCCAAGATTCAAAAAAGTTATTTTGGGGTCTAGTAATAGGTCCTTGAATATAAAATTTAGAATTGTCAACAACCATTTCTGTGTTGTGATAAAAAATGTGAATATACTCATCAATTTTTGGAATTTGACTTATATAATAAGGTAGTAAAGGAAGAAAAATTAGAGGATCTTTTTCAGTCCAAATATCTTTTTCAGGATTGAAATCTATGGGTAAAATATCGGACTCAACTTGATCGATTGGTAAGGCTCTTATACGACCTAACATTAAAGGATCTTGGTTATTTATTACATAACCTTGGAAAATCATTCTTTTATCGTCTATCATATGACCTTTGTTCTTTCTGTATATTCTTTATGTATAACATTATAAGTGTTTTCCAAAGCGTCCAAATGGTGTGTTAACTTAATTATAGATTCTTTGGTGACTTTGTGATCCTCACTTATAAATTCCATGGCAATTTGCAAATCTCTGTTCGATCTGTCTTTATGCTCTTTAATAATTTTAAGAACTTCATTTGCCTTTATTCTTTTATCTTCAATATTAAAAAAACTTTCCATATGCATCTGATGGTGTGGTAACACCTGCTGGTGTTATGGTTAATGGTCCAATACCGATTGCTACTTTACTGTTTTCTTCGATTTCTTTAGCGTTTCCATCAATAATTGCTTTGATTGACGCTAAAAATTCGTTTGGGCTACCATCTGGCATAGGTCCAGTAGGAACTCCTATTTCTTCTAAATTTTCTATAACGTTTAGAAATGCTCTTGTTGGTGAATATCCATCCAAAATTTTTGCCGACAATAATAAAGGAAGTGGTAAATCACCACCCTTGGCAGCTATAGCATCCAATCCTTTTTTTATACCTATATTCAACAATTGTAACAATTCATCTAAAACACTTCTACATTCTCTGAAATCTTTTGCAATTACTAATAGTCCTGGTATAACAGCGGCAATTGCTAATATCATTCGATATTTTTTATTTGATTTCTCTGTACCTATGTCTTCCAATAACAACTTCACTAATGCTTTTATTTCTTTTTTAAGTTCATTGAAAACTTCTTTGGTAAAAATTGCCGTAATCTTAGTCATGAATTCGTTAAAAAATGTTCTGAATTTTTTTTGAAAGTCCTCAATATTAGAAATTTCTTTATAAATAGGTTGATTAAACATTGCGGCAACTGTCATAATAGGTAAAACATTCTTTGGCGATAACACAGAATTAACTAACGCTTTAATAAATTGTTGAAAAAATCCTGCATCTAAAGAAAGTTTAAAAGTGTCATCTGTAGCGGGATAAATAATACCTGAGGCTGCCTCTATTTCATTTACGTCTGTGGTATCTTCGTTGAAAGTTAATTCATCTAAGGCGGTCAAAACCGCCTCAAGGTTAAGAGGAAATTTAATTTTATCACACTCTTCGTATTCGATTACACCTAATTTTATATCAGAAATATTTTGTTCTATAATTCTAAGGTCAATGTTGTTAAATTCATAAAAAGATTCGTCAACATTATCAACCTCAGATATTTTAGAAGACGATCCGACATTAATTTCTTTATTTGAATCAGAACATAATCCTAATATTCTTTGCATAATAATTAAAACTTTTTGTATAGAACTAAGTTTTAAATTTCCGTCACCTCTTCCGAAAGAAATTACTCCTGTAACATAATCTACTAAATTTGTAAAAAATTGTTTATAATCTAAAATGTCAATTGATTCGTAATAATCTGACAACAATTTATCAACGGCCGGTACTCCTAATCTTGTACTTATATCCACTTTAAAAAAACTACCTTGTATTGGTTGTAGAGATATGGGATCAACGTAGCTTTCAACATAGGTTATATCAAAAATACCTTGTTGAGATAGACCTAAATAGTTGTTGTTCGCAACAGCAGAATATGGTTGATTTAGATTTTGAATTCTATTATATAGTTCTCTATTCATCGAAAATGGATATTCGTTGTATGAAATTTCATTTTGTTCATAGAAAAATTTTCCAATTTTGTCGGTCGGCGGTAATTCAAAAGATCCAAATAAATCTACAGACTTAACAGGTACGTAGTATGTTGATGGTATCGTTAAAGTTATGTTACTACATCCTAATGCTTTGATCGCTTCATCGATAATGAGATTTTTTATCTGAGGTTTGATTTTTTTTAAAGAATTGATAAATATTCTTTTGATCAACTTATCTGATTCAACACCAGAACCTTTGAGTTGTTTCAATTGTTTTATTAGTTCATCCAAAAAAGTTTTAGCATTAGCTTCATGTTTTTTTTTCCAAGCCGTGAAATCATTCAAAGGTTTTTTCAAAAAATTGTTACTAGTTTCCTGTGAACTTCCAACCTTTTTTTTTAGGTCTTCATACCCTTTTTTATACTCTTTGTATTTTTTATATACGCCTGATTTATTTTCAGCCTTTTTTAACTCTTCATTTATATCTACTGCCATAAAACATTATTTTTTCATTTTATAATTTGAGTCCGTATTGATATCTTTTTGTAATAAACTTTGGATTGCAAGATCATTCATGTCTATATCTGACAGAGTAAAATCTTCTTCTTTGTCTGTGGATTTTTGCCACATTTGCGCTTGTAATTTTGACAAAGTTAGTTTTTTCTCAACACAATCATTTATGATTTTTTGTTGTTTTTCAATCACAGGACCTATCACAGTCATATCTTCAGGTTCTTTCATCATTGTTAACATTTTGTTTTGTATTCTAATCGCAGTACTTCTTTGTTCTACAAGTTCGTTATAAATTTCTTGCATCAAAGACAACATTGATTCTTTTGATAAATTAATTTCTTTTTTTGTTGGTCGGGGCATAATAATAAATATTAATCTTTAAGTAATTCTTGGATTAAATCATAATACAATTTTTTATATTTTTTAATCAAAGTTCTGATTTCTTTAGTAGAAAGATTTGTCATTTCTCTGAGTTCAAAAAGAATTAAATTTTTATTAAATTTATTGTTTGAGGTGTCATGAAAAATTTGATTGTAATTTTCAAATAGATCGTAAATTGCTGAACCTAATTTATATTCTTGTTCATTGATTTCTTGATTTTCCAAATTATTCTTTAATTTTTCTAAAAACTTTTTAATGATAGTTTCTGAACTCAAGTCATAATTATCAATTGAATAAGACATTTCACTTTTGTTTGATAAATCACTAGAAATATCCTCGTATGATATTTTTCTATTTGTTTCTTTTTGATCTTTCATTATTTGTCCCATCAAATAGTTTTTACAAATAGTTCCGAAATAAGAATATGCCTTTTTTTCTTTTGAAGGTTTAAATTTTTCAATTTTAGTCATCAAAAAAGAATGTGTATCTACGTGTATTTCTTCGTAGTTCATATCCTTCCTATACAATTTATATCTTCTAATAATTGAAGATATCATTTTGTCTAAAGGTACTCTTAAATAATCGTTATAAATTTTGTTTTTTTCATCGTAAGTTTCGGCGACTAAAAAATTTCTAACTGCCGTCTCCTCTCTTTCATCAAAATAATTATTAACTTTTGGTTTTCTACCTTTCTTTTTCTTTTTGTTTATAATTTCAGTTTCATTTACTACTATCAAATTTCTTGTGGTTCATAATTTATATCCCTTTCGTTTTTGAAAAAAAATTCTTTTTTTGCCGTCTCGATCCAAAATCTTGCTTCTTCCTGATCCAATCTGTCGTCACCGTTTTTGTAGTTCCAAAAAATTGATCCTTCTCTTAAGTTAATATGTTTGTAACCAATACGAGGTATTGTCATAATTCGTGCTGAGTAGTGTGTAAGACGTAAAAATAATTCATAACCAAAAGTTAGTTTGATATTGGATTTCAAACCACCAACTTCTTGGTATTTTTGTTTTTTGAAAACCATACCTGATGTCTGAAAATTTTGATAAGTTTGTAATGTTTCGTTGCTCAAAATTCCCATGTCAGTTGATACATTAGCCGCAAAAGTTGCTTCATTAGTAAATCCAGCAAATACCAACTTATCATCAACGTCAACTACTATAGGTAAGAACGCATCTACATCTTTATAAATATTCATATATTTAATTACGTTTTTGAACCAAATATTCGAATATTCGTCATCAAATTCCACGATCGAACACCATTCATTTTTTGCGATTTCAACACCCTTGTTTACTTGTTTCGCAAAATTTGGTTTGGTTGTCCATACTTCTTTGACTACAGTTAGACCACTGAAATCATACTTATCTAAAAAGTTAGTTAAATATTCTTCTGATCCGTGAACGATTATTAGTTCACCTAAAAAATCTCCTTGATTTTTGACAGATTGGATACACTTATCAAAAAATTCTTGAAAGTCGATTGCTTTACCTGATTTAATTGGTAAAATAACTGATATTTTATTTTTGTTGCTCATAATTAAATTGTTTGTAATTTTTCAAGTTGATCTTCAAATGAAGTTATTCTGCTTTCGAACATTTTACTAAAAAGTTCTAAAGTATCCGTTTCAAATTTTTGTGAGTTTGAAATTGAATTAATTGTCGATTCCATGTTAGAAAACAACTCTGGATTTAAATTGTCTTCTAACCAATTTTGAATAAAGTCGGAAAGAACATCAACTATAATTGTTTTATTATTCATCCAAAGCCCATTGTCTTCATTCATCCATGTTGGTACATGATCAGGAACCAAACCTAATACAGGAATTCCCATTTTCATAGATTCTAATGGAAATGTCCCAAAAGAACTTGTTTGATCTATCCAAACAGAAATAAAACTGTCTTTCATTGCTAAGGAGAATTCTTCTTCAGACAGTCCTCTCAAATCTCTAAATGTGATCCATCTATATTGTGGAAATTTAGCATAAAAAGTTTTGATAAGATTTGTTGTATCTCTATGATCACGAGTGTGAATATTTACGACAGTTTTTGGTGGGAATGTATTTTTTTGAAAATTATCGGAAATATAAGGGGAAATTACATCAACTGAAATTTGTCTCATAACACCCTCGATTAATTCTTTTTGTTTTTCTGAAGTTGTAATACATTTGTAAAACCCTAATTGACTCCAAGTTTGACCTGGTTGTAAAGTTTCAAATATGTGATCAAAAGCCTGACATAAAACAACTTTACCACAAGGAAGTTTTGTGATTTGATCCATTATGAATCCATATATTTCAGGAATGATAATTAAATCATCAGGGGAAATTTCTAAACTTGTTCCTTCGATTGCTCTATGTTCTAATTCTAACATATATTCTTCACCTAACCAAGAAGAAACACCAAAATAATCTGGTTTTTCATGAAGGATAATGGAATTGTAACCGTTTCTTTTTAAAGTCAAAGCCATTTGATAAATGTATCTTATCGATGCTTTAGCGTTACCTTTTGTGTCTTGCACAATAAAATAAATCCGTGACAACTTTTCTTTCATGTTGTCGATAGATTTTTCTAATTTTTTAATTTGTTCTTCATTCATATTAATTATAATTTATTTATTATTTTTTTTATTAAGAGAGTGTTAAATGAAATTTTAAATGGAATGGTAACTTCATTTGTTTTAAATCCCATATTCTCATCCACAGTTTCATTTTCGGTTAAAACAGTCTCCAACATATTTTTAATCATTTCATATTTGACTAAATGAATTTGGGATTCACCTGTCAAATTCATAATTTCAACTTCTTTTTCGATTTTATCTAAATCGACATAGTAATTTTCTCCTAAAATTTTAAACATTTTTCTTTATTTTTTTTAAAATTTCTTCAAATTCACATAATCTGTCTATTTGTAAATCTGATTGAACATGTTTATTGTAGGAAGTATTGAATTGTATTACAATTTTTCCTTTTGGTTTTTCTAATAATAGATTAGGATCTGCGGTAAGTAAAACATCTATTTGATTCCACATGTTATTTTTTGTGATCTCACTGAAAAAAAATATTTTTTCTAACAAACATCCAAATTTAGAAAGAAAAAAAAGAGAAGATGGTTTAGATTTTCCGATTTCGCTCGAGACAACTACTAATTCGTTCTCGTTTCTCAAATTGAAATATAAATCGTTTAAAATATTGAAAGTCGTCATTTCGGTGGATGGTGCATGACCAAATAATTCCATAGAGTATTCTTCATACATAAAATTAAACAACTCGTCTTTGTTTTTGAACGCAAAATGGTTTTCTAAATTTAGAGAATCAACTTCCGAAATAATTTTATAGTCAAACTTTTCCGTAAGATTGTTAATAATCTGTGTATTTCCAGACATATCTAATTCATAAGTGTTGTGAACAACATCTTTATCATCAGATTCAATTAAATGTTTCTCATAAAGTTGAGAAAATTTTCCAATTGTATCTCTTAAAACACCATTGATATCAATGCCTATCCTCATCATATTTTTGTAATATTTTTGTAATAATTGGGTTTCTTACTCCATCTTTTTCTCCAAATTCAAAAATACCTATTCCGTTTACCCCTTTGAATCTTGTTAAAGCATCGTATAAACCTGATTGTTTTTTGTCTTTATATCTATCAGTTTGTTCAATGTCTCCAGATATAAAAAACTTACTATTGAATCCAATTCTAGTAAGAAGGAGTTTCATCTGATTGGGGGTTGAGTTTTGGGCTTCTTCGAAAATTAAAATCGAATTATCTATATTCATACCTCTCATATATGCTAAAGCAAATACTTCTATTATTTCATGTTCCTTCAATTTTTCTCTCTCATCTTTACCAATAATTTTATTCAATAAATAATAAGATGGGAAGATGTAAGGATCTAATTTTTCTTCTAAGTTTCCAGGCAGTGAACCAAGTTTTTCCTCTGCCTCAACCGCAGGCCTTACAATTATAATTTTTTCATATGCGTTTCCATCGTCTAATAAAAGATCAACTGCGGCCTTCATTGCAATATAACTTTTACCAACACCAGCTGGTCCCGAACATATTGTGATTTGATTCGTGATTAATCTATCGTAATATTCTTTTTGATTTTCAGTAAGAAACTTACTTCTTTGTTTTTTCTTTACTACCGTGTTTATGAACTCTTTTTTTGATTGTGGAGTTTTAGTATCCTCGGTTGTCGTGTTTATTTTTCTTTTTTGCATAATTTTATCTTACAAATCTTTTGGATGTTTCTTGGTCATAAATTAAATTTCTTAAGTTAGTAGATGAAAAATTATGATCTCTCTTGTTATAGGCGAACTTTATGCCTCTTTTTTGACAAATGTTTTTTGCCGTAAAGTCCTTTTCTTTATATTCTTCACCTATTATCCTAACATCTAAATCTAAAGATAAAAATATTGATTCGAGCTCTTCCTCCGAATTATATGGTATAATTTTATCTACGTGTTTTACTGCATCTAATTGAATATATCTTTCAACCAAAGTCTGTATTGGTTTGTTTTTTTCTGGTCTATCAATTGTTGGATCTATTTGTAGTGCGCATATTAGATAGTCACAATATTTTTTACACTCTTCTAACATTATTATATGGCCTGCGTGTAAAAGATCAAATGTTGAACAAGTAATACCTATAGTTCTGTTTTGTTTATCCATTTTTTCTTACAAAACTATAATTGTTTTCGAAAAATTCAATAGTTTCTTTTAACCCTTCATATATAGGAGTGAACTTAAATTCAGGTAAATAATTTTTTATTTTAGAATTGTCAGAAGGTTTTCTATGTTGACCATCAGGTTTAGATGAATCAAACATTACTTCACCTTTAAAATTCATCAGCTCAATAATAATATTAACAATCTCTTTAATTGATATTTCTTCTGATGTTGAAAGTATTATTGGTTCATTTTCATTGTAATTAAACAGCGCCCATTCAGTTAATTTTGCAACATCTTTACTAAAAATAAATTCTCTTAGCGGATTTCCTGATCCCCATATTTTAAGAGGGGTTTTATTTTCTCTTGCAAGATAACATTTGTGAATTAGTGACGGTATAACATGACCATTAATAATATCGTAATTATCATTAGGACCATAGATATTTGATGGTATAACTGATTTATAATTTAATCCATACTGTTCTTTATATGCTGTTATTTGAATATCGGTCATTCTTTTAGCATATGCATATGCGTCATTAGAAAAGTGGGGTGGACCCAAATGAACTTTTTTCTCAGTTAAGGGATATTCTACATTATCGGGGAATACACATGTTGACAAAAATGCCACTAAATTTTTTACTTTTGTAAGTCTTGAAGACTCTATTACGTTAGTGTTTATCATTATGTTGTCATAAAAAAATTCTCCTTTATGATTCATATTACCACCTAACCCACCTACTTTTCCCGCAGTATGTATTACACTATCAAAATTCTTTAACATTAATCTATTAACTTCTTGTGGATTTCTTAAATCATATTCTTTAGAAGTTGGTTTGAAATATTGGTCACCAATAAATTCAGACCCAACCAAACCATGACCGCCTGTTACTAAAATTTTATTTTCCATAATATTTTAACCAATATTTAATCATTTCAGCTAACATTGTTTCAAATGTGTATTCAGGTTGCCACATTAAATATTTTCTTAATTTTGATGAATCACCTTTAAGGTTTTCTAACTCTTCGGGTCTAAAATGTTTTTCGTCAACAACAATATATTCTAAATAATTTAAACCTAATGAACTAAATACGTATTCACATAAGTCTTTTACTGAATGTGAAATACCTGTCGCACAAACATAATCATCAGGTTTTTCGGTTTGTAACATTAACCACATTGCATAAACATAATCTTTTGCGTGACCCCAATCTCTTGTTGCTGATAAATTACCAATATGTAATTTGTCTTGTAAACCTAAACTAATTCTTACTGCGGCTTTAACTACTTTATTTGTTACAAAGTTAGTTCCTCGTCTTGGTGATTCATGATTGAACAAAATTCCATTCCATATTTTCATACCATAAGAGTTTCTATAATTTCTACATATATTATATGAAAAAACTTTAGCACACCCATACGGCGAAACCGGATTCATGGGTGTAGTTTCCCTTTGGTACCCGTCACTATCTATGTTATTTCCAAACATTTCTGAAGAAGAAGCTTGATAAATTTTAGAGTGTGGTGAAACCATTCTAACCGCTTCTAACATATTTAATGTACCTAATCCCGTTGCGTTCGCGGTGTATATCGGTTGATCAAATGATATTCTAACATGAGATTGAGCGGCTAAGTTATAAACCTCATCTGGTTGAACCATCTTCAAAACCCTAATTAATGAGGCCATATCCGTTAAGTCAGCATACTCTAAAGTAATTTTATTGTCGTCTCTTAAATGATCAATTCTTGTTGATTGTGTTTCTGATACTGAATTTCTTTTAACTGTACCCCAAACTTCATAACCTTTTTCTACTAAAAGTTCTGCCAAGTAAGAACCGTCTTGGCCATTTATACCTGTAATTAATGCTTTATTTTTTTTAGATTTTTTCATTATATATGATTTTTCGTTTTCCTTAATTATTTTAAAATTTAAATTTTTGTAGATTTTTAGTGCCATAATATTGTCCTTATCTACAGATAAAAGTATATCACCATTATAAGAATTAATCAACGATTCGACAATATATTTACCATACCCCATACCATTATTTCCGTCAAAAACTATCACCCCTAACCATACATTACCATCTTCTTCATCTAAATGCCCATAACCTACACATTTACCATTATTAAAATATAAAAAAGTGATTTTATGTTTTTGTAATACTGAAAAATCTCTTTTTTGAAAGTACCTAAATGTTTTTGTTCCTTTTGGGCTATTATCTATGTGATTCCTTAGTAACTCAATATCCTTTTCTGATGTAATTTTTTTTTGTTTTAACATGGTGAAATTAATAATTTTCAATAAAGTCACTACACACACCTAAACATAAATTAATATCTTCGTTATTAATCTCAGGTAATACTGAAATACTACCCTTAATTGGTTGTTTTCCGGGATATGCCCAAATAAAATTTAAAGAGGTAAGTGTTATGTGGTCTTCTTGGTGCCAAAAATAATTAAAATCATACCCACATTCTTTAAAGAATAGTACTGAGTCGATGTCTTTACAATGTATCCACAATTTAGATAATCTATCCTTAAACCAATTGAAATCAACCCCGTATTGAGGGTTATCGTGACCCAACCAAAGAATATTATCTATAAACCAAACGTCAACTTCAACATCATATCCTTTTGATATTGCTAAATCAATGTAGTTCGGTTCGTTTTCATAAGACTCAAATTTACCATTAATATTACCTCTGTGTGAAATTTTTATCATTTTTTTAATTTAAAGAAATCTTTTATTAGTCTGCAAATATATAATACTTGACCTTTATTCAAATTAGGGGAACTTGGTAATAATAATACCTGTGAATTTAGTGTGTCAGATATGGTGTTATCTGATTTTATATTTTTTAAATGTTTGTGTGAATTAATTGAGTAAAACATAGGCCTAGTCTCAACACCCATTTTATATAGATGCAATTCCAAAGACCTTTTAATGTCTATATCAATATTATTAAATCTTAGTGAAAACATCCAGTTTGAGTGAATAGTACCTGACTCAATTTCTTGAAATTCAACATTGTCCAACGTTTTTAGATTTTCACGATACAAATTAAAGATCTCATTTTTCTTATCAATAATTTCATTCATAATCTCTAACTGACCATATAGAATTGCTGCTTGTATATTGGTCATTCTATAGTTATAACCTAAATTGTTATGTATAAATTTTTCACTTGATTGACCCTGATTTCTGATGTTATTTATATACTCGAATGTTTCATCGTCGTTTGTTATAAAACAACCTCCTTCACCACTTGTTATTGTCTTATTACCAAAAAAAGAAACTGAAGAACAAAGTGATTTAGTTCCCGAATAATGGTCATCGTATTTTCCCAAAAATCCCTCACAATTATCTTCAACAATTAAAGTGTTTTTAAATTTATTCTGTAGTTTAGGTACATTAACTATGTTACCTAAATTGTGAACAACTAAAATGGCGTCGTTTTTTTTAGGATTGATTAAATCTTCGTTAAAATTCCAAGTTTTTATGTCGGTATCAATCGGTTTTAAATTAAAATGATTATCATATAAAAATGAATTCCAAGCGGCGACATAAACATTATTAGGGCAAATAATGTTATTGATGTTAGGGTTTTTATGGATTAATGATTTTGACAATAAATGAGTTGCCGTGGTACCATTATTTGTTAATACAATCCATTTAACATTTAAAATTGATTTCAATTTTTCTTTTGCAGCATCTAAATAATAACCTTGAGATGAGATCCAAGTAGAATCTAACGCTTCGTGAGCGTAAGATAATGTTTTTTTATTTAGATAAGGTTCATAGATTTTTATCATAAATTCAGTAAGTTATTTTCTGGCAACTTTCATTACTGAATTATAATAGTATTCACAACATTTATCAATATTATGGTTTGATTTAAATTCCTCATGACCTCTTAACCCTAAATCAAGATATCTATTGTCTTCTAACAAATAATTTATTTTTTCCTCAAGGTTGGAGTAATCATCATTAAATATTTCATAGTTACTCAACTCCATGTGGTTTGAGTCAACGGAATGACTTCTCATTTTTGGCATTAATAATGCGGTTTTACAAGATAGGATTTCCCAAATCCTAATTGAGTCGTAGGAATTACCAAAATAATGGAGACCAATTTTAGATTGGTTTGTAATATTTCTAAAGTTTTCAGTTGCAAATCCTGGTTTGTAATTTGCTCCATTAACATCTATATACCAATTAAGATGACTTAAAGTCGTTTGTGATAAATTAATAATGTAATCAACAAAAGGTCTTCTTCTTGGATTTGTCATGTTACCAATAAAAGATATATCATATGGTTTATCTGTTATATTTTCATCATATATACTATTCATTGGGAAATGAAATGGTATAACAGGTGATTTTGTTGTTATATGTGTATTATCTGTCAATTCTCTTTGCATGAATATATCAGGTTCTCTGATTGTCCATCTTTGTAATTGTTCTTCATCGGTATCGTCGTGTTGGATAAGGAAACTATTTCTCAGTTGATTATCTAATAAAGAATTTATTCTACGCAATTGATTCGGTTCGTGCAAATAAACAACCACATTTTTATAACTAACGGTTGGGTTAAAATAATGAATGGTATTCTCATCAACAATATCAATAGAATGACCCATCTTTTCAAAATATTTAAAGTAAGTTGTTGATCCCCACACCCAAGAGTAGTTAAAAAATAAAAAATCCTTTTCCATAATGTTATTTTAATATATTATAATTTATATTGCTTGTTGTGTTTATTTCTGTTGTGACATAATTTTCTAAATAAAATTTCAAAACTTTTTCAGCATGTGATATGTCAAAATTATGTTCTATATATATTCTGTGCATATAGTTCCATAAATCAGAATATTTTTTCATAAAATCTATATTTCCATATGATATGTGATCGTTAAAAATTTGTAATCCTTGATACTCGGCAAGACTAAATGGGATTGTTTCATATTAGTATGTCTTGTGAGATCGTTGTAAAAATTTACCGTTATCAAGATCCTCACCTGAAAACTTAGCGTTAATTAGTTCGATTAATTTTTCGTCAACTTCATTGATTAGTTGGTTTCTTTGAACATTCAGATCGGTCGCTTTCTTTAAGGTTTCCCAAAGTTTTTGAGCTCCCTCTTCATCGTTAAAATATTTTTCTTTATATTCATCAAAAGTCATTCTTCTTATTTCATATAATAACTCTTGATTAGTCCACATCTTCATATCAACGGTAACTAATTTGTCGATAACATTACCTAAAGTATCAGCCATTTTATTTATTTAATTGTTTATTTATTTAATTACTTTTATGCCATTTTTACTAATATATTCGCTAAGTTCAACCCTATCGGAATACATATGGGCAAAAACGTTATTATTAAGTTTATAACACATTAGTAGTGAAAGGAAAGAACTACTAATTATGTGACATTCTTTTGCGTTTTCAATTACCTTTAATAATGAAAAAGTTTTGTATTTTCTATCCGCATAAATTACTGGCAAATCAATATTAATTTTACGTCTATCTATTAGTATGTTTTCATCTTTTTTTTCGTGTATAAAAACATAATTACTAATATTATTATTTAATATTAATTCTTGGTAAACCCTATTTTCCTCATTAATGTCCCTCTCGATATGAAAATATTCGTGTTTGATTTTTGGGTCATATCCGGCCATCATATAAAATGAGTCATCAAAGTCCTTAGAATAATCAAATGTTTTTTGACCTATTAGAAACGATGAAATTATTTTATGAAATCTATTCGTTAATGTGTACCTATCCATATCATTATCGTTATTTATCTCAACAACTTTAATCTTATTGATGTCCCGATACATAAATTTAACATTATCTATATTGTGTGATTTTGCGGGTACGTAAATATCATATTCAGGGTAATCCTCAGAAATCTTCCTTACCATCCCATTATGGACAATATTATCCCCCAATCCTAAATGTTGTTTAACAAATATTTTTTTAGTAGACATAGATTCCAATTTCTTTAAATTTTGTTTGTATGATTTCTTTAACTAAGTCATGTTTTAAATGACAATAATCCATAAAGTAATTCATTTTAGTTAGTCCGTCAATACCTATAAGGTCTTTAATTATTGAAACGTGCGGTATGTTGTTTTCAATAAACAAAGATTCTATATATGAGTCCCATTTTAAACTTATTGTATTTCTAAAACGACAATCCCCAATAATAGGTTCTGAGGGGTTTTCGCTAGGTCCTGATATGGTTGATGGGTGGCCACCCCAACCAATTACATTATATCCCCTTTCTTTTAGGTCTAAATAGGTTCTAAAAAATCTATCAACACATTCTATAATTACCTCATCAATTGGTCTACTTTGCAATTGAATTTGTTTTGGTAGGTGAACTCGGCAATCAACCTCACCTACAATTAACATTACATAATCGTTTTTTTTATCTAAACAGTATAAATCAAATGAATCTAAAAAATTAATGTTGTATTGATAATGTTTATTATATGTTGGGATGACGATATTCATTTTTATTTTTTAAAATTTTCTAAGTAATTTTTTAAATCTTCAGGTGTCCCTAATCCCCACATTTTTTCTATATTAAATGTTCTAATTTTTTTATTGTCTTTGATTGCTTCATTAAAAACAGGACAAACATAAAATTCCTTATTTACTCTTATATTTTTATTTACCATTTGTTCTGCATATTTAACAAAATCCGAACCATGTTTCCAATAATAATATCCTACAGTCGCAGTGTTAGATATTGGTTTTTTTTCTGCCACTTCAGTTACCAAACCATTTTCATCAACTTTAGCAAAAGACCATTTTGGGTGAGTTGCGGTGAAGGTGACAATACCACCATCGGCGTCAGTCTCTTGCATTTTATACATAAACTCATTTGAATCCCACTCAACAAATTGATCTGAATTTGCAAAGAATAATGGATTCTCGTTATTTATAAATTCTTTCGCTAATAGTGCTGTACATGCTGCACCATCAGTTAATCCTTTAGTTTCAACAATAGTACAATTGGGTGTTATCAAATTTAATAATATGTCTAAATTGTATTTTTTTCTATGTGATTTTTGTACCACATATATATAATTCGCATCAAGATTTAAATTTTCAACTACTACTTGGATCATAGGTTTATTTTTAACCTCAATTAGTGGTTTTGGGAAGGTGTATCCTGCTTGTTCAAATCTACTACCTGCGCCGGCCATTGGAATTAAAATATTTAATTTATCATTTTTCCATTTAAGTGTTGTGTTCATTTTTGTCTCTCCAAGGTGTTTATTTATATTATTGTAGGTAACTTCCTTTGGTGACTTTACCCTCATTATGTTCGATTTAGATCTACTAGCGGCCAATAAACCATATGGTGAATCCTCAACAATTAAAGTTTCTTCAGGTAGATATCCCATCATAGAAACGGCTTTCCAATAAATTTCAGGATGAGGTTTTGAATTTTTAACATCTTCATTAGATAGAATTAAATCAAAATATTCGATAATCCCCAATTTAGATAGTACCGTCAATACGGTCTTACGAATACTATTACTACAACATGCGATTTTATAACCATCATTCGATAATTTTTTCATACAATTTTGTAACTCAATTGACGGAGACAACAACCCTAACTTTAATAATGTTAATCTTTGTTTTTCATTCCAAACCTTGTCATAATCCTCAATTGGTAATCCTTTTTCTTTTGTTAACATCTCTAATTTTTGGTTAGTTTTTAATCCGTCGTATTTACTTAAATGTTCCGACCAATCTATAGAGTAATTAGGTCCTAGCGCATCATTTAAAGAATTAAAATGTATAATTTTAGCATCTACTAAAACACCGTCTAGATCAAATATTATTAACTTTATCATACTAATTCATCTAATTTTTTTATTATTTCATTTGTTGTGAGGTTAAAAACCACTGATTTTTGTTTTTTAAATTGTACTATAGATTTAGTATTCATGGTAAATGTATAATGTAACCTCACTCTTTTAGACCATTCCACGTCTTCCGCCTCTCCCCATGTCAAATCCTCATTTAGTGGAAACTCTACCATCACTTTCTTTTTTGAAATCCAGTAACTTCCCGATATATATTGGAATTGATTTAAATTATTTATTTCATATGGTAATAGTGCAGAACTTTTAATTATGTCTTCAGTTGATTGTCCGTGATTTATTTGATTGTGAGGCCATAGACACCAATCTCTGAATCTACTACCGTCTTTATTTAATATAATATCCATTCTTATGTCAAAATAATTACCTGATAATATCTGACCACTGTACCAGCCATCTGAAAATGTGATATAATCATGTAGAAAAACTATGTTTTCAAAAATAGAATTTTGAGTTATTAAGTTTTTTTTTTTGTTATCCATCCTGTTTTTGAAGATTCATTAAACGGTATATGTTTAATTTTTGGATGGTTATATGACCCCATATCCCCACCTACTATTATAATTTCATAATTAGGGATTTTTTGTTGGTCTATTGAGTGTATCACATCAAACAAATCACTTATATGTTTATTAGTCACTATACCAAAAGTAAAATCCATTTTCTTTAATTTGTGTATCTTTCTATTATTGTTTTTCTTTGATCCCCTGGATTTGTAGTATACCTTGATTGATCGTTAATGTCTATAGATTCACCAATAAATGCGAAGTCATCTATTTTTCTATCTCTCATTATTTTACGACAATCCCCTTCATAATTAAAGTACTCATCGTGCACTAATCTAGATGTTTTAGTCATCGGGTAAATGATATCCCTTAAAAATATTTGGTCAATAAACTTTTCGTGGGGATTATTATTATATCGGTCTATCAAGGGTATTATATCTATCGACCCACCTTTAGAACCCCACATACCCGCATTAATAACCCACGAATGACCAACTGGGTGGTCTCTAATTATATGAAAATCTTTTCCAGAATCTATCCATTCATATACCGATGCCCTATCTCTTAGAGAAATCCTTGAGTCAGCATCTCTAGATATAAAGTATTCTACAGATTTATTTCCACAGGGGTAGAATCTCCACATAGACCTATAAAACCCATTATTTTCGGATTTTATTAGTTTAACATTATTGTTTTTTAATTTATCTAATATTTCATTTGGTACTGTGTCGTCATGGTAAACCCACATTTTCCATTCCGGAAATATTTTAAACATTAATTCAGAGTTCTTAACAGCACCTATGGTGTATAGTGGATCCGAACCAAAAAGTGAAAAACTAACTACTTTCATTTTATTTTATTTTTTTATATATAATATCTTCAGGTAATATAAATTCTTTACATAAATATAGATTTTTTTTAACTGACTCTATTTTTGACAGATATAAATCTTCACTTAAATCGTTAATATTTATCTCATCTAAAAAAAGAATACCATCTTTATCAAAATAATCAATTATTTTTTTAGACCCTTTATAAATTGGTATTGTTCCGGTTGCAAAACAGTCTAATATTTTTTCAGTAAAATATGTGTCCATTGTTGCGTTCTCAATACAAACGGAAAACATATAATCACATAAACCTTCTTCTTTATTATGTATTTCATTAAATCCTCTACCATACACATCAATCTTATCTTTATGGTTGTTGGCGAAATCAAACCTAAGTTTTTGTTGCTCTGTAAAAGTTTTATTTGACGTTACCATTGATACTAATTTTTTTTTATCACACATCATAGGCTCTTTTATCCATGACCCCATTGCGGGTACAAAATAAAACTTTTGACTAAGCGATAATAACTCCTCATTATATGTGAAAATATAATCAAAAACGTCTAAAACTAATTTTAAATTATTTTTTATATAATCAAAAACCCCATTATTAAAGTACGGTGATTCTAGTGTCCATAAAACTTTTTTATTACCGTCTAATCTATTATTAATACCATTAATAATCCCACCATCGATATAGAAATCATACTCACCTGTACCATTAAAAAAATCCCATTTAAAATACTTCGGTGTTTGGTTAACAGTTGATGACCCATTGTGTAGAAAAATTTGACTTTTCATATTAAAAATATCCATAATTTAAAAATATAATATATAGTTTTTATGGTGAGTTAATGGTTTTTCTTCTGTAAAAATTGAGTTAGGTATTTTTTTACCCCACTCATCTTTATTGTAATTTTTTAAATTAAAATGATCACCAATATCGTTTCCGGTGATATAACAATGCTTTGAATTATAAATTATCTTTTCGATGTAAATGTCTTGCATTTCTTTACTACACTCAGTAATAGCATAATTTGATATTATCAAATCGTATTTTTTATTTGGTAGATTATTAAAATTTAAAAAATTAAGATTTTTGTAATCGTACATATCTAAATATTTTTTTGTGAGTCCCAAAACTTCAGGTAAATCAACAAAGTTATATTCTTTTATATTAAAATGATCTTGTATAATTTTTGATTGTCCTCCGTAACCCACACCTATTTCCACAATTGACATATCGTCAAGGTTACCGAATAATGTGATTAAATCGTTTAAAACCTTAATATACCTTAATGTTGATGGGGATACATTACCATAAGGTTCTTTATACCAAAACTGTTTTGGGTTACCTTGTATATCGTTAGTTTTAAATTTTTCAATTAACGACATATCTATCTTTGTTAATTTTTCTATTTCGTTTATATACCCAACTCCTTGTTCATATGTTGTGTGTTCTAATATCTGATTAAATGAAGGGTTAGATTTAAAATTATTAAAAATATAATTATCTTCACATGCAAATTTACATATGTTTTTAAAGTTGTTTTCGTCAGAGATTGATGTATTAGACAATGAGTTTTCCGTTTTCATATTTAACATTTATTTTTATCCATTTATTTTCGTATATATCTTGGTAGTGTTTTTCCCCTCTAGGCCCAAACCAAATTGATGGTACAAATACTTTTTTATTGTGATTTAAATTAAGATAAGATCCCCACCAAGAAAATGAAGAATTAGACATAATATTATGATTACATAAACTCATCATCCATAATTCTTCATAATCATCTAATTTATTAACAATGGTTGAATTGGGGTAATTTAGATTCTTCTCGACCCAATCTTTGTCATTAGAGAATATAAAAATATAACCTTTTTTATCAATTAGACTAAGACACTCATTTAAATATGATTTATCAACCACAGGTAAAATATCACTAACACCTAAGTAATCACCCCTACGAACATGAATGGATATTGAGTTATTTTTGAAAACAAAAGGATATAATTTTTTTATTTTATTTATAAACTCTTCAGTTGGTTGGAATAAACTTTTAATTTGATTTTTAAAATCCCCAAAATTTTTACTACTTTGAAAGTAACCAAAAAACTCAGTGGACGTATGATACAACGGTTCAATTTTATTATACGACCAAGATGGTTCTGATATTCTTATTAGTGGTTCTGTAATGTTATCAAATTTTAAATTCCTAAAAATGTTATTCATATATTTTGTTGGTTGATTTCCCTCCATAGGAATAAATGAAATAGGTCTAAAAACTACATCAATGTTATTTTTAAATCCTTCCGTTTTTGCTTTGGCGATTTGGAACATTTGATTTCCTAACCCACCCATCAAATACGAAGTTACAATCATTTTATCAACCAATTATAATCCATTACTTGATTTTGTATATCAGAAAAACTAACAATTTGTGAAGTTAAACCTGGAACACTTGAATACGCCTTATATTTTCTTTGGAGGTTTGCCATCATTACATCATTCTCAATTGAATATGTTTGTAGTGCAAACATCAATTCCTCAAACACATAAGATTTTAGTATAACACAATGTGCCGAAAAACTCTTATTAAGTTTGATACATTTTTCATTAACAACTTCTGTTTTTTCACCGACATGATAATTGTGATTTGCCCCAAAATACAACATGTCCCAGTTTTCAGGAACATGATCCATATACTCCTTTAATTTTTCATTAAAATCGTCAACGAAGATACAATCATCCTCAATAATTAGAATACTATCTTTAGGTGTTTTTTTCCAATCATTATACATGTTTATATAAGTCTTAATTAAACCAAACATACCTGAAGGCATTTTTGTGGGATTCTCAATTTTTTTACCGTTAACACCCTCAAATAAAATATAATCTTTGCATCCTATTTTTTCTAATTGATTTAAAATGTGTTCTTTTCTGTCAGTTCTTTCTTTCAGATTTATAACGTAAATTGAGTCTGTTAAATCGTTAAGTGTCATATTATTTTAATTTTGTAAATTATTTTTTTTCATAATATAGTCATAAAGTTCTTGACTATTTTTATTAGCTTCGGTAGATACAGTTCCATCCTTTTCGTGATGAAAATAAGTGAATAATGGTTTTGGTATTCTTTTACCTACATATCCTGATTTCATCATTCGTACCCATAAGTCATAATCTTCCCAACCTTTCATATTTTCGTCATAACCACCACATTTGCTGAAGGCTTCTTTAGTAAACATAGAACAATTAACAATGAATGGCCCTTGTATTAAACGTTCTTTAGACCATTCAGGTCTCTTCTCAACCCCGTTCATTTGACCAACATGGTTTGTATCACAATACACCGGACTCAATTTATTATTTTTTTCAATTAAATTAACACAAGTTTGGATATATTCTGGTGATATCATGTCATCAGAATCTAAAGGTAAAATATACTCACCAGTAGAATTTTTAATACCAGTATTCCTTGCTGAAGAAGGACCGGCATTTTTTTGATGTATAATTTTAATGTTTGGGTGATTTGATAAACTCTCAAGTTTATTAAGAATATATTGGTTGTTAGACCCATCATTCACAATTACTAACTCAATATTTTTATAAGTCGAATTGAATACTGACTCTAATGATTTTTGAAACATGTTACCGTAATTATGGATCGGCATAATTACAGAAACTAAAGGTTGTTTTGAGTCATGTGTAAACGTAGGTAAATCAGTACCAATTATTTGAGGTAATTTATATTTAAATGTGTCTATAAATTTAATTCTGTTTTCTTCCCACTGTCGGTTAGTTTGACCAATTGATAAGTGTGTTATTGGAATATTAGATATTACACCAACCTTAACACCCTCTAAATGATTTTCGAATGTAAACGTAGTATCGTAAAAATGGAATCCCTGAACATTTTCATTGAACTGTTTGGATATTTTATCTTTTTGTATCATCATGAAAACACCGTCAACAATAACCGATTGTAAAACTTTATTACCAAATGGTTCGCTATACTTTGATAACCATTTTTTACCGTTGTGTTGGTGATAAACTTGACCTATCATTTCAGATGATACTTCCCACCACATACCTGATTCAGGGTAATACCTTGTACCTGCAACACCCAAAATACCATACTCTGGTCTTTTTTGGAAATGCTCAATCACACGTTTTGCCCAATATTTTTTTTCAAAAATAATGTCGTCATGGCATAATATAACAATGTTATTGGAACTTTCATTTAATATTTCATTATAAACAACCGATAATGATTTTTCACCATTATTTATTTTTTCTATGATCTCGGCGTCATCAATACCACAAGTTTCTTTGATTTGTTGTATAAAATTTGGTTTCGGTGTTTTTGTACTAAATCCTATTGTAATCATAAACCAGTTGACCCAAAACCATTATTATTTCGGTCTTTATTTTCTAATTTATTTTTTGAAATTAGGTTTACCCATTTGCCCGACACCACAGGACATAAAACCGCTTGAGCAATTTTTTGACCTTTTTCGATTTTAACTTTTTGATTTGTGGTATTGAAAAGTATAACTTGTATTTCTCCTAAATATCCTTGATCTACAGTTCCTGGTGAATTCAAAACCATTAAACCCTGTTTAAGTGCTAAACCACTTTTAGATCTTACTTGAATCTCGTATCCATCAGGTATATCAATATGAAGACCCGTAGGAATAAGGATCCTATCAAAAGGATGAATCCACTTATCTTCAACACTATATAAATCAAAACCAGAATCTGACTCATAAACATATTTTGGATCAATCGTATTTTCATTTGATTTTTTATAACTTACGTCAAGTTTCGGGACATATGATTTAATTTCATCTTCTAATTCTTGAAAGTCTAAACCAATTGTGTCAAATAAGGAATTATAATTAATCTCACTAGTTCCGTTATCATTCGAATTTAGATCTTCTAACATTTTTATAAGAGCGTTTATTTCTTGTTCTTCGTTATTATTTAGTTCTTTACTCATTATCTCAATGATTTTAATTTTATTATTGTATCAACCAAAACTTTAACATCTTTTTCACAGTATTCGGCGATTTCTTTTAATCTATTATGACTCCAATACGCCTCATGTACCATACCACCATTGACCTCACCATCTTTTGGTGTTGGGATGTCTAAACAAGCACACATTAAATCTAAAGATCCAATTGATGTATATGCACCGTATTGCCAAATTTCTTTTGTATCGATAGCTTTTACCTCCCATGGTTTAGTATCGTATGACGGTAGAATTTTAGATGGCATAATTCCATTTACAATCATTCGTTTTGCTAACATTGGAATATCAAAGTTTTTTAAATTATGTCCACATAAATAAAAATCTAATTTATGACAACGGTTCAAAAGGTCTCTTACTTCAGTAAGTAGTTTATGTTCATCATCACCTAAAAATGTTTGTCTTTTTGTTTCTCCATTATCTAAAACAAATGCCATGGATACACAAACAATCTTTGCAAACTCAGGAACAAGTGCCGCTCGTTTTTTGAAAACAATATCCATGTGTTCTTCAGTTGTTTTTTCTTTACCCGATTCTTTATCTTCAGGAAATCTTTTCAAAAACCAATCAAAGTATTTATCAAATTGTTCGGCAACTTTGGGATTAAAATTGATACACGTTTGGTAATCAGCACATCCACCAACGGTTTCGATATCTAAAAATAAAATTTTTGTTATTGGAATATTAATCATTTTTATTTAATTAAGGATTTGTAAAATTCGGATCTTCGATGAGTCACAAAGTTTAAGTCATATTTGTCTTTAACGGTTTCATATAATTTTTCGCCAAGATCTACAATCATATTTGGATTATCAACTAATTTTTTAATATTTTTGACCCAATCACTATGATTTCTTACTTCATCGACTAAAAGTGCATTTCCATCCGTAAATTGACCATTTTTTAGGGCGTGTTTCAAATCAATTGTGTACGGTCCAAGATTTGATGCAATTATGGTTTTTTTGTAAAATCCCGCTTCAATAACTTTGAGTTGGGATTTCATTCTATTAAATATGTGGTTTTTAATTGGTGCTAATGAGATGTCAAATTTTGAATAATTTTTTGCGTATGAGTCAGTTGGTCTAGTCCAAACACGAACATAATTTTCATTGTAAAGGTTAGGAAAATCTTCTTCCTTATATTGATTCAAAAATAATTTATATTCAGGAGAAACAATTTTATAATTATTTGTAAAAATCTCTTCATACCTTGCCCAAACAGTTTCTTCAGGTTTAATAGGTCTTTGTTTTTTTTCTCCAGTGTCTTTATTAATTTCGGTTACGGAACCTCGTATATCGAATCCACACAAATAAAATTGTAATTTATCCTGTTGACTTGATAGTTTGCCAACCATTCCATCTAATAATTTAAGATCATGTAAATGAGAAGAACCGCCTAACCAACCAACTCTTATTTTGTCTGAAGGTAATGTTGGTTTATTAAACTGTCCTTCTTTCGGGTCAATTGCGTTTGGAAAAACAATAACATTTTTGTTAATTTTTCTAATTTCATTTGCAAATATTTCAGTTGTGGTTGTTACATAATCGGCAGCCTTAAGATTCTCGATAATTTTTGAATTCATTTTGTCTGCCAAAATTAAATTGTGAATAGGGTGTTCTTTTGTTGGTAACCAATAATCATCGAGGTCGGCAATAACAATAATCCCCATACTTTTAAGGGCTTTGATAATTGTTGGACATTGTTCTAAGGTTCCAAAATTTCTATGAAAATGAACAATTTGGTAATTTTTCCAATAATTAAAATCACTAACTTTCGGTGTGAAATCTATATCGACGTGGAAATCGTCAGGATATAAATTTTGTAACATAATGTGTGGGTCGACTGACCGATATTTTCCTACTCCTGATGCGTCTGAAGGTAGTACTAAAATTTTGATTTTTTCTTTCATGTTTGGTTTCAATTCTAATAAAGGAAAAATATTTTTTAATAGTCATTTCCCGTCTTACTTATGAATTATAACCATATTTTTTTGTTTTATCAATTCTAAATTTTTTTTCATCGTAATTTTCAATAAAAAAATCCACCTTTAATGGGTGGATTGAGTGGACGCCTGAAAAGTTTTTTTATTTTGCAATTTTTTTAATTTTGGTAACTTTACCTTCGAATAAATGTTCGCCAACTCTAAACTTAAATATTTCGTTTGATCTTATTTCAGATTCAATTAACAGTCCATTTTCCTTCAAAACATCCTCAACAGTTCCTCTAACAATATCTTTTATCTGTTTTCCGCTCAAAGTAGATTGTATTGGATGTTGTTGTGTTTGAACATGTCTTTTAGTTTCTGATTCAGAGACATTATTTTTTGTGTTAGTATTCATCAATCTACTAGCTCTTTCAACTAAATCATCACTCAATACCGCTCCTGTCGCAGTTCCCATTGTTGGTTGTTGTATTGGGTGTTCCATCATCAACCGTTTGATTTCGTCAGGGAGTTTAGAGCTAGCAATTCGTTGTTCTACCGAAATGTTAGAGGGTGTCTGTTGTACAACAGGTTTTGCCTCTTCCAATATGTCGGATGGAATATTATATTTTGCCAAAGGAGCGTTGTAGTCTTCAACAATTGGTGCCGACAAACCTGATCCTGATGATATATTTCTCGCCTGATTTCTTTCGATATTTTGATGTTTTTCCATGATCTTTTTTGAGATCATTAATTTCTGTAGTAATTCTGCTTCTGAGTTCATATTTTTCGATTAAAATACCGCGTTTATAATTAGTCTCGACATACTTTTATCTCCTGATGAATTGTAATTAGGTCTTGGAGTATCGAAAGTTTCTTGAGTTGGTCTAATAAATTCCATTTTATCAACCCTGAAAAACCTCCAACTTGGTAATGGTTTTTTACCCAAATAACCTCTGTGAGAAGCTCCTTCTCTATCCCAAGCTCTTAACACGGGGTTTCCTTTTTTACTCAATCCAAATGCAACAGGTTCAATAACTCTTAGACCTTTTCCACCTGGTTCATCACCGTTATAATAAATTACGCACACTTGTTTATTTTTAATAGCGTCAACAATTTGATTTTTTGATGCTATTTCTAAAATAAGATTATTTAATGTTTTGTAAAGTTTCATTAAGCCGATGGAGTAGTGTAGGGTTTGTCTGGTTGATATTCGTTTATTTTAATTTCATTTTTTCTTTCGATAATATCAATAGAAGAACCTCCATTGACCGTATCTAAGAAAATTCCTGTACCTTTACCTGATTCATCTCCATCGGAAAGGGCGTCAGGATTTACCGCAGAATAAGGGTTATCTGTTTTGTAATCATTTTTTACAATCAAACTTTTTCTTTGAAGATCGGCAATTGCCGTTAAGTCATTTGGTGGTTGGCTAAAATCTAATCTTTCTGTTTGCATTTTAAATTATTTTTTTTATTAAATTGTTTATCCTATCAAGGTCTTCTTTTATTGAGATGTCTTGAACGAATCTTGAATGTTCTTTTGAAGGACTTATCATATCGCCAAGGGGTCCCAAATTTTTTAATGTTAAGTCATCTGTCGAATTTGGCATAAATTCTTGTTGAATAAATTCGGAAGCATCTTCATGATTTCTTAAATCTTCTAAAGTGGTATTTACCCAATTTTTCATATAGTCCGCGCCATTCAAAATAAATGGGGCGTCAGTCTTATCACCATTGTAATTATCGAACCAATTTTTTATTCTACCAAGCTGTTGATAAGTTGCATACCCACTATTTCTTAATTCTTCATTCCTTTTGTGTCCTTCGATTGAAGGATCTGAATTTGGTATATGATCAAAACAAATTTGTAAGTACTCTACAACCTTATCCGGTAGTTGAATTGTTTTATTGTATAAATTACTGTTCACTTTTTTTTAAATGTTTAACTAAACTGTCAACACTTATATTTTCCTTTTCTGCAATTTTTTTAATCGCTTCGATGTTTCTCATCAATATTTTCGAAATAGGTTTTGATGTGTCGATTTCACTTGTTTTATTTTTAACAACATCGGAATGTTTTGTTTTTTTTGATAAAAGAATTTCGTCAATTAAAATTTCCATTTTTTCTTTTTCTAATTCTGATAATCTTCTTTTTGTAAAACAATTTTTACACTTTCCTCGTTTTTTGTCTTGCTGAAGTTCTTTATCCAATTTTTTATCGAAACCTAATCTTTTTAATCTTTTGTCTCTTTGGATGTTGTCTTTAACTTTTAATGTGTTTATCATAATTTTATTTGCTTGATTGTAGTTTTTTGCAAACTCAGTTTCTTCAAACCCAAATGATTCTGATTGATCAACTTCATCTAAAATATTACCTTTGTTTTCTTCACTCTCACCATAATAAACTCTGATGAAAGGAAATTGATTAGATTTTGTCATTCTCACAGTTTGGTCCATCGTTTTTTTGGCCAAATTTCTTTGATTTAAAATCGGAATGTTTGAACTAATCATTGATCCATCGGGATTGACCAACTCATCCAATTCTTTGGGTGTAGTTTGTTTTTTTGATTGAGAATCAATTAATTTATGAACTTGTTGTTTGGTTAATTTTTTGTTTGACTTCAATATTTTGGTAATAATATTTTGTATTTCCTCAAATACTGACTTATCTATTTCAATAAACTGATCATTTTGTCTAGATTCACTCAAAGTATCTGACACAGAAAAGTATACTAAGATTTTATCACCTTTATCTTTCAAATAGAAATAATATGGTTTTCGAAAATACTCTTTGTTCAACTTAATCATGTTATATTTTTTACAATAAATACTTTCAATTGTTGTATTTATAAGAAAAACGCATGTCTTATCAAAATATAAATCAATATATTTACCCAAAGTTAAAATTACAAGTCCTTTATGATGGACAAGATATGTCTTTAGCTTCCGATGAGGTCGACTTCAATCAAGAAGTTATTTTTTCACCATATATAATAGGTGTTAATGACGGTAAAAAATTACCCATTAATATTGATTTGAATAGCCCTCTATCTTCCTTAAATTTAACATTAAACTATGGGTCCTACAATTTTGAAAATGTTGTTATATCTGAAACTTTTTATCAACCCGAGGATTTAAGAATTGAATGTTTCACCGCTGGAACAACTTGTGATATTGGATTAACGGGAGTTGATAACGGATTGGTAAATTTAATTGAAGGTGAATTATTAAATTTTACAAACGGACTTTTTAGTGATGAAGTAAAATTTAATAGAATGTTTTATGACCGAAGAATGAAACTTATTCAAACAACAACAAATGTACCAAAGAACAATAAATTTTCAGGTGTTACTTACTACACTTCTTACGAAATGGTTTCTAAGTATAGTCCCCAAGTTGGGAGATACATTGAACTATATGGTGGATTTTATCAAGGTTTTTATAAATTATTTGGTTATGACTATGAAATATTACCTGAACGATTCAATAAAGGATGGTCAGTTGAAGTTTTGTTAAAACCAAGATTTTTTAATGAATACAACCCACCTGTTGGATATACAACTTTGAATGAAATTTATCCAAAAAACAAAAATACGTTATTCTATTTGGGAACAAGAGCAGAAAATAAATTTTATCATTATGCCGATGGTTCACCAAAATGCGACTCAAATTATACGAGAGTTACAAGTGGTTTAACTAATTGTTTCGAAACTTGTGCTTGTTGTAATTATGATATCAAAAATAGTAGATGTATTTACGTATATCCGCCGAGACCAATTGGTGGTGAATACGATCCTCATGTGAATTACGGATGTAACTTATGTAATGGGAATTATGAAACAAAACTGACATGTGGATGCGGTTGTGATTTGGACCCCTGTAAAACCTGTGGATGGATGTGTTTCGAACATAAGTGTGAAACAATAATTGTCCCGACACCAACACCAACACCTACTCCATCACCAACTCCATCATGTGATACATATTCTGATGTGATACCATGCCCAACAAAACCTTGTTGTACGGCATGTCCAAGTTGTGGTTGTGATACTTGTGGATGTCCGCCAACTGAACCTTCCAATGTCTTTAAATCAATAGAGGATACTTGTGAAAAAGATCCAAAATTTGACGCTTTGTCAAATAATTTTTCTATCCGTTTGTGTGGCGACCCAAAAAATCCTGGTATTGGAATTCGAGTTTTGAAAATTACAGGAGAATGTCAAACTACTGGAACATGTGTAACAGGTCAAACTTATGTCACTGGATATACAATACAAGATATTTGTACGCCACCAATTTATCCTTATTGTTTAGAAGTAAATCCAGCTTGGTTAAACTTAGAGCATTGGTTCTTATTGGATGTTGTTTTCGAACGTTATACTTTTATAGATTTTTGTGACCTCAGATGGTTTGGTGGATTAGATCAAATAACAAGAGTAGAGTTTTTACAAAGTTTGGCAAATAACACAGTATCCTTAATCCAACCTCCTTACACAAATGGATATGAAATCCCACAACAAGTAAAGATAGTCCAACTAAATCGAATTTGGTTAGATGAAACTAAATTTAGGTTGGGTAGATTAAAAATCTATATCAATGGAAGAATATTTTATACTATCGAAAATTTTGAAGAAGTAATTCCGAGGGCTTTAGACACCGACAAAGAAAGACAAGTGGCCGTTCCGTTCAATATGTCTTGGGGTGGGGGAACTCAAGGACTTCATGAAAATCTTACCTTATCTTCTTGTACCGATACGTCAGAAGGGTATTATATTCAAGATCCCGAATGTTTTCCTGAAAACATATTGAGTGCAACAACTTTAAATAAATTGAAAACACACATTTTATTGGAAGAAAATTTTGCAGGAACTTTAGACGGTGCAATTTCTCAATTTAGATTTTATACTCAACCTATTTCTAGTCCTGAGGTGAAACACAATTTTAAAATATTAAAAGATAAGTTTAGCATGTTCGACCCCGATTGTCCTGTATGTGACACATCATCATGTTTCCCTAATGATTTTACATACACAATAATTAATACATAGATGAGTCAAAATATAATAATTCGAAGTGTTTTTTATGATGGTGAATTAGCAGAAGTGTTATTCAAACCAGACAATGATGATGTTGTCATTAATTTACACGAAATAACATTACCATTCTTATTTGAACCTCATTTATTATATCCACCAAGAGAAATATATGGATCATATACTATCAAACCTGTTTTTTCTAATTGTCCTTATTTTTTAGATGTTGTTAGACCGACTCCTACACCAACTCCGACTATTACTCCAACAAAAACCCCCACACCAACTCCAACTTCAACGATAACACCAACACCATCTATCGATCCTTGTAAAGTTCCAACATTAACACCAACCACAACATCAACCCCAACTCCAACCCCTACCGTGAGCAACAGTCCAACACCAACACCAAGTTGGAATCCGTGTATTACACAATAATTTTTTAAGTAAAAGATCGATTTTAATTTCAAATAGTTCGAAATTAATAATAAATAAATGATTTTTTTTAAATGTTTTTTATTATTAAGTTAAATGAAACAAAATTTTCTATCGATAAAAATTAATATATTATACGTTGTTCCTCACTTATCAACAGGTGGGATGCCCCAATTTGCATTGAAAAGAATTCAATCTTTATATAATAATTTTAAAGTAAACGTTGTTGAATATTCTTATTTTGGTAATCAATATGTTGTCCAAAGAAATAAAATAATAGACCTAATCGGTGAAGATAATTTTTATTCTTTGGGAACACCAAACCATATCGAAAAAAAAAAATAAGTTAGTTGATATCATAAAAAAAAATCAAATTGATATTGTTCACATTGAAGAAATTTCTGAAGGGTTTGAAAGTTTCAATCAAATTCCAATTAGTATTCTTACCGAGTTATATGATAACAAAAGAACTTGGAAGATTGTTGAGACATGTCATAACATTTGGTTTGATCCAAAAAACAGAAAATTTCGTCCTGACTCATATTTGTTTGTAACTCCATATCATTTAAAAACGTTCGAATTAGAAAAAGTTTATAAAAAAGTTCTTCAATACCCAATTGAAAACAAAAAACCATCAATACTTAAAAAAATTCAAACCAAAGAAAAATTAAACTTTGACTTGAAAAAAATTCATGTCTTGAATGTTGCCATATATTATAAATACAGACTGCAGTAATTCCATTATTTTTCTATATACCTGTAATACCGTAGGATGACATTCAAATGATTTTTTATTTTCTAAACAATTAACAAGTGGGGGTATCCCTTGAATTGACCCCCATTCTTTTACCCCATGTTTCATATCAGAAGCACATGCCAAATTACAACCACCACCAACGTAAGAATATTTGTAATCTTGTGAACCATTTCTATAAGGAGCTCTAAATTCATAGTTTATTGAACTTCCAAGTTGAATTATTTGAGCATCGGTTGTTCCTGCCAAATGTAAAAGTCCTGAGTCCATTGTAACAAAACACAATGAATATTCAATCAAGTTCCATGTTTCATCTAAAGTTGTTTTGTTCATTAAATTAACCCCCAAATCAATATCAAAATCAAAAACATGTTTTTCCACATTTGAACCTCCAAACTCAGATGAATTTTTTCCAATTGAAACCACATTTATATTTTGCTCGTTTAATAATTTTGTTAGTACCCTCCAATTATCAATTGACCAAGTTCTTGAATTCCAATTCTGTACGGGATGAATTAAAACATATTTTCTTGGAATTTCTTTCATAATTGAAGTTTGTGATGGAATATAATCTAAGGTCATTTCATTTTTTGTTAACATGAACCCAAGATTAATTGCATGAAATTGTCGTATATCCATAACATTATGTTTATTACAAACACCATTTGGTTTATAAAAAACATCAAAGGAATTAAAAATTTCATACTCATCTGTTAGATTTTCCACATCAACATCGAAAATAACATCAACATATGGATTGTTTTTAAAAATTTCTTTGTGGTGAGTTATAATGGAAATTTTTTGATTATAAGAATTATATAATTTTCTAATCGTTGGTGTTGAACATAATGTATCACCAAGAGCTCTTGATTGAGATAAATCCAAACAAACTTTTTTCATCACTTAAAATGTAAGAAACTTCACAAATAATATGAATAAATTATTTTCAAATTATGAAATTAAAGTTGATGTATGTGGTTCCTCACCTTTCAACAGGAGGGATGCCACAATTTGTATTAAAAAGAATTGAATCTTTGCAAAAATTCAAAAATGAAATTGAAGTATATTTGGTTGAATATTCGCAGTTTAGCACAATTTATTTGGTACAAAGAAATAAAATTATAGATTTGTTAGGAAATAATCATTTCATTTCTCTTGGTTCTTTTACAGAAAAAGAAAAAAAAATAGAGTTATTTGATATAATAAAAAATAACAATATAGATATTGTTCATTTCGAAGAAGTACCTGAAGGTTTTGAAAGTTTTAACAAAATACCTCTTAATATTTTAAACGAGATTTATAATAACAATAGGTCTTATAAAATTGTTGAGTCTTGTCATAATATTTGGTACAATGCAAATAACAATAAAAATTTTGAACCAGATTATTATTGTTTTGTAACGCCATATCATTTAGAAAATCTTTATAATAAAAAACAATCACCTAAAGAAGTCATTACATATCCATTGGAGGATAAGGTGAGTTATTTATACCACAAAAACACAATTTCAAAAACAGAACATAAAGTTCCGTTGATTGAAAAAATTAATCGAAGAGAACAATTAGGTTTAGATTTAACAAAAACCCATGTTCTTAATGTTGGGTTATGGACAGAAGGAAAAAATCAAAAAGAAGGTATTGAAATTGCTCGTATTTTAGAAAAAACTCATCCAAACATTCAATTCCATTTTGTTGGAAATCAGGCCGAAAATTTTGAATACTATTGGGGTCCACTCATGGAAAACTTACCATCTAACGTAACCATTTGGGGTGAAAGAAATGATGTTGAATCCTTTATGATTGCATCAGATGTTTTAATGTTTAATTCATTAGTTGAGTGTAATCCTCTTGTGGTTCGTGAGTCCATAAGTTATGGTCTTAAAATTTTAACAAGAAATTTACCTCAATACATGGGAATGTTTGATGACTACATTACTCCAATTGATTCAAATAACTTCGAAGATATTTCAAAAAAATTAATTCAATTAATCGAGGACAAAAAAACTTACATTATCAAAGAAGAAGAAAGTTTTGGAAATCAGTTATTTAAGTTTTATAACAAAGTACAAAATTGTGATTTTGTTGAAAACAAAAAGATTGATAAGGATTATAAAATAAACCAACATTTTGTTGTAAACCCTTATCTTGAAATAGTAGGTGACGGCAATTCAAAATTTGAAGTTGCATTTTATGATGAAAAAAATAATATAATTTATAACAACAATATTGATATGAATTCTTGGGTCAAACTTAATAGAGAATATTTTACAGCATGGAAAACTGAAATTAAAGAAAATGGAAATGTTGTTTTTTCAGATATATTAAATTTAGAAAATAAAAGAGTATATATATCGTTTGGCTCAAAGTCATTAGGGGACACTTTGGCTTGGATGCCTTACTGCGAAGAATTTAGAAAAAAACATAATTGCAAACTCATTGTATCAACTTTTTTAAATAGTTTGTTTGTTGACCAATACCCTGAAATAGAGTTTGTTGAGCCAGGGGTTATTGTTTATAATATCTTTGCACAATATCAACTTGGATGGTACTATAATGAAAGTGGTAAGTTTAATCAAAATAGACATCCAAATGATTTTAAACTTCAACCACTACAAAAAACTGCAACTGATATTCTTGGATTAGACTATAATGAAATAAGACCAAAACTTAATCTTCCTGAGGTTTCAAAAAAGAAAAAAGCAGGTATTGGTTTTCACTCAACAGCTCAAGCAAAATATTGGAATAACAAAAATGGTTGGCAAGAAGTTGTTGATTATTTGAATTCACTTGGATATGAATGTGTAATTTATTCAAAAGAAGGAAATGGTTATATGGGTAACTATTATCCAAAAGGTGTTAAAATATACAATGGGGGTGATTTACAAGAAGTAATAAATGAACTTTCAACATGTGAATTTTTTGTAGGTCTCGGTTCAGGCCTTTCATGGTTGGCTTGGGCTTGTAAGTTACCAATAGTTCTTATTTCGGGATTTAGTAAAAAATGGACAGAAACAACTTTGGATACATATAGAGTCATAAATGAAGATGTATGTCATGGATGTTTTAATTGGGACAGGTTAGATGCCGGTGATTGGAATTGGTGTCCTTTACATAAAGGAAGTGAAAAAATGTTTGAATGTTCAAAACAAATAACATCTGAAATGGTGATAAAAGAAATAGATAAGATTATAAATAAAGAAGAAAATACACATCATGTACATGAGGTCTTATTTGATTGGGGAACTAATAACGAGTGGTGTAGTGAGACGATAAAAAAGGAAATTTTTGAACATAAAATATATGAAAAATTTTTCGAGGTTGAGGAGGGTGACATTGTTTTGGATATTGGTGCAAGTTTAGGGCCATTTACTTATTCAATATTACATAAAAAACCAAAACACATTTTTTGTTTCGAACCTTGTAAAGAACTTTTTCCAACACTTGTAAAAAATACAATAGGAAACCCTGTGACACATATCATGAAAGGAATATCGAACAGTGATTGTCTTACCAAAAACGACAGACTTTTCAACTCAGTAAAGGGTACACAAAATGAAATGGAAAGTATTACTTTTGCAAAATTTTTGAACTTATACAATATAGATAAAATTGATTTTTTAAAAACCGATTGTGAGGGTGGTGAATACGATATTTTTACGGATGATAATTATGAGTTTATTAAAAATAATGTAAAAAAAATTGTAGGAGAGTGGCACTTAAATGAAAATTATTATGAAGGAAGTAAAGAAAACTTTAGAAAATTTAGAAACACTTACCTTAAAAATTTTCCAAATTACCAAGTTTTCTCTGTTGATGGTATTGACATAAAATGGGATTTATGGAACGAACACTTCATTGAATATTATAATGAAGTAATAATTTACATAGATAATAGATAGTTAACCGTTCGAAGCCTTTATCCACTGACAACTAAGTGTGTCTGATGTACTAACAACAGAACCTGAAACAATTAAATATTGGTCAGTAGTCCAATTAGTTGTTAAAGTAGAAAACCCTGTAGTATAATTTGTGACACCTATATCATCTCTCGCAGCTATTGATGTGTTTATTATTATTGTGCCATTACCACTACCCGAAGCAACATCGACTGCAAGTCTACGATAAAGTTGAGCCGCTCTTACATTACTTGCAACTGATGTGTTTGTTGCAACTAAAGTCGCACCAACAAGTGTTGCGGATGTATTAACATAAAAATAAAAACTAAAAGTATTATTAGTTGCACTTTTTGTTAAACAAGTTTCTATCGTAACAATGTCTCCTGAAGAAAATGTATTTGCAGGAATTAACAATGAATTAATTAAAGTATTAGAAATTGAGTTTACACTACCCGCAGGTGTTGTAGTGGTTACAACTTTATATTTAACACCAACATTATACCCGATTATTTTAGCCATTTGTAATTCTTATCCATTGACAATTTAATATATCTGATGCGTTATCAACATCACCCGCCAATATAATATAACTATCTACAGTCCAATTTAATGCCAAATTACTTGGGTCAGAAGACAATCCGGCCGCTGATGTTATGTAATCTGAAAAAAAATCAACTGTATTTAATAAGGCACTTGACCCGCTTCCTGAACCATCCGATGTTACAACACCTAATCTTCTAACTATTGGAATTGCTGTTGCCGTTGCAATAATACCTAAATTTTCACCAATTCTAATTGGTGTTGGTGATGATATACTATCAGAGGTATTCCAATACAACCTTATGTTTGATACTGCATTTGTATTTTGTTTTCTCGCAAAACACTCGATTTTCAAAGAATCGCCAGCCCCAAATGTGTTGGCGGGAACAAGTACTGATCCCAACTTAACTTCTGTTAATGAAGAAGTAGTTGATTGAGGAGTTGTCAAACTAATAGTCTTAAAAGGACTATACATATTAAAACCTATTATCTTTGTCATAAGTCGTAAATATAATTTATCATTGTTTGAGCATCGAGAAATTCAATATTATCAATTATAGTGTCTTTAACTTTGAAAAAAATAATATTTTCCTCTAATTCTATTGAAACATCCTCTGGATTATTTGAAAAATATCCACTATGACCCTCTTCATCGACAATTGTGAATGTTAGAGTTCTTGGGACATCTAAAAATGACGCCCCATCTGAACCTACAGACTTAACTAATGTATTTAATTTTTTTTCTAAATATACCATAATTTTTAATTACTAACTTTGAAAAACTCTGTTCTAATTCCTGTATTTATAGTAGAAAAACCGGATAACACTATGTAAGAGTCTATGGTCCAATTTAATACTAATCCACTTGATATTGCAAAAGTTACTGCAGGAAAATCTGTATCTTGTGCTCCGGCAACACCATACATAATTGACCCATTACCTGTTCCATTAGCAACGGCAATTGAAAGTCTCCTATTAAGAGAATTCCTCTTACTAACAGTCGCATTGGAGGTATTACGAGTTTGTAACTGAGTCGGTGTTGTTAAATCATCTGTCTCATTCCAATACAAAAAAAGAGTAGTGTTTCCTGAAGTTGCACCTGTTAACCGAATAACCCACTCTATACTCAAAATATCACCAGCCGCAAAGGTATTTGCTGGAACAAATACCGAAGTGATTTTTGTATTGGATGCCGCATTAACATATGCACTTGGAATCCCACTTGTTAGAACAACTTGTTTTTTATCATAAAAATCAAAACCGTTAAATTTTGTCATATTATTAAACCTCTACCCAACTATTATCAGGGTTAAAATAAATTATTTCATTTGTTCCGTCTATACTATAACCAATAATTCTAATAATGTCTCCGCTACCTGATGGTGCGGTTGTAGTTACAGCACCTGTGGTTGTTGAGACATAGACTATGTTACCTGTATTTGTTGTAAATCCTGAATTTCTAATATAACCTCTAACTAACATACCGTCCGATGCGGAGGACCCCAACGCAAACGCTAACATTCCTGTTGCTGTTGACGCTGCATCTGCATCAGTTGCCGACCAAGACCCCAAACTTGTCAAATAGTATAAATCACCTGCTGTTAAACTTCCCGAACCAAATGTTACTATATCACCATAACCACTAACAGATGAAGTTAATTCTGAAGTTGGGTTGTGAACAAAAGTATAATCACCATTTACATGTAATTTTCTTGATGGTAAGTTTGTCCCAATCCCTAAATTATCTGTGGAGGCATCAACATAAATAAGATTATCATCCGTGTCTCCTTTGACTTGAAAATCTGCGGTTGATGTGCCAAGGTTATTAAAAATTGCAAAACCATTTTGAGTAACAATACTAAAATTGTCTGTTGCGCCTGCAACATCAATGTGAACTCCATAATTAATTTTTGCATCACCAGTCAAATCAATTTCCAACCCGTATTTTACTGTACTTGTTGGTTGACCTATACCACTAACAAGAATTTTTCCACCATAATGTAAATCAGAACCACCTGAATCCGTACCTGTATTTGATATATAAAACCCGTATGTGTCTCCAACACTACTAGCAATTCTTGAATAAAGTCCGTAGTTCTCCACAGTCGCGTCCTCAACATTGACATAAACACCATAATTATAATCTGAAGTATTACTAACAGAACCATAATACCCATACTTTTCTGTTGGTCCTGAACCGTTTACACTAACTGACGCTCCGTATTGTGAAGAACCGGTTTCGGTGGAACTGTTTCTCAAATCGATACCATAATTACTACCGTATGCGGAAAATGTTGAACCTGCAAAACATGTGTTAGAAAAAATACCATCCGTAACATCCACATTAACACCCACTAATGAATTTGTGTTAGTAAAATCTCCTGTATTGGTTACAGATATTGCGTTGTGTAAAAAGTTAGTGACAGCACTATCCACTCTTAAACTTCCAAGTGCCCCTCCCACTGTATCAACAACTCTTTGATAACCTGTCACGATTAATTCTGTACCATCAAAAGTTAAATTTGATTCTGCCGTAATCCCACCCAACCCATCTGATGTTAAAACTTTGCCCCCCCCTCCCGGTACCGACGGTGATGTACCACTAGTTCCATTTGTTCCTGACGTACCGTTAGTGCCTGAAGTACCATTTGTACCACTTGTTCCGTTAACACCTGAAGTACCGTTAGTTCCGCTAGTACCATTTGTCCCGTTTGTACCTGAAGTTCCGTTGGTTCCACTTGTACCGCTTGTACCGTTGGTTCCATTTGTTCCTGAGGTTCCGTTTGTGCCCGATGTTCCATTAGTACCGCTAGTGCCATTTGTTCCATTAGTACCGCTAGTGCCATTTGTTCCGTTTGTACCTGATGTTCCATTTGTACCTGATGTTCCATTTGTACCGCTTGTACCGTTGGTTCCATTTGTTCCTGAGGTTCCGTTTGTGCCCGATGTTCCACTTGTACCATTGGTACCGCTTGTACCGTTGGTTCCATTTGTTCCCGACGTTCCACTAGTACCGTTGGTACCTGATGTTCCATTTGTACCGCTTGTACCGTTGGTTCCATTTGTTCCTGAGGTTCCGTTTGTGCCTGAAGTACCATTTGTTCCGTTTGTACCACTAGTTCCGTTAGTTCCACTTGTACCATTGGTACCGCTTGTACCGTTGGTTCCATTTGTTCCCGACGTTCCACTAGTACCGTTGGTACCTGATGTTCCGTTTGTACCTGATGTTCCATTTGTACCGCTAGTACCATTTGTTCCATTAGTACCTGATGTTCCATTTGTTCCTGAAGTACCATTCGTACCGTTCGTTCCTGAGGTTCCATTAGTTCCTGACGTACCGTTAGTGCCTGAAGACCCACTTGTACCATTCGTGCCCGAACTTCCTGATGTTCCATTGGTACCGCTTGAGCCTGAAGTTCCATTTGTTCCACTAGACCCTGATGTGCCGTTGGTCCCACTAGTTCCGCTTGTCCCATTTGTCCCGCTAGTTCCATTAGTACCTGATGTACCATTTGTCCCTGAACTACCGCTAGTACCATTTGTCCCTGAAGTACCATTAGTTCCGCTGGTTCCATTTGTTCCACTTGTACCTGAAGTTCCTGAAGTTCCTGAAGAACCTGAACTTCCTGAAGTTCCTGAAGAACCTGAGCTTCCGCTAGTTCCTGAAGAACCTGAGCTACCTGAAGTGCCTGATGAACCTGAGCTTCCGCTAGTTCCTGAAGAACCTGATGTTCCGCTAGTCCCATCAGTCCCTGAAGTACCATTTGTACCTGAAGAACCTGAACTTCCTGAAGTTCCTGAAGAACCTGAGCTTCCGCTAGTTCCTGAAGAACCTGAGCTACCTGAAGTGCCTGATGAACCTGAGCTTCCGCTAGTTCCTGAAGAACCTGAGCTTCCGCTAGTTCCTGAAGAACCTGATGTTCCGCTAGTCCCATCAGTCCCTGAAGTACCATTTGTACCTGAAGAACCTGAACTTCCTGAAGTTCCTGAAGAACCTGAGCTTCCGCTAGTTCCTGAAGAACCTGAGCTACCTGAAGTGCCTGATGAACCTGAGCTTCCGCTAGTTCCTGAAGAACCTGAGCTTCCGCTAGTTCCTGAAGAACCTGAGCTTCCGCTAGTTCCTGAAGAACCTGATGTTCCGCTAGTCCCATCAGTCCCTGAAGTACCATTTGTACCTGAGGAGCCTGAACTTCCTGAAGTTCCTGAAGAACCTGAGCTTCCGCTAGTTCCTGAAGAACCTGAGCTACCTGAAGTGCCTGATGAACCTGAGCTTCCGCTAGTTCCTGAAGAACCTGAGCTTCCGCTAGTTCCTGAAGAACCTGAGCTTCCGCTAGTTCCTGAAGAACCTGATGTTCCGCTAGTCCCATCAGTCCCTGAAGTACCATTTGTACCTGAGGAGCCTGAACTTCCTGAAGTTCCTGATGAACCTGAAGAACCACTTGTACCTGAACTTCCTGATGTACCACTTGTACCATCTGTTCCTGATGATCCACTTGTACCATCTGTTCCTGATGATCCACTTGTACCAGACGTGCCATCAGTACCCGATGAGCCGCTAGAACCTGAGGTTCCTGAAGAACCACTTGTTCCAGAGGAACCCGATGAGCCACTAGAACCTGATGTACCTGAAGTACCATCTGTTCCTGATGAACCTGAACTTCCTGAAGTACCTGATGAACCTGAACTTCCTGAAGTACCTGATGAACCGCTTGTTCCGCTTGAACCTGAGCTCCCTGATGTACCTGATGAACCGCTTGTTCCTGATGAGCCGCTTGTACCACTTGTACCATCTGTTCCTGATGAACCTGAACTTCCTGAAGTACCTGATGAACCTGAACTTCCTGAAGTACCTGATGAACCTGAACTTCCTGAAGTACCTGATGAACCTGAACTTCCTGAAGTACCTGATGAACCGCTTGTTCCTGATGAACCATCTGTACCTGAACTTCCACTTGTTCCTGATGAACCACTTGTTCCTGATGTACCATCTGTACCTGAACTTCCACTAGAACCTGAAGAACCACTTGTTCCTGATGTACCATCTGTACCTGAACTTCCACTAGAACCTGAGGTACCTGATGAACCACTTGTTCCTGAAGAACCGCTAGTTCCTGATGAACCACTTGTTCCTGAAGAACCGCTAGTCCCTGATGAACCACTTGTTCCACTTGTACCATCTGTACCTGAAGAGCCGCTAGTTCCTGAGGTTCCTGAAGAACCATTTGTTCCACTAGAGCCTGAAGAACCACTTGTTCCGCTTGAGCCTGAGCTCCCTGATGTACCTGATGTACCGTCTATACCACTTGAACCTGAAGTACCTGAAGTACCGTCTGTACCGCTAGAACCTGAACTACCACTTGATCCGCTAGACCCTGATGTTCCATTTGTTCCCGAACTTCCGCTAGTACCGCTAGACCCTGATGTTCCGTCGGTACCGCTACTTCCACTTGTCCCTGAAGTTCCATTGGTTCCTGATGTACCATTTGTACCGTTCGTTCCTGAAGTTCCATTGGTTCCTGATGTACCATTTGTACCTGATGTCCCATTAGTTCCTGAAGACCCTGATGTTCCGTCCGTACCGCTACTTCCACTTGTTCCATTAGTACCGTTAGTTCCTGATGTACCTGAAGACCCGCTAGTACCATTAGTTCCACTTGACCCTGATGTACCGCTAGATCCGGATGACCCGCTAGTACCATTTGTTCCACTAGAACCTGATGTTCCACTACTTCCATCTGTACCGTTGGTTCCTGAAGTTCCACTTGACCCATTAGTTCCATCCGTACCGCTAGACCCATCAGTTCCATTAGTACCACTTGTTCCGCTTGATCCCGATGTTCCTGAAGTGCCGTCAATACCTGAAGAACCTGAAGTACCACTTGTTCCGTCTATCCCTGAAGAACCTGAAGTTCCGCTAGTCCCAGCAATACCGCTTGAACCTGAAGTTCCGCTAGTTCCTGAACTACCATCTGTTCCGCTTGTTCCATTCGTACCGCTAGTACCATCTGTTCCGCTTGTTCCAGAACTTCCCGACGTACCATCTGTTCCACTTAATCCTGAAGAACCACTAGTTCCTGATGATCCTGATGTTCCGTCAAAACCATTTGTACCACTAGTACCATTGGTTCCACTTGAACCTGAAGTTCCACTACTACCATCAATACCTGAAGATCCTGATGTACCATTAATTCCACTTGTACCGCTTGAACCACTTGATCCATTGGTACCTGAAACACCACTTGTTCCTGAAGAACCCGATGTTCCACTTATTCCTGATGAGCCAGAAGTTCCTGAAGAACCACTAGTCCCATTAATTCCTGAGGTACCATTAGTACCGCTAGTTCCATTTGTTCCTGAAGTACCATTGGTACCACTTGATCCGCTTAATATTGATTGTAAATCACTTAAAGGTGCAAAATATGATGATCCCTGAGGACTCTGTGATGTATCACCAGTAACAACAACATGTATAATGTCATTCAGTGTGACCGCAGAAACTCTCGACCTATCAGTTAATCTATTATATTGTGGCATCTTAAACTATAAATATTTATGACTTGGAAACTAAATCTATATATCATTATAATTATTGTAATTTATTATTTTTGTCATTGAAGACTTCTCAACAAACACGGGTTGATGTTCGGTGTTAGTGTTGGTGTTGGTGTCCTATAATTACTTGGGCTTGGTATTACAATAATTGGTTGATATCCACATGGATGGTATGATGGTGTAACTGTTGGCGTTGGTGTATGACTCGGTGTCAAACTAGCCGTTTGAGTTACTGTTGGTGTTAGAGAGTGGGGATCAATACAAGGTATTCCTTCTTTGGTTGGTTGTTTAGAAAGAAAAGAAAAATTTGAATGTCACCCGTCAGTTCTTCAGGTATATCAAAAAGTTATTGAAATAGTCGGGTAGTAATATTTATCTAAAAACAATACCGACTTTAATGCCAAATCAATTACAAATAAATTCAATTTCGGGAACATCACCATTTGATATCTATGTATGTGATGCAACCATAACTTATTGTTTTTTTGTTGCAACAATCGTTGGTGGTCCTTTTACATTTGACATACCATTTCCATTAGACAACACAACACCAATCATATTAAAAATTGTTGATGGTGCTGGTTGTGAAAAAATATATACTCTTAACTGCCAAAAAATTTATGGGAAAATGTTTCAAGACTTTCCTATCTTTTTATTCCAAGATGCGTCAATTTATATCTTTGAAGGTCCTTAATAATTTACAACTGATATTTGTTTGATATTTTAATTTTATGAAAATATTTGTACAAATCGCGTCGTACAGAGACCCACAATTGATCCAAACAATTGAAAACATGTTGGAAAATGCAAAAAAACCAAGAAATCTTAGATTCGGTATTGCAAGACAATTTCATCCTGAAGATGGTTTTGATGATTTATCAAAATATTCCAAAGACAAAAGATTCAAAATATTAAACATTCCATATACGGAATCGAAAGGTGTTTGTTGGGCTAGACACCAAGTCCAACAAATGTATGGTGGAGAAGAATATACTTTACAAATTGATTCTCATATGAGATTCGAAAAAAATTGGGACGAAGAAATGATTAAAATGATTAAACAACTTCAAAAGAAAGGGCATAAAAAACCATTACTTACAGGATATGTATCATCATTTGATCCTGATAATGATCCCGCCGCTCGCATTATGGAACCGTGGAGAATGGTATTCGATAGATTTACACCTGAAGGAGTTGTATTCTTTTTACCCGAAATTATACCAGGATGGAGGGAAATGAAAGAACCTATTCCTGCTAGATTTTATTCCGCACACTATTGTTTCACGATAGGACAATTTTCAATTGAAGTCCAACACGATCCTGAATTTTATTTTCATGGTGAGGAAATTTCAATTACGGTAAGATCATATACACATGGTTATGACTTATTTCATCCACATAAAGTTTTGATTTGGCATGAATACACAAGAAAAGGTAGAACAAAACAATGGGATGATGATAAAGATTGGCATTTGAGAAACACTGCTTGTCACATTAAAAACAGACAGTTATTAGGTATAGATGGTGAAACTTTTGATGGTAATTATTCATTATGGTTTGGGTCTGAAAGGACTGTACAAGACTATGAAAAATACGCAGGAATATTATTCAGAACAAGAGCGGTTCAACAAGAAACTTTGGATAAAAAATATCCACCAAACACGTACAATTTTGAAAACGAGGAATCATGGAAAAAAACATTTTCAACAATTTTTAAACATTGTATTGATTTGGATTTAAATAAAGTTACCGAAACCGATTATGACTTTTGGGTCGTGGCATTTCACGATAAAGAACATGAAACAATTTTTAGACAAGATGCCGACGCAAATGAAATTGTAAGAATTAAAAATGATCCTGATGGTTATGGTAAAATATGGAGAGAATTCCCAACGACAAAAATACCTTCCTATTGGGTTGTTTGGCCTCACTCAATTTCAAAAGATTGGTGTGAAAGGATTGTTGGAAATTTATAATTTAATGAATCAAAAAGTAATACTAACACTAACAACAATACCAAACAGAATAAATAGATCTGTCGGTGGGTTAAAACCAGTTATTGAAAGATTGTTGGGTTTATCATATAACAACTATGAAATCCATTTGAATATTCCAGATATTTGTAAAAAATCAAATGAAAAATATGTAATACCTAAATGGTTAGAATCAATTAAAGATGAAAAATTAAAGATTTTTAGAACTGAAGATTATGGGTCTTTAACAAAAATATTACCAACCATAATGAGATTAGATAGGAATGATGATACAATTTTAATAACAGTTGATGATGATCTAGAATATATCGATGGTTTTATAGAATACCATATTGAAAAAAGAAAAGAATATCCAGATTCTGCGTTAGGGTTTGCTGGTATATCTTCTTTTGATGGTAGTTGTCATTTTTGTACAACAGTTCAAAAAGATACAAGAGTTAAAATTTTAGAAGGATATAAAACAGTGTCATATAAAAATGGTTTTTTTAAACAAGATTTTTTTGATGAATTTGTTGGTAAATCTTGGAGTGATGATATAGTTTTATCTGCTTATCTTGGAAAACATAACATACAAAAAATTGTGATGAATTATAATAAAGATAATGATTTTAGAGCTAGGGTTGAATCCTTCCCTATTGTAGGTCATTTACCAAATGATAGAGGTGGTTGTTTTTGGTTTAGAAACGAAGGTGTTGACGACAACTCAAAAACTTGGTATAAAACTGGTTATTTAGAAAGATAATGATAACATTAGTAACAGGTTTATGGGATATAGGTAGAGGAAACTTATCTGAAAATTGGTCAAGATCTTTTGACCACTATTTAAGTAAATTCGAACAACTTCTAAAGGTTGATAATAATATGATAATTTTTGGAGATGTAGAACTTCAGAAATTTGTTATGGAAAAAAGAAATGATTCAAACACGCAATTTATTTTGCGTGATCTAAATTGGTTCAAAAATAATGAATTTTTTAATTCAATTCAAAAAATAAGAACGAATCCTACGTGGTATAATTTAGCAGGTTGGTTAAAGGATTCAACTCAAGCGAAACTTGAAATGTATAACCCTATTGTAATGTCTAAAATGTTTATTTTACATGACGCCGTTTTGCTTGATAAATTTAATTCAGAAAAATTGTATTGGATAGATGCTGGATTGGCAAATACCGTTCAAATGGGTTATTTAACGCATGACAAGGTATTACCAAAAATAGAAAGTCTTTTTGATAACTTTACGTTTGTTTGCTTTCCTTATCAGGCAGATAAAGAAATTCATGGGTTTGATATTGAAAAAATGGATCAGATCACAGGTACAAGAGTCAATAAAGTCTGTCGTGGTGGTTTTTTTGGTGGTCCCGTCAGTCTGATTAGACAAATGAATACTCTTTATTATAATCTTATGAAATCCACGATTGAAAGAGGATTGATGGGGACTGAAGAAAGTTTGTTCTCAATATTATTATACAACAACCCAACAATAATTGATTATGTTGAAATTGAACCCAATGGTCTTTTATATAAATTTTTTGAAGATTTAAAAAACAATAATATAACAATTAAATCACTTAAGAAAGAACGAATAATAAAGACTATTACTAATGGTCAAGTTGGTTTATATATTATAAGTTTCAACAGCCCCAAACAATTCGAAGCGTTAATAAACTCAATGTTATTATATGATTCAGATTTTATCGAAAAGACTAATAAATTTCTTCTAAATAACTCAACAGATTACTCAACAACCTCTAAGTATATTGATCTTTGTGATAGATATGGATTCGAACACATAAAAACAGATAATATAGGTATAACGGGGGGTAGAGTTTGGGTGGCCGAACATTTCGAAAACTCAGATATGGAATATTATTTGTTTTTTGAAGATGACATGTTTTTTTACACTGGTGGTGAATCGGTTTGTAAAAATGGTTTTAATAGAAATGTTAGACATCTGTATAAAAAACTTTTACAAATTATAAAAAAAGAAAATTTTGATTTTTTAAAATTAAACTTTACAGAGTTTTATGGAAGTCATGAAAGACAATGGTCATGGTATAATGTTGATCAAGATTTCAGATCAAAACATTGGCCTAACAATCAACAACTACCTAAACACGGTCAGTCGGCAAACTCACCATATTTAGAATATAAAAATATAAAATCTTATGATGGGTTAGCATATGCTACTGGAGAAATTTATTTATCAAATTGGCCCATTATTTTGTCCAAAGAGGGAAATTATAAATGTTATATTGAAACCAAATTTGATTTTCCATATGAACAAACTTTAATGTCTCATTGTTTTAAACAAACAATTAAAAATAAAATATATCCAGGCCTCTTACTTTTAACTCCAACCGAACACAACAGGTTTGATTTCTATGAATCTAATTTAAGAAAAGAATTTTAATTGGAGTATTTATAGTTAAAAGATTTGATGGAATTTTTTATCAGAAAAAACGCAACACTTCCTGTGTTGAAGATTAATGTTATCAAGGATGGAAGAAATGACTACAACAGATCGATGAGGTTTTTGGAGGGCACTGACGTATTTTTTTCTATGGTTGATATCACAACTGATGTTCCAAGAATAGTCTCGAGGCCAGCAGGATTTATGAAAAAAGAACCTGTGGATTTAATAACTGAAGATCAATATTATGTTTATTATCAATTTACACCGTTCGACACAAAAAAAGTTGGAAGATACAAAGGTCAGTTTTTGTTTCGGAATGAAACAGGTATTTTAACACTACCTATCAATCAAGAAATATATATTAATGTTACTGAAAGTTTTGTAATCAACGATTTTGAATTTCAGTCTTGTTATGTTGTAGATTATCCGTGTTGTTTTGGTGGATTAACACCACAACCACCAATACCTCCAGTAACAACAACTACGACCACAGTATCACCAATTACCACAACAACTACATTAATGCCTGTGACAACAACCACAACAACTAATGGCCCACAACCAACTGGATACACAGAGTGGGTTATAGCTTTTGGGTCTGGCAACTCAAACCTTGCTTGCTCAGAAAGTGATGAATATGTAACGGCATATACACCCGTAATGTCTGCATTAACAATTAGTCAAACCCTTTGGGCAACACCCAATTTTGACACATACTCATTTGCTACGAATGGTGCTTGGTTTAGAGTATTGAAAAGAAATGGGGTTCCGTTTTTACCAAACACCATCGTATACGTCGGTCAGTACAGTGGTATGTTTGGTAATTATAGTCAAGTAATAAATTCTCACCAATGTGGATCTCCATTTGGTTGTAAATGCTTCACATACACAAAAACACAAAACAATGTACTTAATTCTATCTACGTAAATTGTAGTGGAAATACTGTTGCTATAACGTTACCTTTCAACGGTTCTCAAACGTTTTGTGGTGCATTTACTCAACATTACGATTTCATCTCAGTAAGTGGTGGAATTAACAATTGTGTGGGGGGTATTTGTCCTTAGTGAAATTAAAAACAAGGTATTTATTAAAAAAGTTCGGATGGAATTCACAATAGGACAAAATACAAGTTTACCTTTACTCAAAATGCAAGTTGTCAAAAACGGGACGCAAGATTTTGATTCTATGATGAAATTTATTGAAACCTCATCTGTTTTTTTTTCAATGGTGAGTACCGAAAATGGAATTCCAAAAATTTTAACTAAAAGTGCTGGTTTTGTAGAAAAGTTAGAAATGGATCCTAATGCTTCGGCCGAGTTTTATATATATTACAAATTTACGCCTCAAGACACTTCGAAAATAGGTAGGTATGAGGGTCAATTTGTTTTTATTAATGAAACGGGAACTTTAGTGCTACCTGTTAGAGAAAATCTATATATAAATGTTGTTGAAAGTTTTAACTCGATTGATATCCTTTATAATCCTTGTTATACTTTAGAGTATAGTTGTTGTACAACCCCATTTCCAACACCAACACCCACACCAACTAATGAACCAGAAATAAGTGTTACACCAACCATGACTGTTACTCCGACACCAACTTTAACCCCAACTCCCACACAGACACCGAATCAACCTGTTTGTGTACATCAGTTTTATAATCAACTTGTTTATAGTACAACAAATTTTGGTGACTTCCGAAATAACACCATATTAGCCTGTTTAGCCCTCAATGGTTTGGAAGCAGGGACTGATAGTGTAAATGGATACTATGACAGATATACTAATAGTCAGCAATTGATCGTTGGAGACCTTCTGTATTCAAATGACAAAACTTGTTTTTCTACGGAAGATACGGGTTATTTTGTTATGTGGCAGGGTGGAAGTTATAACGTATTTTTAATTCTTAATGGTGTAATGCAAGATTCTACTTATATCTGTTGATAAGAGTAATTATTACTCCTATATTTATTTACGAAGGTAAATGTCGACCTTATTCGACAGCTAATACACCAAAAGTAAATAAGTATGATATCACAAGAAGAAATAGAACAATTTCTTCAGGGTAATGATCCTGAAGAATTCATCGTATCAGTAGAATACGATTATCTAACAGACAAGATTTTCAAAATAAAAGAAGTTCCTAATAAAGGAAAACAGATCCAACTAGATACTTTAGTATCTTTTGCTTGGGTGGGTGATCTACGAAATCTCAACTTCTATTCGAAATCTAAGACATTACAAAAAGAAGCCATGACCAAACATGGTATAATAATTGAAAAACTACGAACTGACGGTAATGATCGTTTAGAACGTGGTTTAACATTTCTTGTAAAATCTATGAAAGGTTATAGAAACCTCATTCAGTTCTTTAGAGAAGGTGGAGTAGACCCTTGGGGTGAAAATGTAAGAGACCTCATAATGGTATTACCTCCCGTTGAACAATACCTCATATCAAAAGAAAAAAGATTATTTAAAGGTTTCGAAGAATACAACGACATTACGAGAATGGTATTTGACCTTGAAACTACCTCACTTGAGCCCAAGGATGGTCGTATCTTCATGATCGGAATTAAAACAAATAAAGGATTTAAAAAAGTTATTGAATGTGCTAATGAAGACGAAGAACGTAGAGGTATTACGGAGTTCTTTAATATTATTGAGGAACAAAAACCTTCCATTCTTTCAGGATACAACTCATTTAACTTTGACTGGTATTGGATTTATGAAAGATGTAAAATTTTAAATCTTGATATTAAACGAGTTGCCAAATCGTTTAACCCTGAGAAATCTATTTCACAAAAAGAGTCAATGTTGAAACTTGCAAACGAAGTAGAGAAGTTTACTCAAACTCAAATGTGGGGTTATAACATTATTGATATTCTGCATTCAGTTAGAAGAGCTCAAGCAATTAATTCAAACATCAAAGAAGCAGGTTTGAAGTATATTACCAAATATATTGAGGCTGAATCCCCTGATCGTATTTATGTTGAACATAATAAAATTGGATCTATGTATCGGAAGAAGGAGGAGTATTGGTTAAATATTGAAAATGGTAAATACAAAAAAGTTGGTATAGATTCAAAGATTGATGAAGTTTGCGGTAGACACCCGAATGTTTATATTAAAACAACAGGTGCCGACATTATTGAGCGTTATCTTGACGATGACTTAGAAGAAACTCTATTGGTTGACGAAGAATTCAATCAAGGATCTTTTTTGTTGGCATCACTTCTTCCAACAACATATGAAAGGGTTTCAACTATGGGAACTGCAACATTATGGAAAATGTTGATGTTAGCTTGGTCTTATAAACATGCACTTGCGATTCCTGCAAAAAACGACAAAGGGAACTTCGTAGGCGGACTTTCTCGTTTGATCCGAACAGGTTATTCGAAGAATGTATTAAAACTCGACTACTCATCTCTATACCCTTCTATTCAGTTGGTACACGATGTATTCCCCGAGTGTGATGTAACAGGCGCAATGAAAGGTTTATTATCATACTTCCGTAATACTCGTATTAAATACAAACAAATGGCCGAGGAATATGCAACGATCGATAAAAAGAAATCAACTTCGTATGACCGAAAACAATTACCGATCAAGATTTTTATTAACTCTATGTTTGGTGCCTTGTCGGCTCCACAAGTTTTTCATTGGGGTGATATGGACAAAGGTGAGATGATTACTTGCACAGGTCGTCAGTATCTTCGTATGATGATTCATTTCTTTATGGATCGTGGTTATACACCTCTTGTAATGGACACGGACGGTATTAACTTTTCGGTTCCTGAAGGTGTTGAAGAAAGAAAATATGTTGGTAAAGGTCTGAACTGGAAAGTCAAAGAAGGTGGAGAATATTTCGGTGAGGAAGCTGATGTAATGGAGTTTAACGATCTTGCAATGAGAGGTGAGATGGCTCTTGATACTGATGGTCAATGGCCTGCATGTATAAACTTAGCTCGTAAGAACTACGCTCTTATGACCGCAAAAGGTAAAATCAAACTTACAGGTAACTCAATCAAATCTAAAAAAATGCCAATCTATATTGAGAAATTCTTGGATAAAGGAATCAAATTACTTCTTGATGGTAAAGGACAAGAGTTTGTGGAATGGTACTATGAATATGTACAACAAATATTTGATTTACAAATACCTCTTATGGATATTGCAAACAAAGCTAAAGTAAAACAAAGTATTGACGAGTATATCATTCGTAGTAAACAAACTACAAAGGCAGGAAGTTTAATGTCTCGTCAAGCACATATGGAACTTGCAATAAAAGAAGGTCTTAATATTAATCTTGGTGATGTAATCTTTTATGTAAACAACGCAACAAAAGCATCGCACGGAGATGTTCAGAAAGTTAACAGACCAAAAAAAGGTTGGTCACAAGAACATATCGATACTTACGGTGGAAGTATTCCTGATAACTTAGATTCTATAATTCAGTTAAATTGTTATCGTATTGACCCTTCGGATTTAGAAAACAACCCAGCAATGAAAGGTCAATACAATATCCAAAGAGCAATTTTAACATTTAATAAAAGAGTTGAACCATTACTTGTTGTATTTAAACAAGAAGTAAGAAACGGATTATTAGTAAAGAATCCTGAAGATAGACCTTTCTTCACTAAAGACCAATGTGAACTAATAAATGGGCAACCTTTCGATGAGGGTGATCAAGACAAGTTGGAAGATGTAATGGAAATATCAGATGAAGAAATGTCATTTTGGAATAGAGTTAATGAAACTCCATATCACATGTACAAAAATGCCGATAAAACAATGTTGAGTTATGTTCCTGAAAATGACCTACTCAAGTTTTACTCCGTCAGAAGATAGGATGTACCAAACACCGTTAACATTTTGTAACTCAACACAAGCTCCTTTACCGACTGATATTTCATCCCATTCCTCATCTATTCTATTTATGTCAGGAATTATGGTACAGTTAGTCAAGGTTTTTATTTTTATAGTATCTGTTGTAGTAGAGTCTAATTTAATTTTACAAATATTTACATCTTTAACTATTATTAAGTTTTCACCATTAGTTTTGTAAAAATTTTCACTCGTAATTATTGTGTCAAACGTGTCCAAATTCAATGATCTATCACCTCTAAAAACTGTTTTTCTGATTGGTTTTTTTCTTACGATTGCCATAAAATTATATTACATATATCTGACGAGGCATAGCTCTAAATTTAAGAGTTTTGTTTAGATTTTCCGCTAATAATGCCTCTTTTTCCATAACTTTTTCAGGACGAAGTCTTGTAAGTCTTCCATCTGCGCCTGTCAGTTCTTCGATTAGTTTTAACTTTTCATCTTTACCTTCAGTCGCTAAAGTGGTGTAATCCATAGTAAGATCTCCGTCAGGGGTTTTTAAACTACCACTAAACTTTCCACGAACTCTTGCTAATGTTTCTTTACAATATGCCACAAACCATTTTCTAACCCAAACTTGTGCGGGATTATTTAACTTGTACCAAGATATTTTATTAAAAGGAACATCTGATGGCAACAAAACAATATCGGGATTGTCTGCCAAACATTTGTCTCTATCCCCTTGTGATGTGTCATAATACCAATACCATACTTGCCCTTTCGCCAATTCAGCGTTTCCAAAGTCAAATTTACCACCTGGTGTGTTCAAAAGATGTAAAGCTTTTTTACCATCTGGTAAAGCCGTTATATAATAAGTTAAATCACCCGCATAAATTCTTCTTTGGATATTAACTTCTTGCATCCTTAACAAAGTATCAAATGCGGGTGTTAAATAATAACTTCCTGCCATGTTACCGATTTGGGCAAGACCACCCCCTCCTCCTAAACCTGTTCCAGTACCAATTCCTGCAAATCCTCCTAAACCAAACATTAGATTGTTCAATGTAGATGGTGTAAACCAAAGAACCTCATTAATTTCTCTGCCGGCCGGTATTTCATATATTTGTTGATTTGGAACTAACTGAACGTAATCTTTTTTAATTTCCCAATCACCTCCAGCTTGTAACCCAACAATTTTTGAATAGGCAAAAGTGTATCTTGTTTCAAAATCTAAACTTTTAGTAATGAAAGCTCTTGATAAAGATTGAGTGTCAAGATTCAAATTATACAATGATGTCCATTGAGATTCAATTAACCAATCTTGTACGTATTGAGAATAGTCGTCTATTGAATATTCTAATAAAGTATCCATCATTTCGTCCTCCAATTCCACGGATCTTAATGGGGCACCTAAAAGATGTCTTACCTTTTGATAAAACTCACTTCTTTCGGGTTCATTGATTATTGCCATAAAATATTTTTTATATAAATATCTTTGAACTATATTATTATCTTGTTTAAATTTTTTTTATATAATTCTACTAGTTTTCTTATTTCTTGATTTTCACCCCCAAGTTCTTTTATTTTGTTGGTAAAATATTTAATTCTTTCTTTATAAAAGTCAATTTCTTTTTTAACGTCTCTAGATATTGAATTTTTGACAGGTATTTTAGAAATTTCTTTTTGTATAGGAATTTCAAAATTACTTTGTAGCGGCATTTCATAATAATAAATAAAGTAAGGCGGTTGTGTTTTCGGGTTACTTATCGTTAACATTCTATTGTGGTCATTTCTAAACATTACATATTTATTTTCGGTTCTGTCTACATATAAAATTACATCGACATTTTCCCCTTTATATTTTGTTTGTCTATGCCATGATGAAACTTTAAAATAATACCCTCTATCTCCACCATCGAAATATTCAATTTCATTGTTTTTATTTAAAAAAGGTTTGACTTGGAAATATATGGTATCTCCCCCTTTTATAATTAAAACAATATCTTGTCCTTTCTTTCTATCATTAACATCGCCAGAACAATGTTCATATAATTCATAAGATACACCCTCTTGATCAGGACTAAGATTGTATATTTGTCTAATTATTTGTTTTGCATAACTTTCATTATCTTTACCAATCTCAATAGTTCCTATATTTGGTTCTGCCAATCTATCTAAATACATTCCATCGTTCGCAAATAAATCATATGCGTGATCCTTGATCCATGTTTTGAAGTCGATTACTCCTTGAGTTTCTTCTAACCATATATTATAGATTTCTTTTTTAACACGACTATTAGTATCGAATCTATTAATTATCGACCACTGACTAGTACCTCCGAATTTTTTTTCAGAATAATCACCACCTAAAACCCCTAATTCAGTTGTACATTTTTTTGTTTCTATTTTACCTAGACAACCATTTTTATATTGTTTATTGTAACAACCAACATATTGAGAATGTATAAGTTCTCTTAAGCCTTTTGTGGTATATGGGAATGCAAAAGTTTTACTAATCTCGTTAATGACTCCTTTATTAAAAATATCTTCTTTGATTGTTTTTTTTGTTTTTGATAAATATAACTCCTCAATAAAATCCCAATTTACAACATTCCAAAAATTATTAATATATTCATCTCTTTTGTTTTGGTATTTTAAATAATATGCGTGTTCCCAAACATCCAAGCCTAAAAGTGGAAACCCTCCTTTTTTTACAACATTCATAAGTGGGTTATCTTGATTAGGGGTAGACATTATTTTTAATTTACCATCTTTAGAAAGATATAACCAAGCCCATCCAGAACCAAAACGATCTTTTGCTGCTTGATTGAATTCGTCTTTCATTTTTTTAATATTTCCGAAATCTTTTTTTATTTGTTTATATATCTCTCCTCTTGGTATTTGTTTTTTCGGCGATAACATTTTCCAAAACAAAGCATGATTAAACGCACCGCCAGCATTGTTCCTAACCTTAGTGTCGAATCTACTTATAGATTTAATAATTTCTTCTAATTCCATGTCACCGTCTTTGTTTTTCAAAGACTTATTCAACTTATTAACATAACCTTTGTAATGTTTGTTGTAGTGAATATCCATAGTTTTTGTATCAATAAATTTTTTTAGAGATGAATAAGAATATGGTAGTTTATCAATCCCAATTTTTTTCATTTCCAAAATAAATTTATCCTTAATTAAATTTTTTTCAGTTAATAACATTTGTTCCGTAAGTAGATTTAATTTTCCTGTAATTGATTTCGATTCATACATTATTGATTCTAGTTCAGGATAAGATTCTTCAAATTTTTTAACAATTTGACCAGCAAATGCGTTTGCCTCATCTTCATTAACTCCACCAATATTTGGGCCTTGTTTTCTTTTCAAAATTGTCATTTGGTATTCATGAACCCATTCATGTGCTAAAGTTCTCATGATATCTCTGTTTAGTCTACCTTTGGCTAGCACTTTAATCAAATTGTCCCCCCTTCTACTTCCTGTAGACATTTTTCCATATCTATCATTTAAAAACATTAATTTTAAATTTGTTTTCAAAGGATACTCTTTTTGTAGAAAATTGATAAATTTTTCTACAAAATCTTTGTTTTTTTTTAATTCCGGAGTTTCGTATTTAATGTAGACTTTCATTTACGATAAATATTCAGTAAAAAAAAACTAAAACAGATTTGATTAATTATTTATACTTAAGAATCATGTTAAGAATTTCTTCAGCAACATCACCTACATTTTCAGGTATTTGATCACCCATTACAGTTCTTATGATTTCTTTCTTTTTAATTAAAATATCATAAATCGCCGCTTCGATTGTGTTATCAAAAATAGGATAGTAAACTAATACATTTGATTTCTGACCGTATCGGTAAGCCCTGTCTTCAGCTTGTGAGTGTTCTGCCGGTACGAATGAAAGGTCGTTCATAATAACAACCTCAGCGGACGTTAATGTCAAACCAACTCCTGCGGCTTTGAGATTTCCTACAAACACTTTGATCTTTTCATCTGTTTGAAATTGGTCAACAGCTTGTTGACGAACTGAGTTAGAACAACTACCATCTAAATAAACCGCTTGTTTTCTAAAGTGTTGATAGATTGTTTGGAGTGAGTCTGTAAAGTTTGTAAAAATAATAACTTTTTTCCCTTGTTCTAAAATGTTTTCGGCAAATTCAATAGTTTGTCTTGTTTTTTCGTTGGCAATTACTTTTCTAACTTTCATTAACTTTGAAAACTGAACGGTAAGTGATGATGATTCGTCAGGATTTTTATCATACCAATCATAGTATTCGCCCATTAGATTTTCATATTCTTTTGATTGTAATCTCAAGTATACAGGTGTAATAATTTTATCAGGTAGGTCTAAAACTTCTTCTTTTAATCGTCTAAGGATTTGTTTAGAAGTTCGATCTCTTAACTCTTCTAAGTTAGAGGCTCCTGTAACATTCCATACTTTTCTATTTCCCGCTTTAAACTGATACCCTTGGCAGTATCGAATGGCGTATGCCATCCAATTCTGTGCAACAGGGCTTTCGATGATACTCAAAAGATTGTAATAATTCATAGGTCGTGAAGTCATCGGCGTTCCAGTTAACAACCATACTCTATTAATTTTTTTAACAAAACTATTAATGATTTTTGTTCTTTGTGCTTGAGCGTTCGAGATCATATGTGCCTCATCCAAAATAACCAAATCAAAATTACATTGTTCTAATAAAGTTAATTCCTTACTTTTTGGATCGTGGAAGTTTTTTAATATATCGTAATTGATAATTACAAAATCATGTTCGGTTGAAAACTTTTTTCCTTCACAAATAAAAACGGAACGATCTGAATAGTTCTCAATTTCTCTTTGCCAATTTATTTTTAATGATGCCGGACAAACAATTAATATTTTTTTTGCCTGAGTTTCAAGTGCTGCGATTATTGTTGATGTTGTATTATGTGTAACAATAGCGTTTTCAGTAACATACAATTTATCTGGTGAATTAACAGAAATACAAACTGCTTCACCAACACCTTCATATTTAATATCTTTGATATATCTACCAACTTTATATTTTTTTGGGTTATTATACAAATTAAATTTTCTTCTAAGTTTGAACGGATTCATATGTTTTGGTAATTTAATATTTACCCTATAAGATTTTTTACCTTCTTTTTTGATACCTTTATGTCTATACCAAGGTTTTCGTGATTTTTTTCTTGCAATACCACCTAAACTATTAACAATTTCAATAACATCATTACATAATTTTTCAGATGTTGTTGAAAATTCAGTCCCTTCAAAGCACCCTTTTTTACTAACTGAACAAGTTCCATCAGTATCCATCAAACCTTTTATAATTTCTAATCTTGATTCAATTGATGAATATTTGTATATGTTTGGAATAAATTTATTTTCTGATCCACAACCCATTAAATTTAATTCTTTTAAAATTTGTATAACTTCATTTCTGTGTCCATTTATTTTTGTTATTCTATAACCATACTTTGAATTATTATTTTTGATAATTTGTGTATTTTTTGGTAGAATATTTATAATATACTCAACAATTTCATCATCTTTTGTTGTAAAACTAATACCTTTTTGTGTTATACCACCATCACCTAAAATAAGACCTAATAAATATGGGTTAAGTGGTAAACTATTATGATTAAATTCTATTGGTTTTACAATAGGAATTTGCCATTTATTGTTACCATTTTTTTCTTTAAAAAATGTTTTATAGTTATATGTCCTATTTTTATTATTCTGTGAACCATTAATCCCAAGAGTTAAGTTTTCGTCTAACATTTGTTCAACCGATAATACAATAGATTCTTTATTTCTTTTATTTTTAGTATTATCACCAAAACTTCTTGATTTAACAGAAAATAAATGCTCTTTAGAAACTAAAACAGAAGAATCGTCATTAAACGTGACTCTATATAAATCTTTAATTCCTTGAGGATAAACACCTCTAACTAAACATTTTTTACCATCACTACCAATTACTTCATCACCAACAATCAAATCCCCTATTTTTTTTCTACCATTAGGGGTAAATACTCTGTTTTCAACGAATTCCGCTTTGCCAAGTCCCATATCGTCTGCCAAAATAAATCTTTTTGAACCTGCCAATTTTTCAATCGCAATTTTTTGGTGATTTAGAGGAGGACGATGAGAATACTTAGAATAATCAATTTCAACACTCTGAACGTTATGTGTTTTGATAAGTGCAGATTTAGGAACCCAAAATTCAGATAATTGATCCTTTTCAAAAAACTTACCCCAAATATGATAAGACTTTTCTTTTTCAACTAATACTTTTTCAACATAGATTTGATTTGGGATTTCTAGCAAATATTTTTCTTCAGCAAACTTTTTAGAGAAATAAGTGTCTAAGTCAACCCATTTTCTTGCAACCTTTGGTGTTGTTTCAAAATAAGAGACAATGTAATCAGCCTGAGCCCTTGTGGGATAAAACTTTTTTGAGTTTTCTTTTTTTTGTTTTAAAAAAAGTATATAGTTATTTGCACCACTATAAGAGTTAAGTAGTTCAAGAGCTTTGTGTTCAACTAAAGACGATATATTATCCAATCCAAGTCTTTTACTAAAAATAACAATAAAATAAATATTTATCAATAAAACAATATAATGAAGAGTAATGTTCCAATAACAAGACTTGGTAAATTTTTTGGAGATAAAGACTTTGAACTTGAGATTGGTATGGGTCAAGAGTGGTTAATTGGTGACATGAATTACACTTGTGTTTTATATAAAATTGATACAAACAAAATTAAAACCGATGATGTTTATGGTGAAGTTGTTAGTGACGGAATAAAATTTTTACCCCCCGTTGAGTTTAATGCTCAAGTAACTATCGCAGCCCCCGAAAACAAATTTATTGGGACATCAACAAAAATGGATCAGGTTGAGCCAGGAAACATTACAATATCGGTTTATTTGAAAACTTTACAAGATTTACAAATAGATATTGATTTTGGAGACTACGTTGGTTATTACGATAGTGAAAATTTTGTTCGTTATTATACGGTTGTTAATGATGGTCGAGTTGTATCTGATACAAAACATACGTATAAAGGGTTCAAACCTTTTTTCAAGACCATAATCGCGGCTCCTGTTGGACCAAATGAATTTAGAGGATTATAATGGCAATACCAAAGAAAGGACCTGTTAAACCTACATTACCTTTGACTTACCCAAAAACTCTTTTACCAAGAAGGGAACAAATCAAAGATATGATTACCAAAGATGGAACTTATCTTCCTAAATCGCTTCTTCATACAGATTTGGATCGTGGATTTTTGGATTTTGTAAAAGAAAAATTCAAAATTGTTTCTGAAGGAATTAATATACCTGTTGTTGATATATTAGTAACAACTCAAAATTGGTCTCAGTTTGTTGAAACATGGGACTTACAAAATATCGATAAGAACTTAGAACCACCCTTTATTACGGTTATTAGAAACCCTGAAGTTAAATACGGAAACAACCCTGCGGTGATGTATGGTATTCCTAATAGAAGAATGTATTATTATATGCAAGTACCAACATGGAATGGAAATGTTGTAGGATCTGACATTTATAAAATACCACAACCACTTCCTATCGATTTAAAATACTCAGTTGCAATAGTTTGTAATAGAATGAGAGAGGTTAATACATTAAATCAAAGAGTAATGGAAACTTTTGCTTCAAGACAAGCGTATCAAACAATAAACGGACATTATATTCCAATTATTAATGATTCATTCACGGACGAGTCTGTAATGGATTTAGAAAAAAGAAAATACTATATTCAAAAGTATGATTTTACAATGATGGGGTTTTTAATCGATGAAAATAAATTTGAGGTCAGTCCTGCGATATCAAGAACTATCCAAATGTATGAAGTAGATCAAAGACCAATAAAAAGACCCCAAAAAAAACAAGATCCTGTTCAACCACAAATAATAACACTTAACTATCCTATAGGAAACTTATCACGAGAATATTTTTTTGAATATACATGTAATTTGAATTTTCAAAACACAGTTAACATTATAAGTTATTCAGTATATATTAATGATCAGTACTATGGTGACGACGTTACATTAATTCAGATTAATACGGATGACACTTTAAAAATTGATGTTACTAAATTAAATCTTGGATTGGAATCTGAAATATCTTTTGTACAAATTTTAATTTAAAATTCTCCGTAAATATCTTTTTTTTCTTTACATTTTTCTAAAATTAAATTTTCCAAAAATTTATACATTTTAACACCTCGTTTATCACAATATTTTTTTAACACATTGTGAACTTCTGCATCTATTTTAAGATTTTTTATTTTCTTCGGATCTTTCATAACATAGGTAGAATAAAGGCAGAATAAAATCCTACCAAAGTATAAATATTTTGATCAATGTAAAGTTTTTACAAAAAATTGCAATATTTATAGTAAAAATAAATAAATAAAGACTTTTCAAAAATGCCAACAAACAGTAAAGTTTTCGTTTCACCTGGAGTATATACTTCTGAAGTTGATTTGAGTTTCGTATCTCAAAGTGTGGGAGTAACTACATTAGGTATAGTAGGTGAAACTTTAATAGGTCCAGCATTCGAACCTATTTTCATAACAAATTTCAATGAATTCCAAACAGTATTCGGAGGGACTTCACCTGAAAAATTTGTAAATACACAAATTCCAAAATTTGAGGCATCATATATTGCAAAAGCATATCTACAACAATCAAACCAATTATTTGTAACACGAATTTTAGGGTTATCAGGTTACGATGCTGGACCATCTTGGTCGATCACAACTTCGGCTAATGTTGATCCATCCACAATAGGTATTTGGTGCTTGAGTTCTATCACTAACTTCAATACCTGTGAAAATGTTTGTGTTATACCTAAAGAGTTAGTGTTTTCAGTACCTTTTACGGCTTGCACTAACTCAACTTCGACTATTGGCTTTCAAGCAAATTTTCCTTACGAAATTCAATCGATTCTCACAGAACAGTATGAAGAATTCAATGGGGATACTTCAACATTGGAAACTCAAATCAATAATTTAATTTTCAATGTAATTACAAGTAATAACCCATATTTGGCTGAGGATGAACAAATTGCTTATTTTGGATCAATTGATACTGGTGATTATAATATTTTAAATGGGGCTGGTTGGACGGCAGAAACAAATGTTTTCGAAGTTCCTTCAGTGTCATTGGATGATACTAATTTGGAGTCATCGTTTAACGATTCATGGTATTACTCTTTGTTTAATAACATGGGCAATACCAACTATACTGGTTTTTCGTTCTCTACTTTAATTTCTGGTTTAACAGCATATTTTCCTTTCCCAACACCAACACCACAGGCGAGTGCATCACCAACACCAACACCATCTGCGGTAAATCCATGTATAACTCCCTCTCCTTTTGTATCACCAACACCAACCCCAACTCCTGTGAATATACAATGTTATGCGGGAACTATTGTTGGTAAAATATACTACTTTACAGGAACGTCTTACGTTGATTACGACAATGTTGTTGTTGCGACATTAAGGTCAAGAGGTATTTCAACTTACACCACAGATACAAATCCACTTTATTCAGTAACAGGAATTACGGACGCTAGTTTGGATATGACAGGTAAATATATAGGGGTTCTTAAAAATCCCTATTTAACATTCGCAGTCAATTGTACAGACAAATTCGGAACAAATTTTTCATTCGAAACATCTTTATCACAAAACGATCCTGAATATATTAGTAAAGTATTTGGGATTTCTAATTTTCAAAAACCAAGAATCGAAGTTCCTTTGTTCAATGAAGAAGTTTTCCAATCGTGGTTAAATTATTCTTGGAGAAAGGGTTATATACGAGGCCTTAACCCCAATTTTATAGAGTTAGACTCTGCTCAAAGTGGAGACCCTAATTCGATTGGTTGGTATTTAGATAGATGGCAAACACCAGTTTCTCCATATGTTGTTTCTGAATTACGTGGTAACAAAGTTTACGATTTATTTAGATTTTATACAATTTCTGATGGTGATGCGGCAAACACTTTGATTAAAATATCGTTGATCAATCAAACCTATAATAATTTAACATTTGATGTGTTAATTCGTGACTATTTTGATACCGATGCAAACCCTGTAGTTTTAGAAAAATTTACAAATTGTACAATGGATCCTGGACAGAACAACTTTATTGCAAATAAAATTGGTACTCTTGATGGGGAATACATTTTGAATTCAAAATATGTAATGGTTGAAATGAATGAAGACGCTCCAATTGACGCACTTCCTTGCGGATTTAACGGGTTTAACTTTAGAAATTATGCAGGCGCAAAATCACCTTTCCCAATTATCAAAGGTAAATATGACTTCCCTGGTGAGGTAATTTACAATCCACCATTTGGTTTATCTTCAGGTAATGACGATTCGTTGGTAAGTCCAGGAGACAACGTGAGAAGAACTTACTTAGGTATTTCTAATAATCTAGGTTGGGATCCTGCATTTTTCGAACATGTTGGTAAGCGAAATCCTTTAAATTCTTGTGATATTGATGGTCTTCCGTTCAATTACAGATCTGCAGGTTTCCACATGGACATAAATGCAAGTGGTTTAACACTTGGTCCTGAATTTTCAACAAGTGGGTCTCCAAGATTTGTCTGTGGTAACTCTGCTTTCATAACTGAACCTGAATTACCAACAAATACATATTATAGATTATTCGCACGTAAATTCACATTCTTAGTACAAGGTGGATTTGATGGGTGGGATATATATAGAGAATACAGAACAAACGAAGATAGATTTCAAATTGGTAGAGCCGGTTATCTACGAGGAGCTTGTCCATCGAGTAGATACCCTAACGCGACGGGTTGGGGAGCTTTTAAAGAAATTTCTTTGGGAGATGGAACTCAGAATTTTGCAAACACCGACTACTACGCATACTTATTAGGACAACAAACTTTTTCGAATCCTGAAGCAGTAAATATAAATCTTTTTGTGACACCCGGTATTGATTATTTAAATAATAGTAACTTAGTTGAGGATGCAGTTCAAATGATAGAATTTAACAGAGCGGATTCTTTGTATGTATGTACAACGCCCGATTATGATTTATATTTACCAACTGTAACTGGTATCGACGGTTTCATTTACCCAACAGAAGCGGTTGATAATTTAGAAAATACAGGAATTGATTCAAACTATACGGCAACTTATTATCCGTGGGTATTGACAAGAGATAGTGTAAATAACACTCAAATTTATATCCCACCAACAGCTGAAGTAACAAGAAACTTAGCCTTAACAGATAATATTGCCTTTCCATGGTTTGCGGCAGCAGGATATACTAGAGGTATAGTTAATTGTATCAAAGCTCGTAAAAAATTGACTCAAGAGGATAGAGACATTTTATATGTTGGTAGAATTAATCCAATTGCAACTTATTCTGACGTAGGAACTGTAATATGGGGTAACAAAACACTACAATTACGAGAATCCGCTCTTGATAGAATCAATGTTAGAAGATTATTGTTACAAGCACGTAAGTTAATTTCAGCGGTTTCAGTACGATTATTGTTCGAACAGAACGACGCACAAGTTAGACAAGACTTCCTAAACGCAGTTAATCCAATTTTAGACTCAATTAGAAGAGATCGAGGTTTATTTGACTTCAGAGTTACAGTTTCAAGCGATCCTGAAGATATTGATAGAAACCAATTAACAGGAAAAATTTACATCAAACCAACAAGGTCTCTCGAATTCATTGACATTACATTCTATATTACTCCAACAGGAGCATCTTTCGAAAACATTTAGTGTGGTTAATTAAAATGAAAGGGGGACATTAGTTCCCCTTTTTTTTATTTATAGAATATTTATTATTATGGACTATAAAAAATTAGTAAGAGGTATTATATCAGAAATAATACAAGACCAACTGACACCAACAATGAAATATTATGCGTTTGACTGGGATGATAATTTAATGTATATGCCAACTTTTATCCGTCTAAAGGATGATGAAGGAAATGTTGTTGGTATGACCACAAAAGATTTTGCTAAATATAGAGAAATTGTAGGAAAAAAACCTTTTAATTATAAAGGACATACTATAATCGGTACGGCAAAAGATGATTACATAGAGTTTGGTGTAACATATGATGATCAATTTTTGATTGATTCTATGAATTCACCTGTAGGTCCTGCTTGGCCCGATTTTGTGGAGGCAGTAAATAACGGATCAATTTTTTCAATAATTACCGCAAGAGGACACACACCAAGTATATTTAAAACTACAATATATCAACTTATAAAAAAAAATAAACATGGATTAGATAAAGATAAGTTAGTAAAAAATCTTCGAAAATATCGTGAAATAAATGATGAGGAAGATTTGTCCGATGAAGAATTGATCCAATCTTATTTAGAAATGTGTAAGTATCATCCTGTCACTTTCGGTGAGGGTTCTGCTGCGAATCCTGAAGAACTTAAAGTAAGTGCGATGAAACAGTTTATGGAGTATATTAGGACACTATCTCAAAGACTACAAGAAAAGGCTTATCTGAAGAACAAAATAAGTAATCACTTTACTCCATATATTGGATTTTCAGATGATGATTTAAAAAACGTTCGAGCGATGAAAAGAAATTTTGATGATGAATCAGGATTAGATATTTATCATACAGGAGGTGGAAAAAAAACTAAATTTAAATAATTAAACCACTAAATAATAATTAATTTAAAAAAAATTCGAAGTAAATAGAAAATTTTTCAAAACTTCATATTTATAATAAAAAATAAAACAAAATTAAAAAAAAATTAAAACATGGCTGATTTGTTAATGAAAATGCCGATTCCCTACGAACCAAAAAGGGAAAACCGATGGATCCTCAGATTTCCATCGTCACTTGGAATAAATGAGTGGTATGTTGAAAGTACCTCACGCCCAAAACTTACGATTACGTCAAAAGCTATAGAGTTTCTAAACACTGAAACATATGTTGCGGGTAGATTTAAATGGGAAGCACTTCAAGTTAAATTTCGAGACCCTATTGGACCATCTGCGTCTCAAGCAATTATGGAATGGATTCGTACCTGTGCGGAGTCTGTTACAGGTCGTATGGGATATGCTGCAGGTTACAAAAAAAATGTAGATCTTGAAATGTTAGACCCAACAGGTGTTGTAGTTGAAAAATGGATATTAGAAGGGGCATTTCTTTTAGGTTACGACGGAGGAAGTCTTTCATATTCGCAAGATGGTATTGCGGGAATTACTTGTTCAATGCAAATGGATAGATGTATATTAGTTTACTAATAAAAAACATACATATTATAAAAGACCGTATACTTTACTAGTTACGGTTTTTTTTTATCTTTTTTTTAAAAAAAATGGAACAAAATGAATACACTGTAGGTCATGGGAATTTAACTCTACCACATGACGTTATTAACCTACCAACTCAAGGAGTTTATTATAAATCTAAAAAAAAATCGGTAAAAGTAGGATACCTAACGGCAGTTGATGAAAACATACTGTCGGACTTTAATGGAACACGAAGTGTTAATGAAACTATAATACTACCCCTATTAAGAAATAAACTTTTCGAACACGATTTAAGACCAGAAGAATTATTAGACGGAGATGTAGAAGCTATACTTTTATTTCTAAGAAACACCGCATTTGGGCCAGAGTATAAAGTTACCGTTGTTGACCCAAAAACCAACGAAAATTTTTCGACCTCTGTTTATTTAGACGAATTGAATTATAAAAAAGTAGAAACAAGTCCAAACGAACATGGACTTTTTGAAGTTACATTACCTGTTTCGAAAAAAAATGTAACATTAAAACTACTATCTCTAAGTGAAACAATAGACCTTAGTAAAACACTAGCCAGCTATCCCTCTTTTAGAGTGGCACCAACTATTACTACAAAATTGAATAAACATATTGTTTCTTTAGATGGTGATACAGATAGAATTAAAATATCATCGTTTGTGGAGTCAATGCCAATATTAGATTCTAAATACATCAGAAAATTTTTATATAGTAACGAACCAAGATTGGATTTATCAAAAGAAGTAATCGCCCCGTCAGGAGAAAGAGTAATGGTTGACATTACTTTTGGGGTGGAGTTTTTTCGGCCTTTCTTTGCCTTATAAAAAAACAATTTTGGATGAACTTTATTATTTTTCCAAAATATTCCGAACTCAATATTCAGAGTTTATGTCAATGCCAACTTATGTAAGAAAGTATTTAATACAAAAATTTGTTGAAGAACAAAACAAAGATTAAAAATATTTATTTAAAAAACTAAATAATGGGGGATACATTTACTAAAGCAGAGGTTGAAAAATTAGTTGCTGACGAGATTGCAAAGGCTAAAAAACAATGGATCCAAGGGGGTGTAGGATCATTAGAGGAAAAATCAGACTTACTTAACTTTAATCCAAAATTAATTAATTCTTGGACTGTCGGATTAAAAGGTATTCTAGATACAACACAATCCACTATGCAATCAGTAAGTAATGCGTTGGCTGGTGAAGGATTGAACAAAGATCCATTCCTTAAACTTTTAGATGAACAAGCAACATCCTTGTCGGCTACTATGGGTGTTGGTAAAGGAAGAATGGAAGAATTCAGACAATCTATAGCTGACGTTTCTCCAGACTTAATTAGAATGGGAATTGAACAAGAAAACGCAGTAAAAAATATAGAAAAAATGGCAGAAGGTTTAGGTGGGGCCGCAAGTATAGGTAAAGAGGCTATTGTCGAAATGAGTGCTGCCGCACAAGGTACTGGACAAGAAATAGGGACTTTAACTAAAAACTTCAGAGAGGTTGGAATATCAATATATGATGTTGGAGATGAAATGTTAAAAGTTGCCAACGCAGCAAGAAGTGCTGGAGTTTCAGTAGCAGGGGTGTCTAATTTAGTTGTATCAAATATCGGAAAATTAAATTTGTATAATTTTAACAATGGAATTGAGGGGTTAACTAAAATGTCCGTTCAAGCAGCTAGACTTGGGGTAGACATGAGTAAAGTATTCAAAATTGCCGACGATTTATTTTCTCCTGAAAAAGCGATAGAAATGTCGGCCGAACTTCAAAGATTGGGAGTTACAAGTGGTGCATTATTAGATCCGTTGAGAGCAATGGACATGGCTCAAAATGATCCGGCAGCACTACAAAATGAAATATTAAACATATCTAAAGAATTTACAAAATTTAATGAACAAACAAATAAGTTTGAAATAATGCCAGGAGCTCAAAGAAGATTACGCGAAGTTGCAGGAGCTCTTGGAATGACAGCTGATGAACTTGCCGGGATGTCTATTAAAGCCGCCGACTTTGACAAAAAAATGTCCCAAATAAAACTTCCAAGTTTTGCCGAAGGTAATAAAGAAACAAAAGAGTTGATTGCTAGCATGGCACAAATGAAGGATGGAGTTGCAACTATAAACGTTAAAGATGAGAAAACTGGAGAAGTTGTGTTAAAACAAGTCGATCAATTGACTCCCGAAGATATTACAAAATTAAAAGAATCTCAAACGGAACAAGCAAAAACTGTTGAACAATTAGCATACGATCAATTAACTCAACTACAACAAATTAATCTTGCGATAGGTGGCACAAAGGCGGCCGTTGGTTTTGGAAGGGCAACCGCAGAACCTGTTGAAAAATTATTTACTACTATGATGAAACTAAATACAGATTACGCGAGGGGTATAAATCAACCAATAACAACAGAGGGAACTAGAAAACCAATCAGTCAAGTATTAACGCCTGTAGAAGAGTCAATTAAATCTTTGCTTAAAGGAGACGAACAAGGATACCAAAAAAACTTGAGCGATTTAGTTAAAAATCTTTCAGACATGGAAACAAAAGGAAAAACAGCTATTGATGATGCTGCTACTAAAACATTCCAAGAAATGAAAAATACATTTGAAAAGGCTTACGGAGATCCAAAAAAAGTCGAGGCTTCAGGTCAAGTGACGGTAAAACATGAAGTTACTGTTAACGGAGGACCCAATACTGCAAATTTAAGTAAATCAGACTTTCAAAATGTGGCAGAAGCGGCATTCAATGACCAAGATTTTGCTAAAAGTATTTATAGTCTTATGATTGGTAAATCTCCATCAGCAGAGACTGGTACTAAAAACAAACCGCAGTAAGTGATTTAGTTGTAAAAAAAACCTCTATTATCTATTTATAAAATAAAATAATGGCAGATAGTTTTTTGTCTTTTGGTAATTCTGAATTGTTTCGAAAACAATTGTTGGTAAGAAATTTACAACCTTACAATGTTCTTGGTGCTTATACTTCACCAGGAAACCCAATAAATTTCGAAACAAATTTAACAGTAAGTAATGTTATTGACTCCCCGAATAACTATGTATCAAGCAATTTATTCGCATCGGAATTATATCCACTGAATGAATATGGGCCCGACGGCGGGTTTGGGGAACCTATTGGTGTTAATGTTACACCTATATCAGAACCAAACCAAGGACCGTATTATCCATTGAACGGAGAACAAACACAAGGATTGGTTTTATTAAACGAATTTTATATTGAATCTGCTTATGTTACAAATAAATTTGGGCCTAGTGGAGGTTACAAAGATTTGATAATTATTACAGACGTTCAAATTGGAAATAATATTTATCAACCATATTGGTATCCTAACTATTTCAATTTTTCTTCATATTCACCATTTAATATTGTTTTTCAAGATGATCCAATAGGATCAAATGGACCCTTATCCGCAGACAGTTACTTAGCAAAAATAGGAGCCGCACAATTGAAATTTGCGTTCAATGAAAGAATTGCGCAAGAAATAGAACAAGCAACGATTGGGTCAATTAATTTAGATACAATCACAGATCCATTTTCAGCTAGTCTGTTAGCAACAGGGCAACAACCATTATTTATTAGAGACTGGAGAATAACAGTTCCCGAAGGGCCTGTATTGGCAACAATTTCTTTAGCTAATAGATTGACAGGTACATATTTTCCTGTTTCATTTATACCAGGAGACTATTTCGAAGAAACAAATCCTTATACTAATCCACAACAAACCAACTCTGGATTAAATATTGTAAATAATCTAACAGGTGGTTTATTGGCTCCTATTTTAAATAAAACAAGAAATCCTTCAGAAATTTTTGTTGCAAATACTGGTAACGGGACAAGATCAGTATTATTTGCAACCCTCAACTATAATATTTATAGACCCTCGTATAACATAGGTTTTATACAAGGAATTTCGGCTTTAGCGGGAACTTTAGTTGGACAAGATACACCTGCAACAGGAACCTATTATGTAGGAAACTCGAACGTTGAACCGAGTTTAATCGATTCACCACCAAACCAAGTTCCAGTAAACCAATTCGGACAACAACAAGCCACAATTGTTTATGGGCCTCAAGAGCTTGCAATCTTATACGAAGGAAATGAAGATCAATTAAATTTCGGGCTTAAAGGAAAATCATACAGTGATGGCGGAGGAACCTCAGGACAATTAGTTTGGACATCACCCAAATATAAAGAAAATGCAGGTTTTCATGCAACAATTGGTGGTGGTGTTGGATCTTCCGATGGTGAATTTAATGAAATTTCTGCAGATTACTTAAGATATCAATCAACGGACATAGCGTTCAAACCAGGGTCTATCTTATACCAAACTCAAAAATTAGTAGAATCGGCCGATCAAGTTCAAGGACAGGCAAGATTAAAACATGTAGGTACGGCAATAAATCAAGTATCAAAAGTGTTCAATGACGGTTACAAAGAATTGACTAAAGGATCTAAAGTACTTTCATATGTTAATCAATCGGATGGTACTCAGGCTGGATTAGAGTATTGTAGAATATTCCAAAAAGATACACCATATTATACTTATGCTGATTTACAAAAAGTTGATGGTATAACAACATCAGGTAGAAAGTTTGATTATTCTATATTTGATAACACGTATAATTTAAATATTGCACCACTAAAAAATCCTGGATCCACCAATATTGTTGATGGTAAAGTAAAAAAATATATGTTTTCTTTAGAAAATTTGGCTTGGAGAACATCGGACAGACCTGGTTTTACTTACGATGATTTACCTGTTTGTGAAAAAGGACCTAATGGTGGTAGAATAATGTGGTTTCCACCGTATAACTTAAAGTTTTCTGATGACACAAAACCGGATTTTAATTCAACATCTTTTATTGGAAGACCTGAACCAATTTATACCTACAAAAATACATCAAGAACAGGTTCACTTTCTTGGACAATAGTTGTTGACTCACCATCCATGATGAACACAATTATTGAAAAACAAATGAAAGGTGCGTCAAAGGAAAGAATACAAAGTGTTGTTGACTCATTTTTTGCTGGTTGTACTAAATATGATTTATATGAGTTAGGAATTAAATTCAACACTATACCAACAAAAGATCTTTATACGTATCAACAAATACTTAATAACCCGAGATTGACAAGTGAAGAACAAATACAAGTTTATGAAAGTTTACCCATCAACCAAGAAACAACCGTCGAAGGGGATTCGTCAGGATCAGACAATACTCAAAATTCTACTAGTACAGGAACTCAAACCCAAACAAACATTCAGTACGATAAAACTAATGTAGATACTTTTGTTGGATACGCATTTTATTTTGAAAATGATATTCCAAAAGGCAATCCAGAAACTGTTGCCGCCTCACCATACGATATTTATTATAATCAATATATAGGACTACAACCAACTTATCTACAACAAGCCCCCCAAACAGTTTATGTTGGAACTGATCCATTTTCGAAAGATGGAATACCTAACTTTTTTTCTTCGGTAATACAAGGTAATTTTGAATTTATACAAACTGACTTTTTGAATAAATTAAATGAAGTATTAGTTGACAAAAAAGGTAAAGTTACAATGCAGTTAGTTGGGTCTGCTTCAGCTCCCCAAAAATTATCATATAATAAAAAATTATCTGAAAGAAGAAACGATTCGGTGAAAAAATGGTTTTTAGCTCAAAAATTAAAAGACGGTAATACACTAGAAAAATATCAATCCGATGGTTTTTTTACCATGAACTTTGATTCTGCGGGCGAACAATTGGTTATACCAAAAACACAAGAAAAACCTAAATCCCCCGATGATAATGTTGATATAAGTGTTACAACATCACAAGGTGGTCCTGTATTGAACGCCTCAGTTGACTGTACAAAAAATATAACAACAGTCTCAACAAATAACCCAACATCGGGAGATGTTGAATCTTCTAGCAAAGCTCAGTGGTATAGTATACCGGCAATGGCTTGTAGGAGAGTTTCGATTAAAAGTGTAACAATAGAAGTACCAATTACTGAACAACCACAACCAAGTCAAGCACCACCAACCCCAAAACCAACACCAGTCCCGAATATATTAACAGGCCAAACCCAAAGTATTAAACCCGAGCCAAAACTTACAGTTGAACAAAAAATCAAAGAAGGAATATCGAAAAAAATACTAAGAAATCTTTTTACTGAATGTGACTATTTCCAGGTTATAAAAGAAAGTGACCCAATGATATATGATACAATAAAAGAAAAAATTAAATTTTTTAGCCCAACTTTCCATTCAATGACACCTGAAGGTTTGAATGCTAGATTAACATTTTTACAGCAATGTACAAGACCAGGACAAACAATTCCTGTAATAGGAACGGATGGTCGACCAAAATATAATGACGCACTAAACACTACTTTTGGTGCTCCTCCTATACTAATCTTAAGAGTTGGTGACTTTTATCACACTAAGATTGTACCAACACAATTATCTATTAGTTACGATCCTCTTATTTTGGACATCAACCCTGAAGGTATCGGAGTTCAACCTATGTTGGCAAACATAACCCTGACGTTTAATATTATAGGTGGTATGGGTCTTAGAGAACCCGTACAAGAACTTCAAAATGCATTATCATTTAACTATTATGCTAATACTGAAATCTATGACGAAAGAGCCACTCCAACAGAAGACACTAGTAAATTGGACCAATATGTGGTCCAACAATTAACATCGGGTCTTCCAAATCTTAGTTCACAACAGGCGGATAATATTGCAAATAATATCCAACCAAAAAAAGGGGGAACAACTGTAGGAGTAGTAGCAAGCGCTACTGAAATGGACTATGACTCTACATTACTATCTTTACAAGACGGACTACAACTTTATTTTAAATCATATTATGAATGTATTTCTAAAATTAATAATGATTATAACTATGGTTTAGTTCAAATTGCACTTCAAGATAGGTCATATACTGAAGGAGAACTTTCTGAATACACCAATGATAAAACTAAAACAATTCTTTTTGGTAAAAGTAATGTAGATTTGGGTTATATAGATGAGTTAGTAGGAGATGTTAAAAAAGACATTGAAAAAAATGATGACCCAATATTAGAATTTTTGAAAGGAGTAAGTCAAATGACAAACAAAATAAAAAGAGAACTTGAAGATAAATTACAAAATTATGCTAACGAAAGAAAAGGCCCGATGTCTGATATCGTTACAAATAACACTTCTAATCTAATAAAAAATCAGACTAATTTAAATTTCATATTTAGACAATTGGACGTTGTAAATTCAAAATTAGATGGTGAGCTCGGATCTAATAATGAACCCGTTACATATGATTTGAGTGGTGATACTTTTTTTGGACCGGCAACAACAGAAGGAACTTTGGCAAACTTGTATACCAATAAAGTCCCTGAGGCTCTTTCTAAATTTGAATCTTTATTGGTTAGTAATAATGTTACATCCAAAGATGGATTTTATAATAAAAAAAAATCTACCATAGAAAATGGACAAGACTGCAAATTTCAAAATAAAACTGGCGTTGGTAACCAATACCCTTTCGGAGATAGTTGTGCCTATAATAGGTTTTATATCGCGATGTCCCCATTATTTACAAAAGAAGATTTATATACGAAATTTATAGAAGATTTAACAAGCGGTAATGAAATTAAAGGAAATGCAACGGTAATTGAAAAATTGAAAGAAAGATGTTTAAGTTTAAAAAATAATTATACGGAATTTCAAAAAGGATGGAGCAACATTTTTGAAAACATTGAAAAATCACAAGAGTATGATACTTTGTCCAAATTTAAACTTCCTGACACACAAATAAAAAAATGCAATTTTGTATCACCATCGACAACCAATCTAAACGATAAGAACAAAAAATTGAAAGATTTATATAGCAGTGTAAATCTTAATGACAATAAAAAAACCTTCAATGGTAAAGTAACTTTTAACTAAAATGGCACTTCAATATTGGAACAGATATACTGATTTTTTGATAAACGGAGAACAAAATGTTGTACCATTTGTATTGATTCCGTCAAAAACATCCGATAAAAATTATATTTTTATAATTGGTCAATCTCGATTGGATAAAATTTCTCAACAATTTTATGGGACACCATACTTTGGATGGTTGATACAGGTTGCAAATCCACAATACTCGGGAAGTGAATACTCAATACCCGATGGCGCAGTATTAACAGTTCCTTATCCATTAGTGGCTTCATTACAAGATTATAAAAACGCACTAGATAACTACTTTTTTTATTATGGCAGATAACGGGGAAAATATACTTGTTGAATTTGACTACGATAACATAGCTTTAATTGATCCCAACAAACTTATTGATCAAGAGGGTAACGTAAAAGACCGACTTGTAAAACAAGAAGATTTAATTTTTTACGCCAACTTGGAGTGCAACGTTTTGCCAAGAACAAAATTAGCGGTTGGCTCTGCAATGAATGACCAACAGAGAACAATTTCTGTTGGTAAAATTAACTTTTTAAATCCTGGTCATAAAAAATTTTTAGATACCGCATGGTCTGATGAATTGACAGGAAAAAATACATTACAAGGTCAAGGAGTTAATCAACCTAAATTAACCTCCGTTAAAAATCCAAATAAAAGTGATGATTATTACATAACTCAAAATCTTTGGTCAAACGGACGACCAGGCGCAGTAGACAACGGTTTTTTGGGTATTACAAATATTAGATTTTCACTTGGTACAGACTTTTTACCAGTTATAGACATTGAGTTAGAAGATGTAAAAGGAAGAGCTCTTTTCGAAGGAGGAAACAACTCCCCTTATTCGGCGTTTTTTCAACTACCTTATCCACAATTTACACTAACAATGAAAGGTTACTATGGAAAAGCCGTAAAGTTTCCTATAATGTTGCAAAGTTTTTCTTCTAAATTTAATTCAACAACACATAATTTTGATATAACTCTAAAATTTTATGGATATAAATATACTTTACTTTCATATGTAAATTTTGGATCTCTTATGGCAGTTCCACATATGTATAATAATGTAGTAAATTTGGCCTCTGCTAGTAAAACTCAAGGATCACAAACAAAAGAAGAATCAATTCAGAAACCGAAAATTGTAAGTAGGGGATATCAAAAAATGAAAGAAATTTATTCGGATTATAAATCAAAAGGATTAATACCGGATAATTTTCCCGAGTTAACTCTCAATCAATTGAATTTTAGATTACAAAAATTCATTGACAATGTTTTGAATGATTTTGCTAAAGAAAATTTAGGTGTTCTTACCGAAATGACAAATTATACAAATGCACTTACACTATACCAACAAAAAGTTTTTTTATATGGATCATCTTGGTTCAATACTTACATGGACACTAAAGTTCCGATAGTCTTAAACAGCGGACAAAATTTATATTTTTTTAAAACAGAATATGATGCTCAAAAAAGGGAGACTGCAATAACTGAACTTAATGGAATTATTTTAGAGAACAACAAAAGACTCAATGAAAACAGTGTTTTTGGAGAAAAAGGTTCGTATACAGTTGGAACAAAAGTAGTTCAAAGTAAAATTTCTGTACCGATTGACATTAAAACTTTTACAAAAAAAGAACTTATCACCAATGTAGACATAGAAAAAAGTTTCAGAAATGTACCAAACTCACCAAAAGGACAGCTTTCACCGGCTAACACACCAATATCAAGCGTCACGTCCACTGATATTGCATACCAAATTTATAAAGGAACACTCGAAGATTTATTTAAATTGGTTGATGGAGTTTTTTATTTTTTCGAAGGCCCAAAATCTTTCATGTCAATTACAGACAATATTGGAAAATCCGCACAAAAGTTTAGAACCCAAATCGAACAACAAATTACTGAAAATTTGGCTTCTAAATTCAATTCTCAAGGTAAAGGAAGTTTGGGATTCACACCTTCAATTAGAAATATTTTAGCGGTTTTTTATTGTCAAGGTGAGGCTTTTTTAAGACTTATGGATGAAGTTCACAAAAAGGCTTGGGAACAAAGAGAAAATCCTTACAGAAAAGCCGCAATATTTGGAAACCAAACTACTGCACCAAGCGTTGACATCAAAGGATCAACACAAAACAATGAACCAATTTATCCTTGGCCCCAAGTAATTCAAGAAACTGTTGGCGACGATAATCAAGAAAAATTTCAAATTATTTATCCGGGCGCACAAAATGTCGCAAATTCATATCGAGCTTATAATCCCGAAATTTGGCCTGAAGTAGAATTTGTTGAACAGTTTATAAAAGGTTATACACAAAGACAAAATGACGCTGACAAATCTGCGGCTGAATTTAATGAACTTGATTCCCAACCATCAAGAATTTCACTTAATGGTATTGATTTTCCAATTTCCAATGAAGTATTTCAAAATAAAGAAGAATCTAAATATTTTTATGAAATATATGAAAGGATTATTCTAAATTCATATTTTAGTAGACTAAACAGAAAATCAGGTTATGATTTATCTATATACGAAGCAGAAGGTGATGATGAAGCCGTGAATATTCTAAAAAGTTTGGGGCAAGATAATCCTTTTTTGGCTAAAACAATAAAAGAATATCTTTTGGATAGCAACAACTATGTCCCATTTTTAAGACACATTTCCAATCAAGGACAAGGTGAAAGTTGGCAATCTTTTATAAGAGGACAATTTGTAACTAATTATATCAAAAATGACGTTGAAAATCCTAATGTTTTATTTAACGAGGACATTATAATCTCAACAAAATCCCAACCGAATGTTTCGGTAAGTAATCCGAAAAACATAACCAACCTAACTAAATATTTTGAAAATTCATCTGTATCGAATACTTTTGAATTTGGAGACACATATCCTATAACTGATTTGAAATGGGATAAAAAAAACTTGGCGGATGGTAAATCTTTGAATAACGCAAATGAAGTTTTCGACACTCAAAAAGTTTTAAATTACAATACCGTTCAGTTAACAATTACAAATTTCACGGAAGATAACGATGATAACAAAGTAAGACCTTTTACCCACTTTAATTTTTTAGATCTAAATGTAAATTCTAGTATTTCAAACTTGAAAAGTTTTTATAAAGATAGACAACTTAAAGATCAATTAATTACAGAAGGAAATATTTTATATGAAAACTATAATGAAAATATAACTCAAACCCAAACAACTTCTATGTTAAACACCCCATATTTTATTAATGCTATACAACAAGGGGTATTTAATTTTAGATATAAACAAAATGATCCTTATCCATACAAAACTGCGGCTTACTTATTCCTTAATAGTTTACCTTTAGGAACTTTAAGAGAAAAATACAAAACATTTGATGGTCAAGCAATTACAGATTTGAGTTATATTTTAGCAACAATAAAAAAATTCGGTGCGGTTCATAAGTTACCCTATGCTTGGATTTTAAAGTACGGTTCTATTTGGCATAGATATAAAATTTATGATAATACAGGAAAAGATTTTATAGACGATGTTTGGAAAGACTTTAATTATTTAGAAAATTGGGATCCAGGGTTTTCATCATCCACAAAAACTTTTAATCTAAATATTGATGGTAATCAAAAAAATTTAGTGTTACAACAAACCACGGGGAATAAGCCATTTACCGACATGACAACGGGATTTTATCCGCAGACACTGGACGACTTCAACGTTTTTTTACAAGGACTAAAACTTTTTAGCGGTCAAACACAAGTTTCAGGTATTGCAAAAACTCGAAGTATCAGTGGTAATTGCAATGTTTTTACTGTGACTGGTACATGTTCGTCATCGGGGAATGTGTTGAGTGTAAGTTCTATAACTAAAAATTTAATTACGGTTGGAGATCAGTTGAAAATTACGATTGGGAATACAATTATTAATTTAATTGTTAATAGTTTTGGGCCTAATACAAGTGGGGGAACTGGAACCTATAACATTACACCAGGATTAACATCGAATGTAACAAGTTTCATTCTTAATAGTTATGTTAGTGTCAGTGGCTTAACTTTAAATTCTTTGGGTACAGGAAGTATCCTATCGGGATCAACAATCAATCCTGCGATAACGATTCAAACTCAATATAGTGGGCCATCAAATTCTAATGGTATTTATAAATTAAACACTTATACCGCAAACACTACAACATCAGACTTCAGAGTTCTCAATCCCCCTTTACAGGTTGATCAAATATATAGTAATGTTTTAACGCAAGGACAAATTATAAATGGACCCAATTTCAATGGGGATATAACAATTATAAGTCAAATTTCAGGAACCACAGGTGGTAAGGGTATTTACTTGATTTCATCTAATCAAGCTGATTCAGTAACTTCACCATTTGTTGTCCAAAATCAATACATACAAGGAATATCTTCGGGATCAATACAACCACTTTTAGATAACAAAAAGTTGATTATGTTTAATACCTTGGACTCTACAATATATGGATCGATTGGTTTTGACCCATCTAACAAGTTAAGAACAATGAGAATATCGCCATATTCCGTTGTTGTAAGAACTACGGATACTACAGGTTACTATGTCTTACCATCTTTCGGTACAAACATTAATCAAGCAAAAGACGAGACTTTCCGAAACGGTAACATGAAAAAAGAACTATTTGATAACCCATCTATGTTCAACGGAACTGTAAGGTTATTTTGGAATGCTCCACAATATGGATGGTTCAATAATTCACAAGTCAAAAAAAATAATCCAATTACATATTTAAAACAAATTCTTAACGAACAAAAAGATCAACAAAACTTTTTGATTACTGGAAAACAAAATGACTATACAAATTTTGAAGAGTTGTTTACAACTTTTGACATTAAAACTTTGGATTTATTTGAATCAGAATTTTTAAATTTTAGTAGATCTATATACGACTATGTCGACACACTACCACCTACAACAAATTCTGAATCATTAACACAATTAAATGTTATGAAAAATCAGGATGGGTCCTACACACAAGTAAGTAATAATCAACCGAACTTCAAAACAATAGTTAGTGACCAAACATATAAAAATTTTCAGGGACTGATGAGAGAACTCCTGAAAATTCAAACGCCAACAGGAACTTCGCCAGAAACGAAACTCACAGAAATAATCGCAAGTCAAAATACTCAGTTTCAACAAGTCTTATCAGGTTTCATGAACTATGATATAGTTTTCAAATTTGGTAACCCAACACAGTTTAACAGAAGATTGTATCTGACTTTTTCGACAAGATTTTTAGAAGATCCATTTATATATGGTCCGTACGAAAATGGAACACTTCCGCCTCAAGTATCGTTATCGGCATCGCAACAGCAAAGTCCTGAGACATGGAAAAAATTATTAAACTATGTTGGGACATCATCAATTCCTGAATTGGAATATAAAAATAATGGATCTTACATTACTGATTTTTTTATTGATATGAACGTGCAGTTTAATGAAAAAAATGTTGAAGACTTTGCACCTATTATTAAACTTTACGCTAGCGAAAAATTAAAAAAGAATAATTTAAATCTAACATCTTTCTACAATTTAATGGATAGTTATATTATAGAATCTGATAATTATATTGGTAATGTAATTAATGTTATGTTACCACAAGTTAGAAAAAACTTACCTTCAGTTCTAATAAATCAAGAATTTGCCGAAAATAGGGCTAATTTGGAAGCCGGATTTACGGAACAAACAAGAACTGAACTATGGGAAACATTCAAGGCTTTAAACGATAGTTGGATTGCGGGTTTTGATTTCCAAAACAAAACACTTTTTGAGGATGTGATGCTGGTTGACCGGGCAAGTAGAAATGTTGGAGATAAAATTATTGTTGACATTTTTTTAATCCAAGATCTTATAAAAGATGGAAGTTATAAAAACACTTTGTTAGATATGATTACGACTATTTTAGTTCAGAATAACTTTCAATATTTTATGTTGCCATCATATGTTAATTTTTACAACGTACAAGACACGCAAAAAAACCCAACACCAAGACCTGATGGAACATTAGAATTTGGTAACACACTTTTTGGAACGTTTTTGAATGTTGACTATAGAAACAGTTCTCCCAAATTTTTATGCTACTATGCAAATAAACCAAGCGAACACTTAGACATGAAAGATAATATAGATTATAGATATAGAGATGATGCGTTTGATTTGAGAAGGGCTAGTGATAATCCTTTGCAAGAAAATCAGTCTTATAAAAAAGATTGGGACAAATCAAATAAAGTTGTTGGATTTAATGTCGACATTACAAGACCAAACCAACAAATTTTCAAAAGTTTTGCTGTAAATCAAACACCTGGTAAACCGACCGCTGAGTCACTAGAAATGCTAAATCAGATGGCAAATTTAGGTGGAAACAGAAGATCTACAACACAGTCAGTGTCTTTATATAATTTATATAAAAATAGAAGTTATGAATGTAGTGTGGATATGATGGGTTGTGCTTTGATACAACCTATGATGTATTTTAATATAAGAAATGTTCCAATGTTTTCAGGACCTTATATGATTACCAAAATCACACACGATATATCTGAGGAAAATTTTACTACTAATTTTCAAGGAACAAGACAACCTTTTTACTCTCTTCCAAAAATTGATAATTTTTTACAAACACTTAATATTAAAATTTTAGAAACAATTCAAACAAGAATCCAACAGAACGAGAAAAAAGAAAGAGAAAGTTCCAAAAATGTATTAGCACAAAAAGATAATATTTTGTCTAATATTAAATCAGAGGAAACATTAACTAAAAATCAAGATTGTGTTGAAAATATAAATCCTATATACTTAAAGTATACTGGACTCGATACACCGAAACCAACCACACAAACTATAAAACAGTTATTCGAACAGATTAAAAAACAGTTAATTGCAAGCGGTTATTCGGCAACAGGTGAAACAACTGCTGTTATTGCAAACATGGCCTTTAGTTTTGTATATGTAGATTCAGGTAAAGAAAACGGTATATTTTCATACGAGCATAATTACAATACAATAAACCTTAAAGAAATATACGGACCGAACTTTATTAATTTAATCAAGAAAAATTATTTTTGTGTTACAAGAGGAACAAATTCAAATTTACCAATTGCTGCTTTTAATTCGTTTGAAGATTTTGTAAAATTTCTTGTAGATAAAACTAGTCCAATCTTAACTTTATTAAAAGCAGAACAAAATAATTTTGATTTTAACACTAGAGAAGGTGTTTCTTCGGCTATTGCAAAAATGTATGTATTAAATTACCCGGTCGAACAACCACCTAATGTTTACACCACACTAACCGAACAAGAAAAATTAAGTTTAAGAGATGAGTTCCTAAAAGCTAACAATGCTTTTTTAACAGTTCAAACTTTTACAATAACATGATATTTATAAATAAAAAACGATATGAGTACAAAAATGATATTGGATAATTATCTTGGTAAAAACACAAGAGTTTCCGAGAAAGACATGGGTGACGGAACTAAACAAGTTTGTGACCTTGATACTGGAGATTGTTACACAGTTCGAATAAAAGACGGTTTAATTGAACGAGTTGACAATACTATGAAAACATTCAAAAAAATACAAGTAGAAACCAACCATGGTATAAAAACTTTACTAAACGGATAAAATGAAATTAGACGAAAAAATATTAAATGAACTTGCTAGATATAGGTCTATCAACAATTACATAATGGAACAAGAGGTTCCACCACCACCCGCAGAACCAGCTGCGGATCCGTTAGCGGCAGGAGCACCACCCGTAGATCCAGCAGCGGCAGGAGCACCACCCACACCGCCAGCCGAAGCTGAGGGGGCACCTATAGATCCTAAAACAGATCCTGATGTTGAAGAAGTACCAGTCGAAGGGGAGGAAGGGGCCGAAGGAGAAACTGAAGAACTTGACATAACAGACTTGGTTGATTCACAAAAAACGATGGCAGATAAACAAGAAGAATATTTTACTAATTTGTTCGACCAAATAAAAAAAATGGAAGAAAAATTGGCGGAAATGGATTCTATTGTCTCTAAACTTGACACATTAGACACAAAGGTCGAAAAATATAGACCAAAGACGGCTCAAGAAAAATTACAACTAAGATCACTAGACTCAGGGCCATTCAAACAAAATTTGGCCGACTTTTTCCAAGATAAACAACAAGAAATGGAGAAAACGGGAAAAAATGAGTACGTACTAACACAAGATGAAGTTGAAAGTTTTAGCCCATCTGAAATTGAAAAATCTTTCAATGAACCGATGGACGATGAAGACGACATATTATTGAACAAATATAACTCTTAATTTTTTCAACACCAATTGACAAAACCTTTCTATATACTTATACTTTTTTACACATAAACTTTAAATTTTTAATTACACATGGCGACAAATTCACTAAACGCAGTACTTGCGCAGTACGAAAAATCACAAAGTAGTTCTAACACTACATTAAAAATGTCATCTGAAGACCGAATGAAGAAATACTTTGCGGCTCTTTTGAAAGACAATGAAAAACAAGGACAAAGAAAACTTAGAATCTTACCAACGTCCGACGGATCTTCACCGTTTAAAGAAGTATGGTTCCACGAAGTTCAAGTGGACGGAAAATGGCAAAAATTTTATGATCCATCAAAAAATGATAATGAGCGTTCACCCTTGAATGAGGTTTATGAAGAACTTATATCAACGGGTAGAGAGTCTGATAAAGAACTTGCAAAACAATACAAAGCTCGGAAGTTTTACATTGTTAAAGTTATTGATCGTGACAACGAACAAGACGGAGTAAAATTTTGGCGTTTCAAACACAACTACAAACAAGAAGGAATCCTTGACAAAATTATTCCTATTTGGAAGGCTAAAGGTGATATTACAGATCCTGATAATGGTCGAGACCTTATTTTAGAATTGACTAAAGCAAAAACTCCGAAAGGAGCGACTTATACGGTAATTCAAACAGTAATGTATGACGATCCATCATCAATTTCAAATGATGTCACTCAAGGTAAAGAATGGGTTGAGGACGGAATGACTTGGGAAGATGTATACTCTAAAAAACCTGTTGAATATCTCGAAGCAATTGCACGAGGAGAAACTCCACGTTGGGACTCAGAAAAAGGTGGGTATGTTTATTCGAATGATGAAACTTCAGAAGTTTCTTTAGGAGGAAAATCAACTTCTAAACTAATTAACGAAGTCAATGACCCACAGTTAGAAGACGAAATCGACGAACAATTACCGTTTTAATCACACAAAAAATTGGGTACTTTTTATATACAAAGTGCCCTTTTTTGTTTATATTTTTAAAAAACAAATTATGAACCCTTTTATGGTAGAAAAATTACAAGAAGCCCTTGTAAAAAAATATGAGGCAGAAATCGCAGATGCAGAAGCAAGACTTTATATTTATTTCACAAATCCTGTTGGTATTGGAGAACATCCACAACATACAGAAGAAATGGATAACTTAGTTGAGCAGATGACAAATGCAAAAGATAAGTTAGAAACAATCGCAAATTTTAAAATTCACGGACTATAATGGCTCTTAAGAAAAATGACTTTACTTCGATAAAAAAGAAGTTCTCTGCGGACGCAAAATATAAACCACAAAGATTTTTTGATCTTGGTTCAGAATTCCTTGATGCGGTTGGATTACCTGGTCCTGCAATAGGACACTTGAATATGTTGCTCGGTCACTCGGATACAGGAAAAACTACTGCACTTATTAAAACTGCAGTTGACGCACAAAAAAAGGGTATTCTTCCTGTTTTTATTATTACTGAACAGAAGTGGTCTTTTGAACACTCCAAACTTATGGGACTTGACTGTGAAGAAGTGGTAGATGAAGAAACGGGTGAATTAACATGGGATGGATTTTTCTTATTTAATAATAACTTCGACTACATTGAACAAATTACGGAATATATAAACGATTTATTGGATGCACAAGAAAAAGGTGAGTTAGATTATTCACTTTGTATAGTGTGGGATTCAGTCGGATCAGTTCCATGTAAAATGACTTATGAAGGGCGAGGTGGAAAACAACACAATGCAGCAGCATTGGCCGACAAAATCGGTATGGGTATTAACCAAAGAATTTCAGGATCTCGTAAATCAGATTCCAAACACGAAAATACTTTGATAGTGGTTAACCAACCATGGGTAGAGTTGCCCGATAATCCTTTTGGTCAACCAAAAATTAAGGCAAAAGGTGGTGAAGCAATTTGGTTAAATTCCTCTTTGGTGTTCTTATTTGGTAATCAAAAAGGTGCTGGTACAACAAAGATCACAGCAACAAAAGATAAGAGGACTGTAAAGTTTGCTTCAAGGACAAAAGTGTCAGTTATGAAAAACCACATTAATGGTCTTGGTTTTGAAGACGGAAGAATTATTGTAACTCCCCACGGATTTTTACCCGGTAAAGATACAACCGAAGAAAAGGCATCAATAGAAAAGTATAAGAAAGAGTATGCTGACTATTGGAAAGATATAATCGGAGTTGATGGTGACTTTGATCTGAAAACAGAAAAAGAAGAAGTAGAGTAGAAATCATTTAATTTTCAGGAAGTGTCCAAAACATTATTAGTAGATGGAAATAATTTATTGAAAATTGGATTTCATGGTGTTAGAGATTTCTATCATAATGGAAAACATGTTGGTGGTGTATGGCACTTTATAAACACTCTTCGCAAATTCCTCGAAGAACATAACTACAATAAAGTTGTTGTTCTTTGGGACTCTAAAACTTCATCGACTCAGAGAAGATTAATTTATCCCAAGTATAAGTTAAACCGTAAATCATCTGAAACGGAATTGAAAGAAGAATCTTTTTTGGAACAAAAACAAAGGGTTAAACAATACCTTGAGGAGATGTTTGTAAGACAACTGGAGACAGAACATGCAGAAGCTGATGACTTAATTGCTCAGTACTGCAAAGTCTCTTTAGACGAAGAAAAAACAATCTTTTCGAGTGACAGAGATTTGACTCAACTGATTGACGAAAAAGTTTCGATTTATTCACCATCCACAAAAAAATATTATAAGTTGGGAGATAAAATAAAACTTCACGATATCGAAGTCCCTCACTATAATGTTAAAACAATTAAAATACTCACAGGAGATATCTCCGACAATATTGATGGTATATTCTATCTTGGTGAGAAAACTTTAATTAAAATGTTTCCTGAGTTACTTGAACAACATGTTGAATTAGTATATATTTTACAAAAGAGTGAAAAACTTTTAAAAGAAGAAAAAGAAAACGTTGTTCTTCATAACCTCCTCAGTGGGAAAACAAAAGAGGGTATTTTTGGTGATGAGTTTTTTGTAATCAACGAAAAACTTGTTAACTTGGATAACCCCCTTTTAAATGAAGAGGAAAAAGAATTAGTTGGACTATATTACTCAGAGTCGATGGATCCCGACGGAAGAGGGTATAGAAATCTAATTCGAATGATGATGGAGGACGGGTTTTTTAAATACTTACCGAAGGGTGACGACGCTTGGGTAAGTTTTTTAAAACCATTCCTAAAATTAACAAGAAAAGAAAAACAAAAATTTAGAAATAACAAAAATAAAACAAACAAATGAAAGACCAGGATATAACAAAATTAGAATTTTTGTTAATGTGTAATAACAACATTGTAGTTCAACGATTTTTTAATGTTAGAGGGTTTAATAAGAACGCTCATAAATCTGAAGAGTTTTATGAACACATTACAAGTTTATGTAATGAACTCAAGTATGATTTAAAAATGAGATCGGTAACTTATATGTTAGATAATCAATATGAAATTTTTGAGAATCCTAATGTGTTAGACACATCAATTACTGAAGGTCCTGAAAATTTTAACTTGATAATTAAACTTGGAGACATGACAATTTGTCAGCGTGAGTTTGATGCTAAAGTTTATCCTCCAAAGGTCAGATATACCGTAGACCTACGGCCAAAGTTAAAAAACATACTTGCGTCACTTACTGACATTTTTTCAGGTAAAAAATATAATTATTTTTATTCTGAATTTATTAAAAACTAAGACTATTTATTTTTACCAACAGGAAAAAAACATATGGCGACAAGTAAAAATTTTGAGTATTTAGGAAACACTTTTCAATTACAACTATTAAATCAAATTATTGTAGATAAAGACTTTTCACACTCCATTCTTGATGTTATCGAAAACAGTTATTTTGAAAACAAGTATTTTAAAATATTAATTCAAATGGTAAAAGAGTATTACCTAAAATACGATCACACACCGTCTTTTGAAACACTTGAACAAATAAGCAAATCTGAACTACAACAGGCAACGGCATCGAAGATTGTCTTAGACACAATTAAAAAAATTAAAGATGCACCTATTGATGGAGTAGGTTTTGTTCAAGAAAAAGCATTGAAATTCTGTAAACAACAAGAACTTCAAAAGGTTATGGGAAAAGCACAGAAGATCATTGATGGGGGCGAGTTTGAAAACTATGACACTCTCGAAGAAATGGTAAAAACGGCCCTTCAGGTCGGAGCAAAAGATACGTCAATGTTAGACGTATTCTCAAACCTTGATCAAGTTCTCGAAGATGATTATAGACATCCTATACCTATGGGTATATCTGGAATTGACAGACTATTAAAAGGTGGTTTGGCTAAAGGTGAAATCGGAGTTATTTTAGCACCAACTGGTGTTGGAAAATCTACGGTACTAACCAAAATCTCAAACCACGCATTTAACCTTGGTTTCAATGTTTTACAAATCTTTTTCGAAGACAACCCAAAAGTAATACAAAGAAAACACTTCACATTATGGACAAAGATTCATCCTGATGATTTGTCAGAAAAAAAGAAAGATGTTATGAATACGGTTACAGAGATCCACGACAAGATGCCAAACAAACTTATTTTGAAAAAACTTCCATCTGATACACTCACGATGTTACAAATTAAAAATCAAATTAGAAAAATGGTTTCCGAAGGAATTAAAATTGATATGGTTGTTTTAGACTATATTGATTGTATTGTTCCTGACAAAAACTTAGGTGATGAGTGGAAAAGTGAAGGATCTGTTATGAGAGCATTCGAGGCTATGTGTCACGAAATGAACTTAGTTGGATGGACCGCAACTCAAGGAAATAGGTCATCAATATCTTCAGAACTTGTAACGACCGATCAAATGGGTGGATCAATTAAAAAAGCACAAGTCGGACATGTTATTATCTCGGTGGCTAAAACGTTGCAACAAAAAGAATTAAAGTTGGCAACCATCGCGATAACAAAGTCTCGAATAGGTGATGATGGGGTAGTGTTTGAAAATTGTAAATTTGATAATGCAATGATTGAAATTGATACTGAAAGCTCTATGACTTTCTTAGGGTTAGAAGAACAAAAAGAGGAAAGACAAAGACAAAGAGTTAGAGAGTTACTTGAAAAAAGGAAACAAAAGGACTCCCAAAATCAAACAAATAATTAATTAAAAAAAAATTAAAATGGATATTTCGCAAAGAATATTAAGTGATATCACGGTGTATATGAAATACGCAAAGTTTCTTCCTGAAAAAAACAGACGAGAAACGTGGGAAGAACTGGTGACAAGAAACAAACAAATGCACCAAAAGAAATACCCACAAATTAAAGATGAGATCGAAGAAGTTTATCAAATGGTATATGATAAAAAAATCTTACCTTCAATGAGATCTTTACAATTTGGTGGAAAACCAATTGAAATCTCACCAAACCGAATTTATAACTGTGCATACATGCCAATTGACCACTTTGATGCATTTTCAGAAACAATGTTTTTATTGTTAGGTGGTACAGGTGTAGGATTTTCAGTTCAAAAACATCACGTAGAAAAACTACCTGAAATTAAAAAACCGAATCCAAATAGAACAAGAAGATATTTAATCGGGGATAGCATTGAAGGGTGGGCTGATGCAATCAAAGTATTGATCGAATCTTATTTAGGTGTTAAATCATCAACACCAATTTTTGACTTTTCAGATATCCGTCAAAAGGGTGCATTGTTGGTTACATCAGGAGGAAAAGCTCCTGGACCACAACCATTAAAAGATTGTATTCATAACATTATCAAAGTATTTGAAAACAAAGTTGACGGTGAAAAACTCTCACCTATTGAAACCCACGATATTATTTGCCATATTGCAGATTCAGTATTAGCAGGTGGTATTCGCAGAGCGGCTTTGATTTCACTATTCTCGGCAGATGATGATGAAATGATTTCTTGTAAGTCTGGAGGTTGGTGGGAATCAAATCCCCAAAGAGGTAGAGCAAATAACTCAGCAGTTCTTCTTCGTCACAAAGTTACTAAAGATTATTTTATGGACCTTTGGAAACGAATCGAGTTGTCAGGAGCGGGAGAACCTGGAATCTATTTATCAAACGATAAAGACTGGGGAACTAATCCTTGTTGTGAAATCGGTCTTCGTCCCTATCAGTTCTGTAACTTGTGTGAGGTAAATGCGTCTGACATCGAATCTCAAGAAGACTTTGAAAAAAGAGTTAAAGGGGCGGCATTTATCGGGACACTCCAAGCAGGTTACACAGATTTCCACTATCTTCGTGATGTTTGGAAAAGAACAACCGAAAAAGACGCTCTTATCGGAGTTGGTATGACAGGTATTGGATCAGGTGTTGTTTTGGGTTATGATATGAAAGCTGCGGCGATTGCTGTTAAACAAGAAAATGAAAGAGTTGTTAATCTTATTGGAATCAACAAGGCGGCAAGAACAACAACTGTTAAACCATCAGGAACTTCATCTTTGGTTTTAGGTACATCTTCAGGTATTCACGCTTGGCATAATAATTTCTATTTAAGAAGAATTCGTGTTGGTAAAAACGAAGCAATCTATTCTTACTTGGCAATCAATCACCCTCAGTTAGTTGAAGATGAGTTCTTTAGACCTCATGACACTGCGGTAATTACAATCCCACAAAAGTCACCTGAAGGATCTATTTTTCGTCACGAGTCAGTATTCCAAATGTTGGAACGTGTTAAAAAAGTATCTCAAGAGTGGATCAAATTTGGACACAGAGGAGGTCAAAACTCACACAACGTATCAGCGACGGTTTCAATTAAAGAAGACGAGTGGGATTTAGTTGGGGATTGGATGTGGAACAACAGAAAATTTTATAATGGTTTATCTGTGTTACCATATAATGGAGGAACATACACTCAAGCACCATTTGAAGATTGTACAGAAGAAGATTTCGACCGCTTGATTAAAACATTATCAGATGTAGATTTAACAAAAGTAATCGAATTACAAGATAATACAAACCTTAGTGGTGAAGCCGCTTGTGCGGGTGGAGCTTGTGAAATAGTATAATCATGACAGTAAGCGCATCAAACGATTGGATACAACAGTTATATGTTCAGGAGACAACAAAAAAATATCCTGAACCTGACTTTTATAAAGATGAAAACAACAAGATCGTAATGACAGAATCGTATCATATTAAAAGAGGGAGTTGTTGTGGGTCTCGTTGTAAGCATTGTCCATACGAACCTTTATATAAAAAAGGAGAATCATTACTTCGGTAGTGATTTTTTTATATGGTAATATTTATAAATAAAAAATATTATAGTCAAAGAAATTTAAGAAGACTCGGAAGAACTCCTGTTGTTATGGTTGAAAGTGTTGAATCCTACAGACAAAGACAATATAGAAGAAGATAAATAAAATTTAACCCTCCTATAACAGGAGGGTTTTTTATTTATATATTTTTTACTTAAAAAAAACCTAAGTTATATTTATATGTGATATGGCAAATGGTATTACTTATGGTATTTCTTTCCCTTTTGTGGATTCGTTTACTGGAAGGTATTTGGACGTTACAAGTACTACAGAAACTGAAATTAGATCAAATCTTGTCCACTTACTTTTAACAAGAAAAGGCTCAAGATATTATTTACCAAATTTCGGTACTAGATTATATGAATATATTTTCGAACCTTTAGATGGACCAACCTTTTCCGATATAGAATCTGAAATACGAGATACGGTCAAAACTTACATGCCAAATTTACAAGTAACAAATATAACTGTGGAACCTGCTTCTGCTGGTTTAGAAAACAAAGGTTACACCGTAAATAGTTCAGGAGAAAGAGAGTTCAAAGTAACAAACATCGCTAATTTAGAACACACCGCAAGAATCAAAATTGATTACAAAATTACAGATTCAGCCTTCGAATCTCAAGATTTTGTTATCCTTAATATTTAATGAATATGGCAGAAAAAAAAATATCATACGTAGCTAGAGACTTCCAAGGAGTTAGAACTGAACTTATAAATTTTACAAGAACGTACTATCCAGATTTAGTTCAAAATTTCAACGACGCCGGTATTTTTTCAGTAATGTTGGATTTGAATGCTGCCGTGACAGATAATTTGAATTACCAGATAGACAGAAGTATTCAAGAAACCGTATTACAATTTGCCCAACAAAAAAACTCTGTATACAATATTGCAAGAACTTACGGATTGAAAGTGCCGGGTCAAAGACCTTCAGTTGGATTAGTAGATTTTTCAATTACCGTTCCAGCTTTTGGAGATAGAGAAGATCTGAGATATTGTGGAATTTTGAGAAGAGGGTCTTTAGTTAATGGCGCTGGACAACCATTTGAAACAGTCTACGATATTGATTTTGCGTCACCAATAAACGCTGAAGGGTCACCTAATAGAGTTAAAATTCCAAATTTTGACTCGAGTGGAAAACTAATTAATTATACTATTGTAAAAAGAGAAGTAGTTGTAAATGGAGTTACAAAAGTTTTCAAAAGAGTTATAACACCAAATGATGTTAAACCTTATTTAGAATTGTTTCTTCCTGAAAAAAATATTCTCAATATAACAAGTGTTTTGTTAAAACCTGGAACACAATATTCAACAACACCAAGCCCACAAGATTTTTTAAGTTTGGGTTTAGACAGGTGGTATGAAGTGGACGCCTTAGTTCAAGATAGAATTTTTGTTGAAGACCCAACTAAAGTTTCTGATCAACCAGGTATTAAAGTTGGAAGATACATAACGACATCGAATAAATTTATTTCTGAATATACACCTCAAGGTTTTTGTAAATTAACTTTTGGTGGAGGAAATATTTCTGCTGAAGAACAACTTCGAGAATTTGCAAGAGACGGCAAAGGATTCGATTTGAGTAGATACACCAACAATTACGCCATGGGAGCGGCACTAACGCCCAATACCACTCTTTTTGTTCAATATAGAATTGGAGGAGGATTAGCTAGTAATGTTGGATTAAACACCATTAATCAGATTGGGACTATTTCTTTTGCAGTAAATGGGCCTTCGGATTCGGTAAATAGAACTGTTATCAACAGTTTACAGTGTAATAATGTTACCGCAACTATCGGTGGCGCTAATTTACCAACAACTGAAGATGTTAGAAACATGGTTTCTTTTAATTTTGCGGCACAGAAAAGGGCGGTTACAGTTAATGATTATAATTCTTTGATTAGGACTATGCCATCCCAATTTGGTGCGCCAGCTAAAGTTGCAATTACCGAAGAAAACAATAAGATAAGAATCAAAATGTTATCTTATGATACTGAAGGTAGCTTATCAAATGTGGTGTCGAACACTCTTAAACAAAACATTGCTAATTATCTTTCGAATTATAGAATGATAAATGATTATATATCTGTGGAAGCGGCAGAAACAATTGATTTGAGTGTAACAGTAGATCTTGTACTTGATAACAGTCAAAACCAAGGGGCGCTTATAACAAAGGCGATCCAGATTGTCTCAGAATATTTTAATCCGTTAGTAATTCAATTAGGACAGAATGTTAACATCTCTGAAATCAGAAAACTTCTTCAGTCAGAAAATGGAGTAGTAAGTGTTTCTGATATTTTATTTTTTAATCAAGTTGGAGGACAGTATTCTTCAGCACAAACTTCAATGCCTTACTTAGATCCTTTGACAAAACAAATTCAACCTACGGCCGATACTATATTTGCAACCCCCACTCAAGTATACCAAATTAGATTCCCCAACAAAGATATTAATATTAGAGTTTTGAACTTAAAATCGGTTAATTTTTCTTAGTAATTTATTTTTTTATGAATTGGACTATTTTTCTATGAAAATGGGAAATAAACTATTTATGAAAAAACGATTTTTTAATGCCTAAATCATACAGAATAAGGACCGAAGTTGGTAGTGATAAGTATATCAACGTCAATTTGGAACAAGATTGGGAATCTCTTGAAGTTTTATCCTTGAAGTTATTAGCGAATAATGTATACACAAGAATGTGTGCAGATTATGGTGTTGTGGTTGGTAGAGTTTTTGTAAATAACGGATTCGGATTACCTAACGCTAAAATATCCGTTTTTATTCCGTTAGAAGATGCGGATGAATTAAATCCATCAATAACGGACATATATCCTTACAAAACAATCACAGATACAAATGACGAGGGATATAGATATAATTTATTACCAAAATTACCATCTTATAGAGGACATCAATCAACAGGATCTTTTCCTAACATTTCGGATGTTTTGATGAGCGATACTTATATCGAAGTTTACGACAAATATTATAGATTTACAGTTAAAACAAATGAAAGTGGGGATTTTATGATTTTTGGAGTTCCGATAGGTGTACAAAAAATAGTAATGGATATTGACCTTTCTGATATAGGATGTTTTTCATTACATCCTCAAGATTTAGTCCAACAAGGTTTGGCAACTGAGTCCCAAGTTGACGGGGCAAAATACAAAACATCAACTAACTTAAGAGAATTACCACAAATCAAAAATTTAATTTTTGACGTTGATGTTGTCCCATTTTGGGGAGACCAAGATTTATGTCAAGTCGCAATCACTAGAGCAGATTTTGATTTAACCAAATTGGCTAATATTAATATCCAACCCACAGCGATTTTTATGGGGTCAATAGTTTCCACAACAGATGACGACGCGTTAAAGGTGAGCTGTAAACCAAAAAATAATACTGGAAACCTATGTGAGTTAGTCTCAGGACCAGGTATAATTGAATCAATTAGACAGACCATAAATTCTGATGACCAAGGACTACCAATTTTGGAACAATATCAAATTGGGGAGGGTGGTGAAGTAATTGATAGTGACGGAACTTTTTTAGTCAATATCCCAATGAACTTGGACTATGTATTTACCAACGAATTTGGACAACAAATAATATCCAACGATCCAAGTAAAGGAATACCTACAAAAGGAAAGTATCGATTTAGATTGAGGTGGCGAAATGAACAAGGTCTGCAAGGCAGTTTTTTAAGGGCAAATTTTTTAGTACCGAATATAAAAGAATACGGATGGTCAAACTACACACAAGATCCATTCACAAATAGTTCAACCTCAACATATTCATATACACTACCTATAGGAGTTGTAACGGGAGCAACTACAACAATAAATTTTAATCAAGGTTTAGCGGATCCAACAGCGGTTAATGTAACATCATATATAATATATATAAATGGAGTTCCATATACAGGAACATTAAATGCAATTGCATTAAATTTTGGAGACACACTTCAAATTGTTGCAAATCCTACAGACCCATCACAACCACAAATTATAAACTTTAAACAATATCCACAATCATTGTTTGATCTTTATCGTTCTTATGCATTTAGCACAGATTGGGATGATTATGTAGATGTACAAGAAGCTATAGATTGCAAGGATACTTTTTATGAATTCCAATATAACAGAATATATACAACGGCAATGTTCCTTGACAGATACAAAAATGGTTTTGGAAGAGCCAAACATTTAGGTATAAAAGAAATAGACAATCGCACTTGTAAATCAACGGTTAGTACGTTTCCAGTAAACGACATTATACGAAATTTCGATTTCATATTTTTTATTTTCAACATTCTTATAAACATTCTAACTTTTCCAATACTTGTCTTGTTATTTGTAGCTCACTTGATTGCACTTCTTTGGCCCATATTAAAATATGTGTTATTATTTTTAGGCCCTTATATAACTGCAATGGGTGTAAAGGCTGGTGTGGACTTGGCTTATTACATTTTAAGTTTAACGGATGCAAACGTTGGAGGTCCAGTAATTTCAGTGGCTACAATTTTACAAATCATAGGTCAAGGTCTGTATGCTTTAGCAACAGTGGCCGCAGGTATTGTATTTACAATATTTTATACAAAATTTTTTATTAACAATACAAAAAATGGTAAAATAGATAATTTTCCAAGAATAGGACTGCCAATGATTGCATATCCAGATTGTACAAGTTGTGAGTGTCAATGTGGTAACGCTAGTTTAGATGATGATTTTGATGAAAACACAATTAAACAAGAAATCCAAGACACTCAAAATGGATTGAGCAGTAGTGGATCTGCCGGATTTGAGTTAAAGGTGACTCAGCCAAATTCACTAATCGCCCCATTGAATTCGCCACAATCTTACGTAATAAGTCATCCAAATTTTGAAAATGACGAAAACGGAGATGATCCTTATGAATGTGCAGGTCTTAATCCTTATTTCAAATCATTCACAACTTTGATTACTAATGATGATATATCACAAGATGTTGTAGTCAGAGCCGTCTTAGACTTCCAAAGAATGTTTTCGGGATATGATGTTTTGTCATCTACAGATCCAAACAAATACATATCAAATGAAAAATATTTATTAAAATCACCACAACCCTTTTTATTTTCCGCTAGGAAAAGAACTGGTCCTGATATAAGATTTTTTGCTTACCCTACGGCAGTAACTTTAGCACAAAAACTAAACGAATTTAACACAAGAGATAAATATTTTTACAATGGAACATCGAATGTAGCTAATTCAGGTGTAAATAAAATCAAAACAATTGTAAACCCAACTTCAGGTTCAACTCCTTTTGAAGATCAAGTTGTTGTTATACTAATGAATGCAGGAAGCGCGTCACAAATTGGCGCAGGAAATCTATTAACATTTCAAAACCCTTTGTCAACAAATAGTGGTCTAATATCAAGAATGATTAATTTGACAGGGGCTACTTTAAACCAATTCCAAAATAATGCAATTACTGGTGTAACTACAACGGGTGTAACATCAACTACAGTTCCATACGCAAATCCCTCAAATCCAACCGCGTCACTCTCGGCTACAATTGTTATAAATACTCCACAAGTCAGTCAATTACCTGTAAACGGTAACGTTGCCGTTGAACAATCATATCTACAATTCAATCCTGATTTAGAATATTTCCAACTTATAACAGGAATAACAATTTCAGAATTTAACAATATAAAAAACCCAATAGGACTTTCAGGTTTTTTTCCTGAAGCTTATTTATATCATAACATGCAATATATAAGACCAAACTGTGATCTAGATGGTTTTATTACTGAAACAATAGCGGATTATATAAAATACATGAGTAATTACGAAAACTTAGAAATTTGTATCTTTGTTAGAGGTGTGGATCCAAACACACCAAAACAAACTATAAACTATGATTTATCTCGTATTTTCGGTTATAACTCTTATAACCAAGTTAATATTCAAGGGCAGTATTATTTGAATATACCAATACAAGCACTACCAACTGGAGTAAAACCACAACAACACGATACATCGACTAATAATGCTAATAATTTATACTTCCCTTCATACACTTTTACTGCTGATTCGGGATCCTACACCGCATTCACATCTAACTTACCATATTATTATTTAAGTACGGACGATACACTAAGTAATAACTATTCCCCATTTCCATCATTTTTTAATACAAATACTAATAGTACTTCAAATTTACAACAAACACTTATCAACTCTCAATCTTTACCATTACTCCCTGTTTCTTTTTATACTGTTGGGGGTACATATATGAGATGGAATTCAAACGTAAGTTTACCTATTGCATTAACTACGGGTAGTGGTGGTAGTTGCAATTCAAATTGTCAGAAACAACAATATTATAAACATCCAGTAAATGGTCCATATTTTATAGCTCAAGCAGGACTTGTATCTACATATTCACCGGCATACTATACATATCCACTTTCAGAGATTAATTTCTTAGACTCCAATAGAATAGTTATGAGAAGTGACAGATTACCAACTTCTACCAAAACAGAAAATGGCGCACAAATTAATACAGGATATGCGTTACATCAAAATAATAATTTTGCATTTTACGCCGTTGGAGGAGTATTATCTCCACCAACAATTAGTGCAGGTTTAGATTTACCGAGTGGTGAATCTTTAGATCAAGATGATATCACATCAGGTTTAACTAATACTTTGACTTGCGAGGGAATGGTTCCTTTAGCTTGTTATAGTGGTTCGGGTAATAACGTTGGTGTGTTACCTGCGGGACAATGCTCAATTCCTGCAAATAGAATGATTAATGGATGCTACTGTTTATTGAACAAAAAATATGTCTCACAATACGATGAAGATGTGAGATTGTTTTTAGAATGGAAAGTTAGATTTACAATGAATTTTGCGGCTTGTAGGGGGGTATTTGCACAAGCATTTCAAAACAATTGGATAAACGGAGTTTTATATATGTTTAACTTTAATAAAAGACTCCAATTTAGTTTAAATCCTTCATCATCAAACTATTCATATTGTAAAAATGTAATCATATTCGATGATATCAATAATATTTTTTATTACAGGTCTTCACCTTGGAATAATACAATTCAAGAATTTATTGGAAAGGCAAGTCCGACCCCAAATCCCAACATTCCCTCATCTCTGATAAACTATCCTGGATATGGTTATAATAAAAGACAAATACAATTTCCAACTACATTAGTGGACTTAGGTCCAAGGGATTCTTTTATTAATGAAATTTGTTGTAAAACTGATGCATCGTCATATTATGCCGATCAGTTAAAGTCAACATCTTACCAAGATAACGCAGATATAGTCCAATTAGGATTTTTATCTAGAATATTGAATCAAGGAGTCAGACAAAGAATCATACCTATCAGTACTGGTGGAAAGAACTCGGAAGGAAAAGGTATCGTTCAGTTTTTTAACAGTAATCGAGGTGGAGATAGAATTGATGGAGATTGGGCTCAAATGTTGTCAATTAACTCTGAATGGAAAGTTCTTCCCTTCATAGTTGAAAATTTACAAGGACCTAATGCAAATTCCTATATTTTTTTCGGAGACAACTATTATCCCTCTAACCCACCTTCTGGCGCGGAAATTAAACCTGTACTTGGTTTGTTTTTTCAAACACCTGAAGAAAGTTCAAGATATAGACAAATAGAATCGCCAGGAATCGAGACATACTCATTCAATCCTTTGATTCAAAACTACTTTGGTTATCCTAAATCACAAGAAGTTCCTCACTATAAATGGAGTTTGAAAAAAAGTAATCCTAGTCAGAATATTTTTGGAACAGAAGATAATAATTGGTATACTGATATCATAGGACAAGGTTTTTTTAAGAAAAATTATCAAGATTTAAATTTTACAACATCGGGAGAAAAATATAAAACTAGTACAACTAATTTAGGTTATATTACAAACTATACTTTGGCTGGAGTTCCAGAACCATTAATTCCACCAACTGTTGTAAATTTCGGACAACCTTCAGGAATACCTAATCAAGCGGTTGTGGTTGGTGCACCATATCACTTCTATTTTGGATTAAATAATGGTAAAACGGCAATCGATAGATTTTATAAACTTTACGTCTCAGTAGAAGAAGAATGATGAATGTAGATCCCTCAACCAAAATAATTCTTTCAACACAAAGATTTAAATCCGCACCTAAACAAGATGAATTTTTGAACGTGCCTTTTACTCAAAGTTTCAGAAATCTAATCGAATATGATAGAAGTGTAGATGTTAATTTAGCAACAGTATTTGATGAAGAACGACAAGCTTCAACAGTCTTTAGACCTGTTTCGAAATATACAATTTTATTTGAAAATGGTTTGACAGGAGCTACAAAATATATACCTTTTAGAAACAATTTATATTACACAAACGAAGTTCAAAACGCGGCAAATTATTACCCATCGGGTAATGCAAACATTAATGGATTGATTCCAAACCCACCAATAAATCCTTTAGTTCTTTGGAGTGGATTTCCACAATATTTCGAATTCGATTTTATCAGAACAGACAACGATGTTGTAGGATATACTCAACCACCTAGTAATCATTTGAACTTCAAAAACGTAAGTGCTTCAACTTATAATTGGAGTCATTATATTAGTTACGCATTTAATAATGATTATAATAAACAATTGTTTGCTTCTGAACCGAGAAAACAAATTACTTGGAATTGGACGGCATCTGATGGGATCCCATTCTATGTAATTGTTGGAAATAATAACAATACTAATGAAATATCATTCAAATGTCCCGTTAGACACGGGTTGGAGGTTGGTGAATATGTTTATTTAACAATCAATTATAATGGAATTGAAATATTTCAAGTAGCAAGCTTAGGAAATTCGGGAAAAGGCTCAGACCAATTTATATTCAATATAAAAAATATTGGATATACTGGTACAACTTTTAACAGTAATCAACAAGGAACTTTCAGAAGAATTATTAACGTTGCCAATTCTGCAGACACAATAAGTAAATATTATGTTAGAAGACATAGAATTCTTACAAATCCTGAATGTGCGGTAGTTGTAAATGCAGGTTTTGAAAGAAACATATATGGTGACAAAGTAAAATGTGAAGTAGACGCATTAACACCAGATAATCGAAACAGGACCTCAACGAAAGAAGGAAGTAGAACATACACCCTTTCCTTCAATTGTGATGTTAACATACAAGGATTGAGTGACAATCAAGGAAGACCTTTATCTGAATTATTTTTTACTACAATTTGGAGAGGGTATTTTGGGTGGACTAAAAATTTAAAACAAGGTTGGTATTTTAATACTTTTTTAGAAAACAATAAACCCCAAATTTGGTGGGATGACAATAATATAAACTCGAACCCATTAATAGGACAAAATAGCTATGTTTCACTTATTGGATCAGGTCCATTTTTTTATAACAATTTTTTACAATCAGGAGACACAATAGATGGGGATTTTTGTGAATGGAATGACTATAATCAATTTGAAAGGGTTATTTCAGAATATCAACACAAAATAAAATATAATACAAATTGGTTTACCTTACTTACTAATTTCACGCCGACCAATCAACCTGGTTATTTTTATCAACCACATAGTGTAATTCGAATTGCGGCTTTTTCAGATTATGTTGAAGAAGCAGATTCATTGAATGTAGTCGGAATACCTGATTATTCTTATTACTCAACGTTAGCGGTACTTTTCAGGTGGAGAGATAAATATCCATACGGGTTTATCGATACTGATGGTATTGGTGTAGATTATCCTTTTTTAAATGATGCACATTATCCATACAAAAATACAATATTCAGAATTACGCCAGAATTATTTAATATACCCAATGATTACGCAACTTCAGGTTCAATACCGTTGAATATTACAACAATAGCAGATCCTTTATCCGATGAATGCGAATAGAATTAAAATAATAAAAAGTAGTATCGATGGTTATGTCAACGTTCCAATCAATATGCAGTGGGATTTTACGGGTAAAGATCAGGCGATTGATGAATATGAAGTTGAAGTTATTGATCAAGTCATTGGGCCTGCAGCAGATTTTGAAATTGCAAGATTTTCACAAAATATATTTCCAAACCAAAACACCTCGATACAATATGATTTTTATTTTTATGATTATTCACAACCTATAACTGCAAATACAGTTGGTAATTGGTCGATTTCATATCTCAATAATGGATTTAGTGTTAGTGAAATTTATTATTATTCTAAACCATTTACAAAATCTTTTTTCAAGTTGGATTTTTATGATAGTGTAGATGAAAAACAACAACAAATTTACTTATCAATAATTCTTCCAGTTCAACAAGGAACTACACAAATTGCAACATTATCAAGTTTAGTTCCTCAAGTTGATATTAAAAAACCGCAAATGATTTTGGATTTTATAGGTGATAAAGAAGGTTTTTTCATCTATTGGCTAAGGAGCAAAAATTTCATATATATAGATGAATTTTATGTAACCGCAAAATTTTTTGATGCAAGAATAGGAACATTCAAACAAATGACCAATACTAAACAAGATTTAATATTACCAAACAAGTTTACTTTTAATAATTCTGATTATTTCTATTATAGGTATGAGTTGAATTACTCAACTAAAACATATGAAGTGTTTTCCACCTCAACAAATTTGCGAGTTGGAGATTCAGTAACACCGATAAAATGGTATGAATACGTTAACCCATAATGGAACTACAACAATATAATTTTATAGTATCTCCTGAGAACATTAAAAGTGATTTAGTGTACGTAACGTATACAGGCGAAACCGATATCACAACAATTATAGATCCATGTTGTTTGACTGCAACAACACTCAGTGCGACTACAACAGGAACAACGGGAATTTATCTTCCAATGGAGTATATATTATCAGGAAACACTGGAGGCACTTCATTTCTTAGTGGTTTGAGTATCAATATAATGTTTACTGAATCTACTGTCGATTTGGGTTATTATACTCCAACAGACGGAATGATTTTACAACTTGACGTGTTAAACAATTTTATTGTTACTGCAACCACATTAAACCCTTATACCTATACATTCTATAACACTTCTGACTTGGAGTTGATAAAATTTTTACAATTAACTACTTACACAATTAATTGGGGTGACGGTTCCCCAACACAATTAGTTTTGGGTATTACTCCAATTACACATACTTATCCTGTTAGTCAAACAAGTTATACAATAACTTTGACGGCAAACTCGCCTTGGGGCATTTCTAAAGTTCAAAAAAAAATTAATATTCCTTTCACAAACGCAACAATATCAAACCCTAATGGATCAATAACATTTTATCCTGCGGGAGGTAGTTGGGCGAACACCCCGTTAAGTTACGATTATATTTTCACAGGAGATTCGAACACAAATATTAATGATTATTATTCATATAACTATACAACAGTTCCATTCCAAATCACAGGTTTAACTTTATCGACTGTAAATGATTTATCACAATTTGGACCAAAATCAAGTTTGTATGCTGGCAAATTTAAATTAGGACTACAAGTAACTGGAACAACAGGTGCAATAGGAACGTTTTGGGGACCAAATCAATCTAATACTTATACTGCCTATACAATTAATGGAATAACATACTTAGATTATGAAGATTTTACGATATATGTCACAGATTCATATGGGTTGGCACCTGGTGACATAGTATTGAGTGCTCTAACAAAAAATGAGGCTTTGATTAATGTTATTGATGAACCCGAAATTATAACTAATGTTTTTGTAGAAAGGGGTAAATACACCCCACTAGAAAATATACAAAGAATTGGTGAAGTTGATAATGTAGGTGATTTGGAAAAATATGGATACAAATACTTTAACATTGAAAAAATATCAACATAACTATTTATTAAAAAAAAGAAAAAAAAATGGCAACAGGTAATTATGGGACAATAAGACCGGCAGACGTAAGCCCCGAGGACGTAGAAATTGTCATGGTTTATACACCATCAAGAGATGACACGGAAAACTTTATTTTAACCACTTTAAACGCACAAGATGTTTTGAGGCCCTACTTTAACAATAATGAGACTGGTGGAAATACTGTGGAGGTTTTAGGGGGATTATACAGTTTAAAATTACCCGCAGATCAATTCACTAGTTTAGGAATATATACACTTATGATAAGACCAGCACAAATTAGAACAACAATAACTGATTGTGGGGTTTTGTCTGCATTACCTAATGTCAAAGGAATTGTAATTGATCTTAATAATGTTCCTGTTGAATACAAAAATAAATTTATAAATCAAGGTCTCGTTGGATTTAGAGTTGAGTATTTGAATTCAGATGGGACTAAAATTCCAAATTTTTTTAGAATAATAACTTCATCCTTTTATTGCGAACCCGTCATTCAAAACTTAACCAACACAATTCAAAAATCAATTAGATATCGATATGTGGAGGGTGCAACAAATTTGATGTTTTGTACTTTATCACCATCGTCTTCGCCTAGTAACAAACCAAGTGCAACTCCATTCATTGGACAACCTAATCAAAATATTATTATAACAAACACATATTTTAATCCAATTTCAACAGAAATTGAAATTGTAGACCAAGACATCTCAACCCTTGCAATTGCCTTATATGGAAACCAAACTAAGTCGATTGAAGACGGTATCTATACAATTTACGATACTGATAATAATATTTATAAACAGTATAACTTATATGAAATCAAAGACCAATTCAACTCTCTACTCTATGAAGTAAGAGAAAACCGAGGCGACAATATTGATTTTTCTAAAGCATTTAATAATATCACACCTTAATGGCGGTTAATAAATTTACTTGTCCCACTCAGAGTAGCGCCGCCAATCAATTTTCAAATAATTTGGTTGGAGTTCAGTTAGTAACTGGAGGAGGTTTGACACAAGCAAATTTCAACTTTACCACAAATATTTCTGAAAAACAAACTAGAAAATTTAATATCGGAACTTTTTCAGATCCTATAAATTTACAAGGTATAAATATTGAAAACAACGTCGAAGCCGCGGAAATATTGGCGAACAACTACAGAGTATATCCTAACTACGATTTATCCCAAGTTACTAATTTTACACAGTATGGATCATTGATTAAAAGATTTTCAGTATCAATAACCAAAATAATAAATTTTTTTCCGGCAGGTTTAGAAGTTTCTCCAACTACTGACAAATTTATCACACAAGAGACAGCCTTTAATATAACTTATGACTCAGTTGAAAACGATACAACTTTAGAAATACTGATAACATCGATAAGAAACCCATTCGATATAGATTACACAGTTAACGCAGAAACCAATATGTTGTTCAATGAAATGGAAATTTCTATTTTGAGAAACATGAAGTTGGAATATAAAAAATATGTATTAGTAGTGAATGGAAATGAATATCCAATAAATTATTTATACCCAACAACTAATAAATCTACTTCTTTAAAAATGATAGTTGATGGTAATCCATTTAATCGAGACAGTATTTCATACGACTATTTGGTTATTCGACCAAATAGTTTTGAAGTTAACAGAGTTTTCAACTTGAAGTTTGATCCAGTAGAAAAATTTTTACTGAATAGAAATATAACTCCGGCATATACCGCAACCTTTACGGTTCCTAAAGAACAAGAAGATGGAACTTTTACTATAACAACTGAACTTGCAACATTTCCAAAAAGTGGGGTGTGGAATTTAGATATTGAATCCCAAGTTTTCGATAATTATCTTACCAAAATTAATGATTTTGCAATTAATTTAGATACGTATAATACAAATATTATATCGAGATTTTTGACAACTGGATGCTTGAAAGAATTTGATACTCCAGATCGTAAATTTGAAAAATTGTTACAAATTTATGGTAGAAGTTTTGATCAAACAAAGTCCTTCATTTCTGTTTTAGGGAATATTAATAGTGTTCATTATACCGTTAAAAATGACATACCATCACAACTTCTTAAAAATTTGGCTCAAACATTAGGATGGGTTACAAACTTTTCGCCAATATCAAACGAAGAATTATTACAAGCGGTTTTTACAACCCAACCAAACACATTTCCTGGATTACAAATAGGACCAACACCTGAAGAGATAAACTATCAATTTTATAGAAATTTAATTATAAATTCGGCGTGGTTGTTCAAATCCAAAGGAACTCGTAAATCAATAGAATGTTTGCTTAGAATGGTGGGGGCTCCAGAAGCACTGATAGATTTTAACGAATACATTTATGTTGCCGATCAAAGAATCAACATGTCTGAATTCCAACAACAGTTTTTAAGTTTATCTGGAGGAACATTTACTGAACAATTTCCAGTACTAGAAACAAACAACACATTTTCCATACAAGGAATTCAATACACTGGTTTTACAACAACGTTAGCAAATCGAACAGTTTTAACAACAAGAGAAGATTATCCTGTTGATGATTTTGGATGTCCAAAGATGGCAACTCAATCAGAATCGTATTTTTTCCAAATAGGTGGAGGTTGGTTTGAATCAACACCAGATCATAGAATGCCGGAGTTTGCACCACCAACAAATCAAATATTTATAGGTAACAACCCTAATTTTCAAACAGAATTATTACCTTTCAATTACGGTGAAGAATATCTTCAATTGTATAGAAATTTCCCATACATGAATTTGGGATATAAGTTAAAAAGAATTAGTGACAACAAAAAAAGTTGGACAGATACAAATCCAACACTCAGACTCGCATCTGATGGTGGATTTACGGCTTATTATTCTGTTGGTGAAGAATGTTTAACATTAAATGTTAAAAATGTGGACATTATGATGAATCCCGCACAAGGTTTAGTCTATGATGTTTGGACAATGTCTCGACAATATAATTACCCAATCCCCGAACAAGGTCTTTTCTACACACCGGATACGCCTTGTAAGGTACAAAATCTCTACCCGAGATACGGAGGTATAGATTGGACAACAATAGTTCCAAAACCAAAACAAAAAACTTTTTTCGAATTTGCTCAAACTTTTTGGAGAAACATGGTAAACACTAGAAATAGACAATTTATAACGGACGGCAAAACAGGGGGATACCCAACACTGCAATCTATATATTGGAAATATTTAGAATCACAAACACAAGCAGGAATTACTAACGATAATTTTACATATCAAACTATGATAGATTATATCAATGGTATGGGAAGCTATTGGATTAGAATGGTTGAACAAATGGTTCCTGCAACCACTATTTGGAATACAGGTGTAAAATTAGAAAATTCTATTTTTCATAGACAAAAGTTTGTATGGAGAAGACAAGAAGGATGTAAAATTGTTCCCGTACCATGTAAACCATGTTCACTTTCTACTCAAGTTTTTGTTTACGATTGTCCAGTCCAACAAGTTATATGTGGATTATATCCTTGGAATGATAACCCAATCATTACCTCGATGGGGTCTGTGTTAAATTCTACTTTAGACAGTTTTTACTCTAATAATTCTTTGGATTCGGCAACGTGTTTACCGAATACTGTAGTTTCTACATGGTACGCGGATTTGAGATTAAATGGCGTTGTACTTACAAACTATGAATTTTTTGTTGGAGTCGGACCTTTCAATGTTCCGACTAATCAAGATTGGATTAATGGATTAACTGAGGCGTTAAATAATTTACAACTTTCAGGTTACAGTTATAATATTAATGAAGATGATGAAATTGTGACCGTTTTCAATAATAATTGCATACCGAACTTTAATCAGTTTGAAATAAACATCGGATTATCGTTCGAAATCTATTGTAATCAATAATGAGTATTTCGATTGAACAATATAGTGTAAGAGGTGATTGTACAAATACAAACTCAGCTGAGCTGTTTTTCAGCGTCACAGGATCAACACCCCCATTTGCGGTAAACTGTATAACCGCAGGTTGTCCACTACCAACTTCAGCTCTAACCGAACCATACGAATATAGGGTAACTGGTTTATCAGGTGGAACTTACTTTTTACAAATAACTGACGGTACTTCGGCTTCAATTATAATTACAGTCTATATTTCAACAGGAACAACCGCCACAATTGATTCTACAAATACTAGTTGTGGATTCAACAACGGAAGTATAACAGGATTCACCTCATCCGTTTATGGTTTTACAACATTTTTACTTTATGACATTACGAATAATCTAATAACTAGTGGAATTTCTACCACAAACTATTTAGATTTCACAAGTCTGTCTGCGGGAACTTACTACATAGTTGCCGATGATGGTGGAGGATGTAATGGAATTACCGCTTCAGTAATTTTAAATCCATCATCAGGTATCACCTTTGGTGGTTATGTTGTTGATGATGCTAGTTGTATTGGAAATGGAAGTGGTAAAATATTTATCACAGGTTTAACATCGCCATCAGTCGATTACACAATAACGTGGTCTTCCAACGCAAATGGTCAAACAGGGTCTACAATTACCGGTCTAACGGCAGGTGTATATATCGCAACAGTTACTAATTCTATTGGTTGTTCCTCCTCACAATCATTTACGGTTAATTCAGTTGCCCCATTAACTTCGGGTGGTTTTATTGTAATTTCACAACCAACATGTTTTAGTAACGATGGAGAGGTAGAATTTATAATTGTAGATGGAACTCCACCATATTTTTTTAGTGCTTCTACAGGACAAGTTGAAATAACATTTAGTTCATCAGTTACATTTACAGGATTGTCAACAGGATTTTATTCTTTTTTAGTCACCGATGCCGGACTATGTACAATTTACGATTCAGTAAGTTTGACAACTCCTAATTCTTTTACAACCGTTCAGTTAACGACAACAAATTCTACTTGTTCAGTGAACAATGGATCTTTGAATGTTTTAGTTGATGGTGGATTAAGTCCCGTATTAAATCTACAAATTTCTATATCTGGTTCTACAGGTATTAGTAAAGTTGGCTTAATGGGAAATTCTAATCAAACTTTCAATGGGTTATCAAATGGAACTTATATTGTTACAGTCACATCGACAGGGTGTACTTATACTACATCCACAGTAATTGAGTCTGTTAATTTATTTAGTGCTACAACTCAAGTGACAGGAACAACTTGTGGTTTGAACAATGGGATTTTACAAGTTGAAGCATCAACTGGTGGAACATTTCCGTATATTTATACTTTGGTAGGACCCACAGGTACAAATCCAACAACAGTCACAAGTCCATTCAATGTTTTTAACAACTTATACACGGGAAATTATGTATTAACAATACAAGATTCTTCAACACCTAATTGTATTCAAACATTTCCAATAAACATATCAACAAGTCAACCTGTAAATTTTAATTTAGTTCCTAACCAACCAATTGTTGGTAAAGACGGGTCTATAACCGCATTTATAACACAAGGAACTCCGCCATTTACTCTCAATTGGAGTGGAGGTACTGCAGAGACACAAGATGGCTATGTTGTGACTGGTCTAACCGCAGGCACTTATAGTTTAACTGTGATTGACGAAAGTGGATGTAGTCTTACGAAATACACAACCTTACAAGGAACAAAAAAATTTAGTAATTATCAATATTACAATGTTTGTAATAATATTTTTATCGATAGTGGATTAGTCACAAAAAGAACTGTTAGATCAATGTTTCTAGAAGGGTTTTATGATTTAACAAGTGGAGATACCAATTGTATTATAGACTCTGCGACATTTTCTATTTCAGCTAAAGTGGGTTCACAATCCGCCATTACTGAATTTTATTCATCTAATGGTGGAACAGATTATCCTAACGATATTCAGTGGGCGGAAGCGATCACTGACATTTTGAATGGTTTTGTTGGAATTTCGGACGTAACTATTGATTTAGTTTCTAATAGAATTACGATAAAAACAAACTGTGAAGAAATTAATAAATCCTGTAAACCACAAGTTATAAATCCATTACAAGATACAGAAATAGAAGTTAATTTAGTAATTGATTATAACATTTCTTGTGTAGATTGTAGTTAAATGGCAAACCAAGTTTCAGTCACAACAATAGTTGATTTAGTCCCGCCATTTAGTGGTATTGCTTGTGATATATATGGTAATCAATGCCAATATTTAGGAACAGGATCAACCTTACCTCATATTTTTAATTTACCTTCGCAATTCGACACAGCTCCTGCCATGCAACTCACCATCATTGATAGTCAGGGGTGTTTGTTTTATGAAATTGTTTACTGTTCTTCATAAACAGATTTTGACTTTACCAAAACGGTTTAGATGTTCCTAATAGTTTAAGTCGAATCGGTTAATCATAGAATTCTCTTTATGTTGTTCCTGCTTGGAACTTATTTTTCCAAACAACAACCGCGAACAAGAATGTAAAATTAAAATGGGAGATAAATAGTAATGTTAATAATCAGATGTTTATAAAACATCAAGTGGCTTCATGAAACGTTACAGTAATTCCATATTGAATTGTTACAATTGATAAGGTAGGTTAATTCACTTTATAGTTTTTTTATTTATTTTTTTTTTATGGAAAATCTATTATTTGTCACAGCACAACCAGATGTTCCATACTTCATTTGGCAAGCCAAACTTTATATTCACAACTTTATTGAAAAAAAAATTGACCCATCAAATATTCATATAATTTTTGCAATTGTAACCCCAAGTCAAGAGCCATCTAAGGAGTCTTCAGAGTTAAAAAAAATGGGAGTAAAAGTCCATTACTATTTTGACGAAAGAAAAAAAAAACATTACATACCTTCTATAAAACCATACCTGATTTCAAAGTGGATTAAAGATTGTCCTCAAAACGGAAAATTATTTTTTCTACATGACGCGGATATAATATTTAGAACTTTACCAAATTTTGAAAAAATGATTCAAGATGACGTTTGTTATTTGTCAGACACGAATGGATATATTAGTTATGACTATATAGTTGATTGTTGTAGAAGATATGAACAACAATACCCGAGTTCAACAAGAAATCAGTTGTTAGAAGAAATGGCAGAAATTGTAAAAATTGATATCGACGTTATTGAAAAAAATAGACTACATTCAGGTGGAGGTCAGTATATTATCAAAGATACAACATATGAGTTGTGGGAAAAAATATATGAAGACTCAATAGGGTTGTATAATCAAATGTTAGATTATCAAAAAAGATTTCCAATATCACCTGGAGAAATTCAATTTTGGACTGCAGAAATGTGGAGTTTATTGTGGAACTTGTGGAAGGACAACAAACAAACAGTTATAACAAAAGAACTTGATTTTTCATGGGCGACCGACAATATTGAAGTCTATGAAAAAAAACCAATTTTACATATGGCAGGAGTTACTGAAGACTTAAAAAATACAAAATTCTACAAAGGTTCCTATATTAATATAGACCCATTAAAAAAATTAAAAGAAAACATAAATTATTTTGATTATATAGATTCTAAAAGCTCAACAATAAAATATATTGAAAACATGAAAACTTATCTTCAAAAATACAGTTTTTAATTATTTATATTAAAACATGATAGAAAACTGTTATATACTCTATTCCTGTGATGGAACATATCCTCCAATTATATCAAATTTTTCTGGTTTGAGTGAGTCATCATTTAATTATGTTTCTATTGATATATCTGGACAAACACCTGATACTTGTTTTTTTGTTGTCGATTTAGGTATTGTGGAATGTGATATAACATATGAAATTACAATCAATACAGGAATTACTTGCACTTGTAACTGTTATTGTTATTTTATAAAATCAAAAGACCAAACAACAGACATAACATATGTCGATTGTAATGACAACATTGTTGTAGACACAATTACACAAGGTTTAACTTACAATATTTGTAGTAAAATTTATCCTCAGTTTGATGATCAAATTCAGATACCTTTAAAGTTAACGGATATTTGTGAAGACAATCAATGTCCGACAAGTATTCCTTCGGTTAAACCCAAAAATGAATGCGATGTGATTACGATATTTCCAATGGGAGTTAGTTGTTTTACACAACAACCCTCCTCAGATAGAACTTTTGATGGTGCGGTAGAATTGATCGTTACAGGTGGAACTCCGCCTTATATTATTTTTTGGGAAATCGGAAGTTTTGCTCCAGCACTAACTAATTTGGGGGTTGGAGATTATTCGGCAACAATTACTGACTACTATGGTGATTTTTCGGCGACAACAACTTGTAGTTTAACTGCTGAAACCACAAATTTTTCTGGTATGTGTTTTGTACTTACTGGTTTGGTTGAAAGCGAACTTGTTTTTATAAATTCACAACCCGAAGGTTTCAAAAACACAAAACCTTATTTTATCATACAATATGGTGTAGAACTTTTGGGGTATGTATTTTGGGATCAAAATAATAATATGTGGGTTTTTTGTACTACTTTGGAATGTCAAGGGGAACCCTACAACATTTTAACCAAAAATGATTATTTATATCCTACTGGTTCAACAGGAAATTGGGTAATTATTTCTGACACACAATATTCGATAACTCAATCCACATTAGGTAATTGTGAAGAGCCGACTATACCTATTGAATTGACATCATTGTGTGTAACTTTAACTATAAGATCATCAAAAACAGATTCTCCTGTTGAATTACTACAAATACAGTTAGATTCGGGTAATACAATAAATGGAGAACCAAGTTGGTCTTCATCAACAAGTTCTTCAGCTTCTCCTTCGGCCCCTTCCTCCCCTTCGACTGGTACTTCTTCAACATCAGGTCAATATGTTGTTTATTGGAACATTGGATCAACACCGCCACAATGGGTATTTACAGGTTATTCAAATTCGTTAATAAATATTGTTAACAATGACCCGACATATCCACCATTAAGTAATTGGCAAATTTATGGACCTCCTGAAGTTTTAAGTTTACAAATGACTCAAGGCGAATGTTTGGATTCTTATGAAATTGTGGTTTCAACTGTTGTAAATGACGCAGAATGTAATACTAATGGAAGTATTACCGTAAGTGCAAATGGAGGTCAAATGCCTTATCAATATTCTATCAATGGAGGACTTACATATCAATCGTCACCAATATTCGGTAGTTTGTCACCTGGCAATTACGATATTTTTGTATTAGACTCAAATAATGTAACAGGTTCATTAACAAACATTGTGGTTGGTAATGTTCCTATAACAGATTATGTGATCGATTTCAATATAAATTACAACAATAATACTTTTGTTTTAACCGCTCCGTCTCTACCGATTGGAGTGACCATTACATTAGATGTCGTAATGAATTCAACTTTTAATTATTACCCCCAAAATTTAATTCCAATACCAACATATAATAATTTCACAAATATTCAAGGTGTTGGGAATATGACACTTGTAAACACATTAGTCAATGTTTATGCATTAGGTGGTCCGTGTAGTATAACAGGACCTATTAATAATACACAAATCGTAAAACAATTCTTAAATACAATAACTATGACAAGTGGTCAAGTAATATCAGGGAGCACTTCTACAAACATAATCAATCAACCAGTTGGACTTTGTAAATTTGCATTAGGATATTATTCACTTACGCTATCGAATGTTGTTTTAAACAATTGTAGTTGTTGTAATCCTAAAACAATCATCACTTCACCACCTACACCACAACCGAATGAATAAATCAAAATAAGAATATTTATTAAATAAATGGCATATATAATAAAAAACACATCAGGTTTAGTTAATACAAGGGTAACTGATACAGGAAGACAAAGAATGTCTGAAGGGAGATTTAATATTGTCTATTTTGCGGTTGGAGATAGTGAAATTACATATGATGAATTACCTACAACCTATAACCAAACAAATACTGTAGTTTTAGAGCCACAATTTAATGCCCAAAATAGTTCGGGTGTTCCTGAGTCAAACCGACAATATATAAAATATCCTTATTTGGTTGATCAAGGTGAAACTAACATATATGGTATACCTTTTATGGACTCTGATATTAATTCTGTTTATAATAGGGCCGCAATGAGAGGTTTTTTTACGGGAAATACAACCGCAACTACAATAGATTGGAAGGCACTTGTAAATAATTCGTATGTCATAACTCCAAATTATGTGGTTAATATGTCCACTCTTAAAGGAACAAATCAAATTTTGGTCGAAAAAATGGACTGTAACGTTCAAAACAACAACACCCCGAATGTTGGTGATTTTATAACAATTTATTACGATGGTAGGGCAAAAACTGATTGTGTTTGTAGTAATTATCCAACACCAACACCAACACCATCCCTTTACAGTACACCAACACCAACACCCACTCCTACAAGCACATTATCAGAACCATGTGCGTCACCTACACCTACACCATCACCGACACATACTCCATGTTTAACACCCACACCAAGCGCTCAATGTCCAATACCTCAACCACCAGATTGTATAAAAGATGTCGTTAGTTGTTTTTCAATTCTTACTTATAAAATTGTTGATGTTTGCGGTAACCTATTAACATTAGACAGAAATACACCTGACTTTACTAATTTATCAAGCGATTGTTTGGCAAGAACTTTAATTTATCCCCCGCAGATGGTTCCAATATATGATAGTTTTACTCCTGAACCACATTGGAATAAAAATGTTATTGATTTTGAATCTGTTTGTGATACGGATCAGTTTGATGTTAAAATATGGAATATGAATATTCCGTGGACTGAAAGCCCTGCTGGTTTGATATCGACTAAATTCCAAGATTACACAAAATTCGGCTCAATAAATTATATAGGTCAAAAAGAATACTTTGGTTATAATTCATCAAAGGGTCAAAGTTCTACCGATGATGTTTATTACTATAATTCTTTCAAAGAAAAAATTGTAGTGACACCTGAAGAACAAAAAGCAATCGCAATTATTCATTATACCAATCAAACAATTGATTTTTTTTATGGTGAAAAATTTGCATTAGAACCTTATGATTTTACGAATCCCGAAAATACGCAAGGCCAAGCAAGAAATTTCAAACTTTACATGCCAACAATAATGTGGCATAAAAATCCTGAATGTTGTTTTGGGCAAACTTTTTTTGTTGATCCACCAGGATTCGAAAATCAAAATTTATTTCAAGTACAATTTACTAAGTCTAAAATATCACAACAGATGAATCAACTTGGTATTAGATATTATAATTTGTGGGACACATTTGCACAATCTAATGGTTTGCCAAGTAGAATTGGAAAAGTATATCCCGATTCCAAACTAATCATCATTGATGACGAAGAATTGGTTGCGGCATTATCCAATAAATCAAACAGAAACTGGACTCTACCAGCACCACAAGTTTCATTGATTACACCGAATACTTGTGGAACCTCGAATACTACAGGTGTTTTAACTGGAGGAGCAGAAACATTATGGGTTACTTATAGACTGTCAAATACCAATACATTCACAAATTCTTTACATAGTAATTATTACACGAGTGTTGTGGGAACTGAAAATATTTGCACACCAGACACACCAAAAAATGTTGCAGTAAGATTTGGTGGTGAATTTCCATGTTTAGTTCAACCTGGATATTCACCAACAACCACAACAACTACCACCACAATTTATCCTAACACAACAACTACCACCACATTTTATCCTTACACAACAACAACCACAACTCAATGTCCAACATGTGTTGTCCCTGCTGGATTTTACGCTCAAGAATTTCAAATTTTAGCACAAATTAGACCAACAGGTGTAAGACCTGACCCTACTTTATGGAGGATGATAGATTTTACAAGTCAGATACAAAATGATTTTATAAATGGGTTTGTAACTCAAGAATCTCTTACAGCAACCACATTTGTAATCACTTCAGAAAACTATTACTCGGCACCTTATTATGACTTAAATGATTATGTAAGTTTAGTACCAAACGGTGCAAGTGGAGTAAATTTAAATTTCGGGGATGAATACTATTTTTATGGAAATTTGGAAACAGACATCCAAGCAACAATTTACGAAATGAAATATAAAATTAATTTGAGCGTAAATGAATTCATAATTTCGCAAAATCCAACTTGGACTTTCGGAACACCATCTTACATTACGGAAATTGCATTGATGGATGAAAACAAAGATGTTTTAATAATGTCCAAAATGCAATCGCCAGTTTTGAGACAGGGAATTCAACAATATTTTGTTAAATTAGATATTTAATCGGAAACTTTACAATTTAAACTTTTTACCGAACTTTACGGTGAGTTAAAATTTTGAATCTTATATGCAAATAAGAAAATTCTTTCTAAGAAAATTTAAATGAATAACACAAAATTAAAAAACACCCCTAAAATATTAGGACTTGACGTTTCAACCCGCACTATTGGTTGGGCATTATTCGATATTCAAAGTCAAGATCTTTTGGAACTTACACATGTTTCACCAAGACCCAAAATGGAAAAAGAAGACGAAAAATTAAAAGAACTTATACTTAAGTCTGAAATATTTGCCGAAAAATTAAAATATTATAAAAATTTAGGTATAGTTAGAGTGATAATAGAAGAACCACTTTTGAATTCTAACAATCTTCATACAATACAAACTCTTCTTAGATTCAATAGTTTTATTTTTAAAGAAATTTATAATGTTTTAGATATAGTTCCTGAATTTATTTCAACTTATAATTCAAGAAAATTTGCATTTCCTGAATTGGTCCAAGAAAATGATAAAAAGAAATTTGTATTATTTGGTGGACTACCTAAAGATGTTGATAAAAAAATAATAATTTGGGAAAAGGTGGCTAAAAGAGAACCTCAGATTACTTGGCATTATACTAAAAACAATACACTTAAAAAAGAAAATTTTGATCAAACAGATGCCTATACTTGTGTTTTAGGATTTATGAGATACAAAAAAATTTGGAATTAAAAAATTTTTCAATTACCTCTATATTTATAATTAAAAAAATATGAAAAAAATAGTTAAATTAACAGAAAGAGATTTATCAAGAATAGTTAAAAGAACCATTTTTGAAATGGAAGATGAAAGAACAGAACAAAGAAGTGCTATGGACTTTTTGAGAAGTTTTTTAGAAGAAAGAGGTGGTACATTGGGTGCAAGAACACCAGATGAAATTATGTCTGACTTGAAAGAATTGGAATTTGCAATTAGAAGTGAAAAAAATGATATGGACATTGCAAGTCAAAGACCAAATCCAAATTGGGGTAAAAACAAAATGGATATGGATATGGAGACAATGTCGGAATCAAGATATTTTAGAAGACGAAGATAATATCGTTTTAAATACCGATAATTTGAAATATCGTCCTTTTGGACGATATTTTTTTTAACAAATTGTTTGAGATGATGTTACAGTGAAGTTGGGAGAGTTTGATGTTGGGGTGGAACTCGAACATACATAGAGGGAGGAATAGGCGTTTAGTCCGCCAGTCAATTCTTCACCACAATTATAATAAACATATTTAATTTCGTTTAGACTATTGTTTGCAACATACCATCTAACTAATACACATGGTGTCGTCGAAGGAGTAGGTGTTGGAGTCTGTGTTGGAGTTGGAGTTGGGGTCGCAGAAAGGTTTGGAATACATTGTAAACAGGACCCATCGATTCTAGAACCAACTTCATTTTTAAGAATTACGTCATCTACACCACTTATGTTTTCAAATAACCCTTCATAAATAACACAACGTCCTTGATTGTTTATTATTGCATTATATACGTAACCTTCTTTAGGTTTCGAAGTTGTTTCTGATATTAAAATTAAATCCGAAGAAAAATACTCTTGACCCGTGAAACAATCTTTAAATTTTTTACTATTTGCACATTGAAGTATTTCATTGAATGTATTAAATACAACTTCACCACTAAAATTACAGTTTCGCTTAATTTGACTTGTCGGGGTTGGGGTGGGGCTATATGTCGGCGTTGGGGTTGGTGTGTAACCACTTACCGATACATCAATAGATAGTCCACCACAAATTGCAGATGTTGATGGTGTTGGAGTTGGCGTTGGAGTTGGCGTGTTTGTTGCAGTCAAAGTTGGAGTTGGCGGTACATAACAATCAAAAACCGCATCAAAATCAAAATCAACACAAGGATTTGTTGTAGTAGTGGTCGTTACACAAAATCCTGTATAGGCAACCGTGTCATCAAAATCAGGACAGGACGAAGTACTTCCAAAGGGACCAAACTGATCGCAAGGATCGCCAAGGTTTTGGGCTAAACACCAACGAGATTCACTTGATGAATAAAATATGTTAAAATTGGTTGTTTGTCCTGTGTAATAGTTTTGACTATCGAAAACCCCTGCAAACTGATATTGGTCGTCATAAACGGTGTCGTTATGAACACAAACAAATGCTCCACACGAACAACCGTAAATAGTATCAATAACTCCTACTGAATCAACACTGTACACGTTAACACCGTCGGATAAAAAAGTTGTAATATAATTAATTGTACATGAAGAGTTCGAATATAGAGTTTTTCCGATATTTAGGTTTGAACCATATACCTCAAATATAAATGGCCCTAAACAACTTGTGTCAGGATCTGAGGCAGATGAAAAAGTCCCTAAATAATTACAAGGACATCCTGTAATACCTATAATTTCTCCTATAGAATTCGTTTCATATAAGTTAATACCATTACTTAAATAAATTGTTGTTAAAGCCATTGTGCATCCTGAGTCTAAATAAACTCCCTTACTAACTACTAAACTATCACCATAAACATTATTTGTTTGGGCTGAAAGACAAAGATTTAGACTAGCTGAAGTGTCAAGTGCAAATACTCCTAAATTATTACAACTTGCCATATTCTATTATTGAATTATTTGATGCAAAACAATCATTACTGTCAACTACCTTTACTCCAACAGAAGACATACCCTCCAAAACAAATGGAAGGTCAAACGAATATGGTAATTCTCCAAAACCAACCGTGTCTACATAAATACAAGTCGTGTAACCCGTATCACAAGTATAAATATCAAATGGAGGTGAACCACCCGAAAAATTAACAGTAATTTGTGTTGGCATGTCAATAATAAATATAAAAAATGATAAAACTTTGTGTAGTTGATTGATAAAAAGTTTATGACTATATTATAAAGGATGGATGAAAATGATGCTTTAGTTGAGTTATTAGAGGATGTTTTGGGGGAGCACGGACTCCACTACCCCAATCGTGGGCAAATATCCTTTAACTGTCCTGTATGTGATGACGATAGAAATAAACATAATTTAGAGGTCAATTATATAGACAACGTGTTCAAGTGTTGGAGTTGTTCTGATAGTGAAGGTACTCGAGGGTCACTCGGGAAATTATTTGACAAATATGGAAATAAAAAACAAAAAAAACTATATCAAGTATTAAAACCTGAAACGGTATTTAGAAGAGAAAAACCCAAAAAAAAACTAAGACTTCCCGATAGATACACTTTGTTCAAAGATTCAAGTCCTGTTTATCCTGTTAGAAAAGCTGCGTTAAATTATTTATATAATCGGGGAATTACCGATTATATGATCGAAAAATATCAAATTGGTTTTTGTGATAAAGGTGATCACGCTGGTCGTATTGTGATTCCATCATACGATAGTAAGGGTGAATTGAATTATTATATAGCCAGAAGTTGGAACCCGATGGCTCGAGCTAAATATAAAAATCCTGAAGCAGAAAAAGACAAAATTATATTTTGGGAAAACCTTATTGATTGGGATCGTGATATCTATTTGGTTGAGGGGGCCTTTGATGGTTTGTTTTTAGACAATGCGATTCCGATGTTAGGTAAACATATGTCAGAACTTTTGTTCGAAACAATCTACCAAAAGGCCAAAGGGAATATTATTATCTGTTTGGATGCCGACGCATGGGAAAATGCGGTGAAACTTTATCACGAGTTACATGGTGGTGAATTATGGGGTAGAATTAAATTAATAAAGTTACCTGACGAAAAAGATATTGCCGATCTTAGGGGTGAAATAAAAAATGAATATTATTATATAATAAGATAATGGATTTAAAAAAAATAGCACAAGAAATACGAGATATCTTGTCTGAAAGACAAAAAGAGTTTCAGATAACTTTTGTAGAAGAAAGTCACACATATACGATGTTAGATGAGAAGGGAAAATTGAGAAGTGATTTTCCATCAGTTTCAAAAGTCATGAAACTTTTCTACGACGACTTTCCAACAGAGCAGGCCGCGTTTAACAAGGCAGGTTGGGATGTAGATGGAGCTAAAAGATTAATGGAAGAGTGGGCTGAAGCCGGTAGAAAATCAACTAACTTAGGTTCTCGTTGTCACTTTATTTTAGAGGAACACACTCTTAAAGAGTTTGGTATCGAAAAACAGGTTCGTCAACCAATATTTCAATGTGACCCTGAACAGATCATTAAAAGTGATTCTATGATTATTGCAGGTAAAAAATATATTGATCTTCTAAAAGAAAGAGGGTGTGTGTTGATTGATACGGAGATAGTGTTAGGTCATCCTGAACTTGGATATACTGGTCAACCCGATAAGGTCTGGTTAGTTGTTGGAACAAACGGAAAAGTTGGTATTTTAATAACTGATTGGAAAAGTAATAAACCTAAGAACTTTGAAACCACACGATATACAAAAAAAATGAAATCACCATTTCATGATCTATTTGATAACGCTCTTGGCCACTACAACACTCAACTACCTTTTTATGGTAAATTATTGTTGAAAATGTTGGAAGGATCTAAATACGAGGATATTCAATTATTGGGGTGTATTATTGTATTGTTAACTGATAAAAAAGAATACCATGAACACAGAGTTTCTAAGAAAACTATGAATACAATTCTCGAAATGGACATGAAACAATATTTGACTAAACTTAAAAAATAAACTATATTTTAAATAAAAAAAATTATGAACGACGAAATTATTAGACCCAAAATTGACTTACGACAACAACAAACGATCAAATGTGAAAAGTGTGGTTCAAAGTTTTTTAAAGAAATAACGATGTTAAAAAAAGTTCCAAAATTACTAACAGGAAGTTCTGAAGACACGATTGTTCCATTTCCAACATACATGTGTAACGAATGCGGACACGTTAATGGTGATTTTGAATTATTTATAGACTAATGGAAATTGGAAAAATGACCATAAGCGAAGCTAAACCATATTTGCAAAGCATTGCTTCAATGTACGGTTTGAAGTTAAACAAAGTTAAACACTTCAAGTTTGCAAGAATGATACTTGCGACTTTATATTGTAGAGAATAAAAATACTTCAGTCTACACTTGACGATAATATGAAAAAAAACTTATAGTAATACTAAACAAGCATCAATTGAAACTAAAATTTTGAGAACATCAATTGTCAATTGTTTACAAAATAGAACAAAAACCGCTGGTGGTTATAAATGGAAATATATTTAATATGTTAAGTTATAAAGAATTTTATATTTGGTTAGAAGGATACCTACATGGTAAACTTGAAAACAAACACATAGATATTACACCTATAGTTGAAAAAATGAATATGGTTGAAGATGAAAATCCAAAACCATCAATTCATAGGTATGAACAAATTCCAGTTCCAATTAACCCATTTCCAAAAACAGACCCATATTCACCACCATTTGAGGTCTATTGTGAAACTAAACAACAATTAAACGATTAAAATGCAAACATTAATTTTTAACACAACAACAAAAGATGTAACCTTGTTAGAAGGTTCAATAGGAAAATCAAATGTATTATTAACTTTCGAAAATATATCAACCGTTAAATGTAGTGAACTTGGTTTTTACGAAGTCATGAAAAAAGTTGATGAGGACTCACACACATCAATTCCTGTGTTTAGAGCACCAATCGCAAATACAAATATGAGAATTGAAAAATAATATGATTAAAAAATTAGTTCATTTCTCGGATTTACACATCAGACTATTTAAAGACCACGATCTTTACAAGTCAATCTTAGAAACTGCAATTGAACAATGGCGAGAATTGGAACCTGATAGGATTGTTTTTACTGGTGACCTTGTTCATTCTAAAAATCAAATGACACCTGAACTTATTGAAATGGTTAGTTGGATTTTAACTGAATGTTCATTCATTTGTAAAACAATTATCATACCAGGTAACCACGACTTCTTGGTAAATAATACAGAACGATTGGACGCACTATCACCAATAATTAAATCACTTAATAGTAAAAATATTGTTTACTACAAAGACCGTGGTGTGTATGAAGATGATAATATTAGTTGGTGTGTGTATTCACAATACCAAGGAAATATTCCACCTGATATTACAGAATCTAAAGGTAAACGAATTGGATTGTTTCATGGACCAATTCAAGGAATGAAAACCGATCTTGGATTTGACTTCGGTCAAGAAGCGTATGATGTTGAAAAGTTTGATGGACTTGAAACTGTATTATGTGGTGATATTCATAAACGACAAGAGTTCCAATTCAAAACAGGAAAGGGTTATATGATCGGATCACCAATCCAACAAAACATCGGAGAAAATATTGAACGACATGGATATGGAATTTATGATGTTGAAACAAAAGAATATTCTTATGTTGATCTACCGAACCCGAAACCATTTTTAAAGTTCAAAATAAAATCATTCGAAGATATCGAAAATGGAATTGAAAAACTTCAAAATCTTTAATAAAGAAATAATGCTGGCGGTATCTGCCTTTTGTGAATCACAAGAAATTGAAGATGTGGATAACTTTATGTATCTATGTTTTAAACAAGGTTTTGATATTAAAAAATATGGACTTTTAGAAAAAACACTCAATGATAGTGAAAAAAACTTAAAAACAGGGGTGGAACAAAAAAAATGGGCGGAAAACGAAATACCTGTTGAAGTGATAAAAGAGGTGGAAAAAATTGTTGAGGTTTCTGTTGATAGAATCGTTGAAGTTGAAAAAATAGTTGAGGTACTTAAAGAAATACCTGTCGAAAAAGTTGTCACAAAAATAGAATATATTAGTGACAAAACAACTGAAAATGAACTTGGCGAAATAATTGTAAACTTGGAAAATGAAATGTTTAAAAAGAATGAAGAAATAGATGAACTTAGACGAAGTTTATACATTTCAAAAGGTAATGACAAAGCAAAACTACTTCAAGAGACATTACAAAATCTAAGAACTGAACTACAACAAAAGAACGAACAAATAAAACAATTAGAAAAAATAAACCGAGACCTTTTGAATGGTAACCAAAATCAGGCTTATCTACTCAGGGGATCAAATTTAAACAAACGAGTATGATAACAAAAGTTTTAGTATGGTTCATTATGAGTTATGGACTAATGAATATTATGGTTTACGGATCAATATTCCAAGGATTAAGAGATTTTTTAGGCCGATGGGCTAATAATGAATTATTACCATTACAACCAATAGGTAAATTTTTATCAGGATTAATTAACTGTCCACTTTGCTTTTCAACGTGGGGTGGATTTGTATTGTCCTTATTGATTTTTTCACCTACAAATCATATGTTCAACACACCAATTTCGTATTCTTGGTTTTTTGACGGTATTGTCTCAGCAGGGGCTGTATGGGCAATTAACGGAATAATTGAATGGTTTGAAGAAAATAGACCGAGTAATAATTAATAAAAAAAAATAAAATGGGTAAGAAGGCTAAAGAACACAGAGCAAAAGTTGCAAAAAGAAACGCAAAAATTAAACAACAAAAATCAGAAACGCAAAAAGCATTTGATCTTTTATTACAAGAACAATTGAATAAATTAAAAGATGATGAAATAAAGGTCGAAGTCCAAGGAAACGAAATAAATTATGAAGTTGTTGAACACAAAACTATCGATCACGCATTCAAATTTACACCAAATGAAGAGGAGTCAGCGAAAATTAACAAAGAATTTGAACCTGAGTATTATAGTACGGGTTATACAATTGAAGATAGAGAAATACCTACTGAAGAATAAAAATGGATTTATTTAATCCACTGAAATTATTTAACTACAAAATCATGATAAAAGATTTGGACTTTCCAAGCTTTAAAAATCCCATAATACAAGTTGTATGGGAAGATTTACCAGAAAACTTTACACAAGATAAAATCAAAAGTGTAAAACATTACTTCTCGAAAAAATACAACACCACAAATGTTAACGTTTTAACCAAAGCTAAAACGGTGCAAACTGATGAAATGCAATCTATTGATGTTTCAGTAAACATTAGTGATGCGAATTACCAATTGGATCTATTAAAGAACTTTATTGAGTCAAAAGGACATAAAGATAAGACTGATGATATTTTTGGGATCAACAAAATGGTTGAAAACAAAATGAATGGTGATGAGGAAAACCAATCTCAGTTTAAGAAGTGGTATATTAGAAACATTGAGTTCTCAAACTTTTTATCATACGGTGAAAATCAAAAATTAGATTTTGATAAATTAAATGGTATTGTGGTGGTAGAGTCAGATCCACCAAACTTCGGTGGTAAAACCGTATTGACGGTGGATCTTTTAATGTTCTTGTTCTTTAACGAAACAACAAAGACAACAAAGGCTGAAGAAATATTCAACAGATTTTCAAACAAAGACAAAGTTCATGTTAAAGGTGAAATCACAATTGATGGTGAAGAATATGTTATTGTTAGAAATATTGAAAGAAAGATGTCCAAGAAAGGTGAATGGAATGTTAAAACCGAATTAGACTTTTTTAAAAAACTATCTGACGGAACGTTATTAAACTTTACAGGAGAACAAAGAAGAGAAACTGAAGCTTTCATCAAAACCTCAATTGGAACCAAAGAAGACTTTTTAATGACCATTCTTACAACAGGATCAAACCTTGAAGAATTATTGGAGTCAAAACCAACGGCTCGTGGTCAGGTTCTATCAAGATTTATGGGTCTTGAGTTTTTGAAAAAGAAAGAGGAGGTTGCTAAAGAAATCTACGGAGAATTTTCAAAACAAAAGTTGTCAAACATATATTCATCTGAAGAATTGAAAAATGATATTACTACTCACGAAGAATCAATTGGGACACTTACAACTCAAATTGATGAAATTCAAAAAGAATTAACAAATGTTGAAGATGCAATTACGAAAGGTAAAAACTATCGTGATGACATGTTGAAAAAGAAACATACAAACATTGACCAAGAAATTAGTAGATTAAACCCAACCAACACTCAAGAAGAAATCAACACGATTGATTTTGAAAAGAAAGGTTACGTTTCTAAAATCAACGAACTTAAAGTAGTTGAACCAAGTGAGTTTTATCATGAGGACAAACACGATGAGGTTAAAGAACAATATAATGAGGTCTACAAAGAGATCGTTCAGATTGATACCGAAATTTCATCAATCAACAAATTGAAATCTGAAGTAGAAGGTGGAATCAAGTGTGAACACTGTGGTATTGAATTAATGAACGCAGCAATCACAAATGCTAAAATTGCAGAACTTGATGGATTAATCGTGCAAAAAAACACAAAAACGACACTTATGCAGGATTTATCCCGCAAAGAACAAAGTTTTGTTCAGTTAAAAAAAGAGTTTGATGAGTATGAAAAAAACAAACTTGTTAAAGAAAAGTATGAGATCTCAGTTGAAAGTTGTGATTTGAAAATAAGTGCGTTAAAAGACAAACTTAAAAGGTGGGAAGAAATCCAAGACAAGATCCAAGAAAATCAAAAGATTGACGGACAACTAATCAAGGCTGATTCAAGACTTGAAGAACTTGAAAGAGAAAAAACAAAAATAAATTCCGTAATTTCTGGTAACAAAGTTTCAATTACCTCGTTAAATGAAAAGATTGATAACAACAAAAAAATGATTGTTAAAATCAAAGAAGAAGAGGAAAAAGAAAAAATCTATAAGATATACTTGGAAGCTTATGGTAAAAATGGAGTTTCTAAAATCATAATGAAAACTATGATGCCGCTGATTAATTCAGAATTACAAAGACTTATGGAAGATTCTTGCTACTTCAAACTTGAAATCAGAATCAACGATAAGAATGAGGTTGAGTTTATGATGATTGATAACAGTACTGGTGTTGAAAAACTTATGACAAGTGGTTCAGGTTATGAAAAAACTATTGCTTCACTAGCTTTAAGATCGGTATTGACTAAGATCTGTACGCTCCCTACACCAAATTTGGTCGTGATGGACGAGGTGTTTGGTAAGGTGTCTCCCGATAACTATGATATGTTATACGAGTTCTTTATTAAAGTAAAAAATTACTTTGAGAAAGTGTTCATTATATCCCACTCTAACCTAATTAATCAGTGGGGAGAACACGTTGTTAAAATTCGTAAAGAAAATAATGTGTCAAAAGTTTTGTAATTTGAAATATTATTTGTAGTTTTGTTTTATGAGGGGAATGAACACATATAATTTGAATTGGGTAATGATTGCTCAAGGATTTGGTTTACCAATAGATAAAACTATTGAAATGTTTAACGATGGAAGAATGTTAGGTAGAATTGGAGAATTTTTACATCAAAATTCTAATAATGGTGTTAGAGAAAAAGAAAATTCATCTTTTGATGTTAAAGAAAAAAACAACAGTAAAAGTGAGATAAGAACTATAACTGACAAAGTTAGTTTTGCGTCATCTAAAGAAGTTGGTTTTGGTAGAAAAGTCACTGAAAAAGGATTCTCAGAAAAATTACTTTCTGTGGATCAGTTTGTACTTATAGATAAGAGATTAATTGAAGAAGGAATAATTAATACAATTGAATTAACTAAAGAGGATATTATGAAATTACCATTGGGTAAAAATAAATCAATTTCCTCCAAAAAATTTTTTGAAAAATATGATAGAAATAAATAAGATATACAATGAAAATTGTTTAGAAACATTGTCTAAAATACCCGATAATAATATTGATTTGACAGTCACTTCCCCCCCATATGATGACTTAAGAACATACAATAATCATATTACAGGAAAGAAAACTGAATTTAATGGATATTCTTTCGATTTTGAAAATATTGCCAAAGAACTTTATAGGGTAACAAAACCTGGTGGTGTTGTTGTTTGGGTTGTAGGTGATGGGACGGAAAAAGGAAGTGAAACTGGAACATCTTTTAGACAAGCCTTATTCTTTAAAGAACTTGGATTTAATATTCACGACACTATGATCTACATGAAGAATAATTTTTCGAATCCGTCCTCAAATCGTTACCATCAAATATTCGAATATATGTTCGTTTTTTCAAAAGGTAAACCGAAAACATTTAATTCAATTAAAGATAGAAAAAATGTGTATGGAGGCCAAGTTGGAAGTTGGGGTAAAAATACATCAAGACAAGTTGATGGGACTATGGTTGAGAGGAAAAAGAAAGTCATAGAAGAATATGGTCAAAGATATAATGTTTGGACATATAAAACATCAAAAAATGGTCAAGAAGATGAGATTGCGTACCAACATCCAGCAATATTCCCAATACAACTTGTAAAGGACCATATAATAAGTTGGACAAACCCAAATGATGTTGTCTTTGACCCATTTATGGGTAGTGGTACAACAGCAAAAGGTGCAATAGAAACACAAAGAAATTATATAGGATCTGAAATATCTGAGCAATATTTTAATATTTGTCTTGAAAGGGTGAAAAATTAGAACAAATCCCAATTTTATTAGTATATTTGTAGAACATTTTAAAAACAACACATGAATTACTTACTTTTTGTTTATTACGACAACACAGTTGAAAACTCAGAAATATCCACAAATGAAATTGCAAGTAGAATTGCAGAACAAATGACATCCAAGGAAGCGAAATTTATGTTTGGAGACAAACACGCAATATTTCACTTCGCATCAGACATGACAATCGATGAAATGGCAGGATGGATCAATATTATCAACGACGAACTTAATTGTTTTGAATATTTTCTAACACCCAAACCAAGAAGTTCAGCGTCCAACATGCCAAAAGACAACCTTGAGCACTTGTTGTCGTTAAAGAAAACCAAATCAAAAAACAAACCAACACCCCCAAAAATCAATTATGAATTCAAAGCATCAAAAGATGGCGAAATTTTTTTGGACTTATCAGATCTCATTATGAAAATAAAAAAACCACAGGTTTGTAACATGACACTTGACGAGTTACTTGATAAGATTAGCTTTCAAGGTATGGAGTCACTTACAGAAATAGAAAAACAAAAATTACAAGAGTACTCAAAATCAATCTAATTATAATATATGAAAGACAAAAACACGGGAGCACATATAAATCAAGAGGAAATACAACATTACCTAAAGGATATTCGAAAAATTAAGGTAATGACTGTAGAAAGAGAAAAAGAGTTGGCAAAAAAAATGAAGTCAGAAGAAACACCAACTTATGAACGAAGACGAATTGAGCAAGAGATCATTGAAGGAAATCTTCGTTTTGTAATTACGGTAGCAAAACAATATCAAAATCAAGGACTTGATTTGTCTGATTTGATTGCTGAAGGAAATTTAGGACTTATGAAGGCAATTAAAAACTTTGATTGGGAAAAAGATCTCCGTTTTATATCTTATGGTGTGTGGTGGATTAAACAATCGATCATTCAGTCTTTAAATGACAACGCAAGAACCATTCGACTACCGGTCAATGTGGTGCAGGATCTACAAAAGGCAAAAAAAGAGGTTGAGCAGTCAGGAAAAAAACTTGAGGACAAGTTTTCAACATTACCTTCAATAATCGATCTTGACATGAATATCAATGAAGAAGGTGATACTTTGTTAGATATGATTGAAAATAAAAATGCCGTTTTGCCTGACGCATTTTTTAATACCCAAGATATTCTTAAAGATAAGTTGATGACTCTTTTAGATGTTTTAGACACTCGCGAAAAAGTTATTGTTTGTGATTATTTTGGTTTGACGGGAACACCACGAACTTTAGAAGATATTGGAAGTGATTTTGGTTTAACAAAAGAAAGAGTTCGTCAGATTAAAGAAAAGGCTATTCGTCGACTAAGAAACGATTCTACAGAATTATTTGATTATTTATAAAATAATTTTTGGTGATTCAAAAAAAGAATTATTTTTTTAGTGACGAGTTAGATAATTGGTTTTGTGACTTTCCATTAAAAAATTTTCATAACCCTGTTTAGGTAGGGTTATGATGATTAAAAAATAGGGACATTTGCTAAATACGCAGAAATGTGGTGATCACCGTCTTATCCATACTCATACAAATGTATGACCAATTTCTTGATATGAAACCAATTAGGGTGGATTTTATTCCACCCTTTTTTATATTTCAAATACTTTAAATTTAATATTTATAAAAAAAAAACAAAATGAATAATAAATTATTATCATGGTTATTACTATTTTGTGCTCTTGGACTTTCATCTACAGCGGCATATTATAGTGTTTACGGACTCTCCATTATTTTCTCGGGCGTTGCAATTCCTGTTATTATTATGGGTTCTTTTTTGGAAGTTTCTAAAATTGCAATCGCAACTTATCTTCACGATAGTTGGAAAAAAACATACGGTATTTTAAAGATTTATTTAACAATCGCCATTTTGGTATTATCAATTTTGACCTCAATTGGTATATATGGTTTGTTAGCAACAGGGTTTCAAAAAAGTATTTCAGGACTCGAAATTAGTAACAAAAAAATTAATAATATTGAGGTAAAGAAAGAAAGATTTGAAAAAATAAAAGAAGAACACCAAAAAGAAAAAAAAGTTCTGAATGCAGATATTACCAATTTAAGAAATGCCCTCTCAACAAACACAACAACACAAACGATTGATAGAAAATCAGGACAAGTAATTACAAAAGCGAATGCTGGAAACAGAAAAGCGTTTGAAAAACAATTAAAAATTGCACAACAAAGTAAAGACACACTTTCGTCTAAAATTGACGCAATAAATGATAGTATTACGAACTTAGACATTCTCATTTTAGATATAACATCAAAGGAAATTGAAACAGGTGAATTGGGAGCAATAAAATATTTAAGTGAAATAACTGGATGGGATATAAAAAAAACCGCAAACTTTTTCATTCTAACTTTAATTTTTGTTTTTGATCCTCTAGCAATTGCTTTGGTTATTGCAACAAACCAAGCATTCAAAAATTATAGAAGAAGAAAAGAAGAAGAAAAAGAATACGAAGATATCGAAGTACCTGAAAATTTTTTTTATCTAATAGATGATATATCAAAATTCAGTTCCGAAACGCAAAAACAACAAGAGACACAAATAAATGAAAAGATTGTTGAAGTTCCTGTGGAGGTGATTAGGGAAGTTGAAAAGATTGTTGAAGTTCCTGTGGAGGTGATTAGGGAAGTTGAAAAGATTGTTGAAGTTCCTGTGGAGGTGATTAGGGAAGTTGAAAAGATTGTTGAAGTTCCTGTGGAGGTGATTAGGGAAGTTGAAAAGATTGTTGAAGTTCCTGTGGATAAATTAGTTGAAATAGTTAGAGAGGTTCCTGTAGAAGTAATAAAAGAAGTTGAGGTTCCTTTTAAATACTATGTAAATGATAACGGTCAAATATTCGATGACCAAGGAAACAAATTGGAGGAAGGATTATTTAATAAAAAGTTAGAGGAGACTAAAAAGAGAGTTTTAAAATATCATAAATAATCTATGGAAATAATAGAAAATTTAATCCAAACAAATTTTAAAAAAGAAGACAAAAAAAATCAAATAGTTTTATGTCACACCTCTAGAACTCTTCTTGATTATATGATTTCTATAAAATTTAGATTTGGTGGTAAACCAATCAAATTACCACATTATATTATCTCAAGAGAAGGTAAAATTATTAAATTAATTAATGATTATTTGAACGGAAATTTTTCTAATAATGATAAAATTAATTCAAAATCAATATTTGTTTGTTTAGAAAATTTAGGTTGGCTAAAAAAAGAACCATTAAAACATTATCACATTAACTGGATTGGTAATATTTATAAAGAAAAAGTTTATGATCGTAAATGGAGAGATTATTTTTTTTGGCATCCGTACACTGAAATTCAAATAAATAAAACAGCTGAATTGTGTATTAATTTAACAAAAAAATATAATTTTTCGAAAAACTTTATAGGACATAATACAAAAATTAGAGGTATTGAGTCTTATAATGGTATATTTAGTAGATCGAACTTCGATGAATTTGCGACGGATTTGAGTCCGGCATTTAATTTTGAAAAATTTAAAAAACTATTAGAAAATGAATAATTTTGAAGAAATAAAGAGTTTAATCAAGAGATCCAAAGTAATTCTTAATAAAGAACTCAACGAAGATGTAAGTAATATCAAAAAAAAATATGGTATTTTAAGTGAGGCAATTTTAGAAAAAGATAAAATCGAAGATTCAGACGGATCTTTATCCAATAAAGAAAAAAAAGATTCTGACGAAATTGGGATAAAAAAAGATAAACAAAAAACATACAGAATTTTGGGTAATCTGATAGTTTTCCACGGAAAAAAAGAGGCTGACTTACAAATTACAACAGACGAGAAAAATGCTTTTACTTCTAGCGTGGATGAGTTTAGAACGGATGTTGCAGAACTTGTTGAATTTGGTAAATTAAATGTTTTCAGTGAAAACGTAGAATGGACAGGAAAATTATTAGAAAGTAATTTGGAATTTTTTTATACAGTAAATGAATCCGACGGAATTTATATAAATGGTCAAATGATAAAAATTGATCAAAATCATTTATTAACTATATCAAAGTTACAATCTTATTACCAAAAATTTAAAAATAAATGGAGTAAAATTGTTGCTTCAAGACAAGAAGATACCAAAAAATGAAAAAATTTTTTACATATAATTGGAAAAACATAATACTAATAATATTAGGTATAGTTCTATCATATTTACTTATGAAAGTTTTTACACCTGTTAAAACCGTAACTGAATTAAATAAATATAAACTAGAACAAATAGAAACCCGAATCAAAGAAATACAAAAAAAACAATCTCAAATACAAGATTCTATAACTTTTTACCAATCTGAAATAAAAAAAATTGATAAAAAAATATCCAAAATCAAAATCCAAAGAAACGAAATAAAAAACTACTATACTGTCAAGGAAAACGAAATTAAAAATGCGGATGAAAAAAAAATTGATAGTTTACTAAGAAACAGATACAAATTTTAAAAAAATGAAAAACATAATATTAATTTTAACTTTATTTTTTACAGTTATAAACTTAAACTCACAAGTCCCTCAAAAACCTATTGTGGATACCACCAAAATGTGTATTCCTTATAATGTTGTCCAACAAATACTTTTGGACCTCAATGAATACGATAAGTTAAAAGAAATTGTTTTAACATATGAAAATGAAATTCATGAACTGAATGGCAAAATAATTCTTCAAAAAAAAGAAACCGAGTTTTGGAAAGAAGAAAACAAACTCAATAAAGAAATTATTTCTGAAAAACAAAAAAGTGTTAAAATATATAAAGAAGAAAATATAAACCTGGCTAAAGAAAATAAAAGACTCAAAACTAAAAATACACTATTTAATATTATAGCGGGTATTATAATAGCACCATTAACGTATGCTTTGATTTCAAAATAATGGCACTTACTTCCTCAGAAAAAAAAGAATTGGAAATTATGATGAGAAAAGAAATAAAAGACTTTTTCGATTCTAACACTGCCAAACAATTTGAGGAAAAACTTATCAATAAAATTTCAAAAGAAATTGAAAAGGGAGAATTAAAAAAAAATGTTAAAGAAATAGTAATAAAATCTTTCCAAGAATATTTCGCAACAATGTATCAACAAAGATATTTTTGGGAGTCTAAATTTAGAAACGCATAGTGGAAAATTATTTAAGTGATCTTAAAAAAAAAGTAGGTGAAGGATTAAGTAGTAATATAGATGCAAAACTCGACGCGATTAAAGTGATAAATAAAACCGCATCTGAATTAAATGAAGAAAATCATTTTCTAAATTACCTGAAAAACAAAGAAGATTTGAAAACAATTTATAGTTTAGTAAGGAACAAAAAAATGTCAAATAACGAAATAAGAAAAAAAATAAAAGAATATTTAAAAGATCCTGATGACTTAAAACAATTCTTAGAATCGATTTTAAATTTAAACAAAGCTAAGAAAAAAGAAGAAAACAAAGAAGCCACTGACACCGCTTCAGGAGGTGGCTATACAATGCCATTTCTCTCATCGGGACCAGAAAAAACAATTACTAAAGGAGATTTAGTTAAAACAGTTAGAGAACGAAAAGAGCAGAAAATAGAAACTAAAGAGGCCACAACCTCATCTTCATCGGGTCAATATAATCAACCGGCTATTTGGGCAAAATCTATGAGTAAAAAACATTGGAAAGGCGCCTCAACAAAGTATATGCCCGGTGCAAAAAGAGTTCAAGTTAAAAAACAGTGTAAAAAATTCCCATATTGTAATCAAGGAGATATAAAGGCCCTTAGAATATTTGAAAACGAGTCTGTCCAAAACGCAATTGACAGTGTCTCGAGTAATTATGGGATTGATAAAAACTTTATTTCGAAAATTGTTTTTGAACAAATCAAAAAAAGATAAAAATAAAGATATTTATAAAGAAAAATAAAAAATGAATACACACCAATATATTAAATCAAGATTTCAAAAAATTTTGAATGAAAGTTTGAATGAAAAAGCAAACTCAATTTTGAATAAATTGAATTATGACGATAAAACTCCGTTTCATCCTGCGGGTGGTTCTTTCGATTATGTACAAGAGGAAAAATCAATGTGTGAGGAATGTGGTGGTGAAATAAAAGAAGGTGAATGTTCTGAGTGTGGATATAACAACGAAGGAGTTGAAATTATGGAACTTGGAGGTATGGATGATGGACACCCGAGATTTGGTAATAAAAACTTTGCTAAAATGTCAAGAAGAGATAAAGCGGATCTTATGTCAGACAGGAGTTATGAATATGGTGATGATTTCGATGAAGATGACTTCAGGCTTAATGCGCCATCACCGGATTACGATTATGAGGAAGATGAAGATGACTTCAGGTTTAATGCGCCATCACCGGATTACGATTATGAGGAAGATGAAGATGATTTTAGGTTTGATGCACCATTACCTGACGATATGCCATCATATAAAACTAAATATAGATATAGTGACGATAAAGAAATAACAGAAAAACTTCATGGTAAACAACATAGATTAGATAAAAACAAAAATGGTAGACTTGATAAAGAAGATTTTAAAATGTTAAGAAAACAACAAGATGAAGAACCACTTTATGAAGTTAAGTTCGAAAAAGAAGTTGAAGAAGGGAATAAGTTTGCAAATGAAGTAAACAAAGCCAAATTAGCAGGTAAAAAAACATTTAAATTCGACGGAAAAACACTTCCTGTAAAAGAATCCTATATCACTGAAAAAAGAAAACAAATCGCAAATAGTAAGAGTGTCGAAAGTTTAATTTTTTCCGAAAATGAATTAATAAGTTTTATTGAAAATTTAGTTAATGAAGAAAAAAAGTTTTCATTCAAAGAACCTAAGGGATATAAAGAATATGAAAGAGCTCATAAAGCGGATAAAAAAGAAAATGATAATTATTTAAATAGTGTTGCAAAAAAAATAACTAACTATTTAAAAGGAGTTTCGGACAAAGATTCAAAATGGGAAATGAAACAAACTCAAAAATTCCCAACTGAAAATGGTGGTCTGAAAAAAGGTATCAGAAAAAAATATACACCATCGGATGCTGTTGATGATTATAATGATGCTTTTTCACGTCCAGGTCTAACTAACTTAAGATTTGATGAAATCAAACCAAATAAAAAGAATATTGAAAAATATTTGAAAGGTCATAGTACAACAGGAAATGCTCAAGTTGATGAAGATGGAAACGCTTTAGGGAATGTCGTACCTTCAAACGTAGGAGACAAATTCTTTAAAAACTTTGAAGAAAATCTTTACGGTCAAGAACAGGCAGACGCGTCTTACAAAAGACAACCACAACCCGTTGATCAAGCTGGTGAAGATACTGAAATAGGATCTTTGAAAACCAAAAGAGGTAAAAAAAGCTCACAATCTGTTTTGAGTAAAATCGAAGAATCGGTTAACGAAAAACAAGTTGAAAAACTAACGGAAGAATTTTTAAAAATACATAAGCTAATGACTTATGATGGAAAAACTCAATAATTTACATTAAAAAATTTTCAATTATAATATTTTCGTAGTTTGAAACTATGGATAATTTTTACAATTACATTACTAAAAATGTTGATCCCGAACATGTAGATGTTTGGTTTAGAATTAATAACATTATACCAGAAAAGATGGATCTTTATTATGATTTATCTTACAGTTTGTTTGTCATGATCAAATCAACATATTTAGGTGAAGGTTATGAATCGAATGAAACTACCATCAAAATGAATGAAGAAGATAATAAAAAACATTTCGAGTGGTGTTGGAAACAAGTTATCGATAACTTTGAAAAAGAAAACATTTCATTTGAAATAAAAGGTGAACATTGTGAATACTTTTACGCACTCTTCAATGAAATATACTACAAACAGGATAGAGATGAGTTGAGAAATTCTATTGATATTTTTTTTAATGATCTGTTCAACCGTGAAAAACCTTTCACACAAGTAGATTTAGATTTGATATCAAACATTTATAAATCACTTGATAAAAATCTCAAAAAGTAACCTTTACATTAACACTCATTATTTTTATTATTTATTTTAATAAACAATAATTTTTTATTTTTAAAATGGAAACTTTAGAAAAAATTAAAGAACTAACTGAACAACTAAGTGTTGATGTTAACAAATTTTTCAGCGGAAACAAAAGTGCTGGAACAAGAGCAAGAAAAACCTCACAGGATTTAAAATCACTTTTACAACAATTGAGGGGTCAAATTTTAGAAGAAAAGAAAAAATAATATGGAAATATTTGATATTTTAACTTTGTTTATTTTTGTTTTGTCTATCGTCTTTATTTTGAATAGATTAACGATAATAATAAGAGAAATATCGAATGAAAATCCCAATAAAATAATTTATGATCAATTTGACAAAATATCCAATTACTTTTTTATTTCTTATTTAATAACCTATATTTTAACAAAATTTTTATAAAATAACATGTACAATCAATTAAAAGAAATTTTTACTTTTTTAGTATCGGTCAGAAAATTAAAGACATACTTAGCAATTGATATTGAATTTCCCGATACTTGGAAAATACCAAAAAAATACGTCATTGAAGATAAAATAATTGAAAATGAAAAATTAAAAGAAGGATACAGATTTTTTTCTTTCGTTTGTGAGTTTGACGATAAGTTCATGAATGAAACTATTAATAGTATTAAAAATATTATTTCTTATAATCGTGAAATAGAAATGAAAGAAAGGTTGTTAAAACAAAAAATTGATGAATTAAAGAAAATTTTTGAAAAACAAAATTTTGATAATTTACAATCATTAAAATTTGATATCACAGAAGAAAAATTGTATGATGGAGAAGAAATTGTTGACACGAGAGGAACAAACTCTAACTTGGTTGAAAAGTGAACTTGAAAAGGATCAAAAAGAATTGGATAGTAAAAAATTAAAGTTAATTCATGAAATAAAAACATTTGAAAAACAAGATCTTTTACCAAAAACCGAAAAATTGACTTTATGGAAAAAAATCAAAAAAGTGATTTTGGGATTATAGAAAAGTTGGCTCTTGTTACAGATGCAATACAAAATACCTTTCCCGAAGGTAAAGTTATATGTGTGTATCAATTAAATGAAACTGATTTTAAAAGTGTTCAAGAAAACTTCAGAAAAATAGATCACGTACACAAAAGATTTTCGATAAATATATCTGAAATAGAACATGTTTTTATAGAAGACGTTTCCGAACAAACAGAACAGAAACCAATAGAAATATCATTCAAAAAAAGTTTTTTAAAAAAAATATTATCTATGTTTAAAAGTAGTTGATTTTCTATACAAACACTGCTTACGAAACCCCTGATTATCTAAAATATTATACAGGTATTTTTTTTGACTTTTTGATGAATCAGAAACTATTATACAATCCGATCTTTGACTTCTCATCATTAAATGATTAAGAATTTCCAAAAATCTCTTGGACTCGTGTTCATTTTTTAGAGAAAATAATTTTATAACATCATTATTTTGTAACACAACTTTGTTGTTAAGTATAGATAAAAGTTTCAAATCAAAATTAGAAAGATAATTTTCTATAAATTCCTCCAAAGTTATTTTTGTTTTTTTTTCAATATCAAATATTTTTTCGGAAATTTTGTATCTTTCAACTCTGATTATTTTGTAATTTGGATCATCAGTTTCAACAAGTTTTTGTCTCCCTAAACTATCTTTGATAAAAATTTTTTCGAAGTTGTCATCTCTTTTTTGCAGTAAACATAATTCATAGTTTATAACATTAGCATTCTCGACTTGGACTTCAAATTGAACAGTTGAGTTTTTTTTGATAAGACTATCAAAAAATTTTTCTGCTTTTTCTCTCGTTATAAACTTGTTGATTATTTTTTTTCTTTTTTTATTTTTGAATAAAACAACTAAATAATTCATAAAACAAATAATAACATTTCAAAAAAATAAATGAATATTGAAAACTATTACGAAGTACTTGAAGTACAGGAAAATGCAACACAAGATGAAATAAAGGTTGCTTATAGAAAATTGGCAAAAAAAAATCATCCCGATAAAGGAGGAAATGAAGATAAGTTTAAAAAAATATCGGTCGCATATGATATTTTGAGTGATGAAAATAAAAGAAAAGATTATGACTTGAAAAGAAAAAATCCGTTTGTAAATTTGGACAATTCTGAAGATCTTTTTTCTGACTTGTTTAATATAAGAAAACCGAATCAATCTGTCCATACAACTAACATTACTGTAAATGTCGGGGTTCTAGACTCCTATATGGGTAATAGACACACTCTTTCTTACAGAAGATCAATTATGTGTGAACCTTGTAACGGAACAGGGGGGGAAAGAAAACTTTGTAATGTTTGTAATGGGTCGGGTGTTGTGATTAGAAAAGTAGGGTCTGGATTTTTTATACAGGTAATACAGACAACGTGTGAAAATTGTGGTGGTCATGGAAATAAACTTATAACACCTTGTTTTCTTTGTAATGGTATTGGTTCGAAACGTGAAATAAAAAATTTAGACGTATCATTACCTCATGGAGTGGATAATGGTCAGTTCCTCAGGCTTAAGAACGTTGGGGATTTTAAAAATGGGTCTTACGGTGATTTAGTCATAAGAATTGAACTCAAACCACAGAATAATTTTAATAAATTGGCTAATCATTTGGTTTATAATGCTTACTTTAATTTACACGATTTACAAAATGGTTATATTTCTGTTCCTCATCCTGATGGTGAGTTGAATATTAAATTACCTAAAAATATAGATACTTCCACACCTTTGAGAGTTAAGTCAAAAGGATTTAGATTAGAAACTGTTGGTGATTTGATTGTAAATCAATACTTAAAATATCAAAGGGATTGAAAAAGTGAAATAATATCGTGAACAAAAGACACAATTCCGTATACACCGAAAAAAAAGAAAATACCACCAAAAACTAAAACCAAGATTTGTGTATTTTTGACTTGCTTACTTTTGTCACAGGTGTGGCATTTTACTTCTGTTGCTTTTTTATCTTCCATAACTATAATTTAAATATTGCAACGTTGAAAATAAACATTAAAAAATAATTTACAGATGGGATGTTTTGGAATAATTGGGGTTAGTAGCATATTTACCATGTAAAACCAATTTCAAAGTTTGATAAGTCAGAAAAAATATCTATTATTAATTAGTTAGATAATTTTCAACCTTCATAGGATAAATAAAATTTAGCTAAACCAAATAAAATTATTAAAAAATAGGTCATGTGTGTATCATATATTGGTGGTAAATCAAAAATTGCCCCACAATTAATAATCCCCAATATACCAAAAGATATTGAAACATATGTTGAGCCATTTAGTGGTCAATTCTGGACATTCTTTAAAATGAATTTAATAGACTATCCAAATCTAAAAACCGTTGTTTACAACGATTTTAATAAATTAAACTACAACATGTATCAGTGTTTGAAAAATCATAAACGACTTCTACAAGAGTGTGAGAAATTAGTGGTTCAAAAAAAAGACGAACACTCTACCGATCCAATTTGTAAAGAACAATTTATCAACTTCCAAGCTCAAATATTCAAAGAAAATTTCACTCCTGAAGCTTATGATTATGAAGTTGCCGCAAAATACATATATGTATTAACACAAGTTTTTTCTGGCGCTAATCCATCAAAATCAAAATTTATAGATTTAAAAGGTAAATACCACTCAAAGTTCACTTCATTCATGAATAAATTAAAAAACGAAAAGTGGCAAAAGATGTTTGAATCTATTACTTTTGTTGAAAACATGGATTTTGAAGATGTAATCACAAAATATGACTCACCTACAACATATTTTTACGTTGATCCACCGTATTATATCGTTGGTGAAGGATCTTATTACTCCAATCACAACTTTGAAACACAAGATCACGAAAGGTTGGCAAATGTACTACACGGAGTTCAAGGTAAGTTTTCATTGTCTTATTATGACTTTGAATTACTTCACGAATGGTTTCCTAAAGATCAATACACTTGGGTTACAAAAAAGTTTACAAAGGCCGCTTCAGCAAAAAAAGGTGAAAAACAAAACATGGGAGAAGAATTACTTATCATGAATTACTAATTTTTTTATAATTACAAATATTTATTTAAAAATAAAATTAATATGTCACTTAGATTCACCAATCTTCTTAGAGATCTTATTGTTGAAAGTTCAAGATTTCAAGTCCTTTTTGATAAGTTCGTAAAACCAAAAGAAAAGGGAAAAAAGGGTATCATGCCGTTTGAAACTTTGATTGCTTTTATCGCAGCCGACCCAACTTCAAGCTTTCCTGAAGGTATGGATATAGACAATATAAAACCACAAGATATGGACCGAGTGAAAATCGGAAAATATACTCAGTGGTTGTTAAAAAACTTTGTAACACCTAAGTTACCAGGTGACCATCCATTAAACATTGTGGATCCTCAATCAGGTCAATACAAGGCGGCCCTTAAACAATTCCAAGATCTTTTCATGGAAGACTTATATAAGGTTACTGGTGACCTTAAAAAGTTTGAAAGATTCAAAAATAGATTACCTCAAGAGTTTAGAGACATCAATAAATTGACTCCTGATACTTTATATGATAATGTTAAAGATTTCAGTTTAGAAAAAACCAAAGCTTCTGCAACTGAAAAAAAAGAGGCGTCTAAAACATATGCTCACCCTGGTGCTGAAATTGTTTATCGTGGTCAAGATTGGACTGTTGCTAAAATATCAGACACTGGTAAACTTGGTAAAAATGCTGCATGTTTCTACGGAGGTTCATATCAAGAAGAAAGTAAAGGTGAAACAAGATGGTGCACATCTTCACCTGGTTTAAGTTGGTTTGAGCGTTATATCAAAGATGGTCCTTTATATGTTGTTATTCCAAATAAAGGTCAGAAACATAGAGGAGAAAAAGAACATGGTGATGTATCAGGTCTTCCAGCCCTTCGTTATCAATTCCACTTCCCTTCTAACCAATACATGGACCCATCAGATAGACAAATCAATCTTGTGGAATTCCTTAACACAAATGAAGAAGAACTTAAACAATTCTTCAAACCTGAGTTCATGAAGTCATTGGCGGGTGAAAAAGGTGATAAAGTGGTTATTGACTACCCTGGTGACTCAGCATCTAAATTTGTCGCTCTTTATGGGTTTGATGAGTTATTTGCGACATTACCCGAAAACCTAAAAAGATTCACATTCAAGAACTCATCAAGATCAGGTGATAATATTGAATTAAATATTCCTAGTGATGTTAGTAGATTTAAACAATTACAAGCACTTAACTTCGTTAATTGTATTGTGTCTTTACCTGAATCAATTTGTGAGTTACCTAATTTACAATACCTATCTTTGGTTGATAATAAAAACCTTCAAAGATTACCTGAGTGTGTTGGAGACATGCCAAATCTAATGGTGTTAAACATACCAGGATCTGAAGGTAAGAATATTATACCTGATTCAGTTCTAAGAAGAGCTGAGGAGGATGAAGACTTCAACTTGTTTACATAAGAAAACAAACATCAAATATAACCCACCTCTATGGTGGGTTTTTTATTTTACAAGGTATTTATTATTATGAGAATCATTATCACGGAAGGTCAGTTAAATTTAATCAACGAAAACTATAGAAGAGATCGTTGGGACGCTGAGTATAGTGATGAATACCCAAAGTATAAAAAGTTGTTTATTAAAATGTTGAAACAAGATGTTGACTCATCACATCAAGGGTATTCAGCTATACGATTAAAAAATGAGAATGGTTAAAGTTTATTTACTTATATGATGGGATCTAAAACATTATATTATAATTATTCACTAGAAGATGAGATGGAGGGAATTATTCCAAGTCATATTAGGTCAAGACACATCAAACACTTAATATACGACTACTTCAAAGTATTATTTCCTGATGTAGAAATAAAAGAGGTTAATGGAGCAAACATATTTAATATTCCATAAATCTTTTAACCCTTCTTTGGATAATGAAAATAATAATAACAGAACGACAACAAAATTTAATAATGGAAAATATTACCGAAGAAAATCTTCGTAAATTTTGTTATAAAGTTTGGGACAAACAAAAAAAGATGGGTGAAGAACCTCATCTTGATGATATTATCTATGATATTTCTGGAATTGAAAAGAATACAACTGAAGACTTTCAAACAATTAGACCAATTTGGTATAGATATAATGGTGGATTTAATAATTTATATAAAAAACTTAAAGAAGAAGTCTTAGATAAAACTTTTAGACTTGTTGTTCCTGAATTAGACTTAGATACTGAAATTAAAGTCACTAATATCGAAGAAGTAAAAGGTTATAAATATGATATTGTCGATCTATCGATAGATATTGATGGTAATGGAACAGTAAGTTATTATTTTCTTGATCCTGAGACTGAGGAACAAAGTTTAGTGAAAGGTAATCTTTGGGATGCACTGTACGAAGCTCAAGAAGCATATGAAACGGGAGATTTTTTTGGCGGACTAAATAACCAATGTTATGAGTTTTTCTACAAATTATTAGAAAAATACGGTATTCCTATTGATGTGGAAGTTGATTTAGAAAACTTTGATTGATATATTTAACAACATGGGACCAATTGTAAAAAAAATAGATCAGTATTTGAAAGTTGAGGGACTTTCAGAAGAAACACGTTTAGTTTTAGAGAACCTTCAAAAGGAAATTAAACCCTTAGAAAAACAAATAGTCAATCATTCATATGATCAAGGTTACACTGACAAAGAAAGAGGTAAAAAACCTGTTTGGGATCAACATTCCGCTAAATATCTAAACTACTTCAAAAACAGTTCATTTGGAAATTGAAGTTTAATTCCTTATCTTTGTAGAATGGAAGACTTAACTAAACTTGAATTACCCGAAATCAAATCACTTTGTAAACAATACGGAATTGGAACCGTAGGTGATAAGAAAACCCTAATTAAAAAACTCAAATACTATTTGGATCCTGTTGAGGATGTATTGAATACACACCCTGGTAGAAAAATACCAAAGGACAAAAAGATTGTTGGAGTTAAGGTTACAAAACAAGCCGATATTAATTCTGTATTGAAGAATAAAGGACAATTCTTATATTATTCTTTAGGATATCAGTACTATATGGTGCCTGAATAAAAAAACTTGATATTTATAAAATAAAACCGATATGAAAAAACAAATTATTGAGGAAATTAAAGATATGAAGTATCTGTTAAACTATAACAGAGGTCGTATCTTATCAGAACAACCTGAGGTTAAGGAAGTCCACCTTGATGACTACGAAGAAGGTTTTGTAGATATGGATGATTATAGTGGAGATGTTCCTTCTTTTGACTTAGATGGAATGTTCAAAGGGATGGCAAAACCAAATGGTGATATTGAACTTGATGAAGAAATGGATCTTCCTGTAATGTTACCTGGTACAAAAGAAAAAGAAAGAATTAAAATAGATCCGGGAACCAAACCTAAGCAACCCAAAACACCTTACAAACCAAAACCAGGGCCAAAACCAGACCCTAAGGCGGGAAGAGAAGGTGATATGCCTGATTGGTTAACCTTCGATGAACTTGGAATAGAATTTAAATAAGATGGGAAATATTAAAAAAAGATTATATACGGAAGGAATTTCAAAAAAAGAGTTCATCAAATTGATGGAAGCACCAATTGACTACGAAGGACCTGAAAGAATGGCTGGTGACGTTGAAAGAAAAATCTTAGGAAAACAAACACCATACTCAAATTTTCCAGCAATGCCAAATATGGACAGAGACTTTGTTGAGTTAATATCTTCGAAAAGATTCAAAGACTCAGTTGAGAAAGTAAGAATGGCGATGGGAGACACAAGAACCATTCAAGGTGGAAACGCTCTTATGCAACTTATGATGACGGTAGGTCAGGCCATGCAAAGACTAATGATGATTCAGTCTCAAAATAAAGAAGAACTTGAAGATTTAGCAGTTGAATTAGTGGTTAGAGAGTTAGGAATACCTGAAGGAGCAATGCAGTTTGACGCTGAACTTGTAACACAACCTATGAGTGCTGCTGAAGGAATGAAAAGTGAACCTGAAATGCCAAGTGAAGAAGAGGTTCAAGAATTAATGGGAGATATGGAAAACTTTAATTTGGAGAGAGCAAAACGAAGATTCATTAACTCACTTATTCAAGGGGCCGCTTTCAAAGGAGGGCACATGTATAATTTGGTGAGAGATGAGATTAATAATATGAATCCCCAATTAATGAACCTATACGCCGTTACACAAGCACTTATGGAACATGCTTATTGGATATTTCCTGACATGGAAGGAATGGCTGGAAGCGGTAGTGGTCAAATGGGTCAATCAGAGTTTGATGCAGAAACAGATCCACCAACAGTCAAGGCAAGAGCCGTAACTTTCCCATTATTAGTTCACGAATTAGTTAAAGGAGTTTATGAGGTGTTTGGTACACATGGTTTACCTGACGACCCAAGACAAGCTGAAATGGTATTAGGGGCTGAAGATTCACTTCCGGCTGAAATTTGGGATTCTCGTCTTGGACCTGTATTTTGGGAAAAGTTTTTAGCAACCTATCCTTTAGAATTATTTGATGATGATAAAAAACACATCCAACATTACTTGTTTATGCGATTCTCTTCATTAAAAGCCGACGAGTTTATGAGAGTTGCGAAGATGATCTTGAGTGGTGATTCTAGAGGTGAACAATACATTCAAAGAATGGTTGATGATATTGTCAAAGAGTTGAAAGAACAAGAGTATAAAGATGCTATGGGTTATAATGACGATGAGGAAGAGGGATATGATGATGTCGATTTGAGCGACTTGGATTTTTAATTTTTGACTTGAAATTAATAAAAAGTTATATTGTTGTAATGGGAAATGTGGATTTTGAAATATATATAAGACGACTCATTACTTTTTTTGAAAGTAATTCAAATGATCTTATGGATTTAATAGGACAGGTTAAAAAACAAAAGTTTTATGGTAAGTTAAGAGAACAATGTGAAAAAAATTTGAAAGAAAGTGATGATTATATTATCACTAAACAACAAATGGTAAATATTGTTATACAACTTAAATTACATGAGTTAATTGAGATCCAAGAGTCGATTGAAAAAATTAATGTGTGTGTCCAAAAAACAAAATGGGGTAATATAATTCTAAACTAAAAAAAAAATAAAAATGAAAAAAACAATTTGTTTATTAGTAAAAAAAATTACATTCGGTAAAATTTGTTTTGGTTGGTGCGATTCATACTAAAAATTAATTGTCAGAATACAATTATTTTAACCACGCTCAGAACACCGTGGTTTTTTTATTAAAACTTTTGGTATTTATAAAAAGTTTATTATCTTTGTAATGTGATTAACGAGAAACGAAATGAAAACAATAGAACTTACGATGAAAGAAATATGGCAGGTAACTAGACCCTGTGTTCAAAAAAGTAAGAAAACCTATACTCGTAAAACAAAACACAAAAACAAAGAAAATAATTAAACTATGATATATACACCAGAACTAATCAAATCAATCGCCCCGGCAGTATTCGCAACATCACCATCTTTAAAACTGACTAACAAATATGAGTTCGTACCAACGAACGAAGTTATGGAGATGTTCGATCGTGAAGGTTGGCAACTTTCTTCAGTAAAACAATCAGGTCGTGGTATTCACGGAGTACACGAACTTAAGTACCGCAACGGACAACTACCCAAAGTTGGTGACACTGTGGTTGAAGCAATCATCCGTAACTCTCACGATGGATCGGCAACATTTTCTATGGGAGCAGGACTATTTCGTTTGGTATGTTCAAACGGACTTACAGTACCTACTTCAGTTGCAGAACGATTCTCACTTCGTCACAACCACTTCTCATTAGATGAGGTGAAAGGTTTGGCTGAGGACTTCTCAAAAAAACTTCCAAAAATTGAAGAGTCAGTTTCTAAGATGATGGAAAAAGAACTTACTGAAAAAGAAAAACTTCGTTTGATCAAACGAGCAGTTGAAATCCGATGGGCCGTTGGAAATGCTCCAGCATCCATTGACGTAAGTGACCTTCTAACACCGTTTCGTCCTGAGGATGAGGGTAGTGATCTTTGGACCGTATTTAACGTGGTACAAGAGAAAATGATGAGAGGCGGATTCTCTTACCAAACACCACGAGGAAGAACAACCAAATTACGTGGGATCAAGAGTATCCAAGCGTCACATCGATTGAACACAAAACTTTGGGAAGCGGCAGAAGACTTGTTATTGGTATAAAACAAAAAACGGGGGTCAGTGACCCCCATTTTACATCATGGAAAAATTTAAACACGAAGAAAGATTTTTAAAACTTATAACAGAAAAAACTGGTGAGTTATTTTCTATTACAGAACTAACAGATGGACATGGATTAACATGCGGATCTCTAATGAATAAACCAAAGTTCACACCATACTTTTTAGAGGGGACAAATTATGCAGACGGAACAATTTATTTAGATTCAATTTTTGTCTTTGACAACGACATTCACATATATTTATCTAAAAGTGAACCTACGATCTCTTCTTTTTCTTGTAAGATTTATTATCCTATAAGAAAATTGAGAGACGTTGATTTCTTTATATTAAACTTAAAAAAAATTAAAAAAAATTAAATTAATGGAAGTTACAGGATTAGAATTACAAGAAAAAATTAACAACGGAGAAAAAATAATTGTTGATTTTTGGGCTCCGTGGTGTCGCCCCTGCGGGTTAATGAAACCAATATTCGAAAAAGTTGCTTCAGAAAACACAACAGGTGTTGGAATGTATACTATGGATGTAGACTTGAATAGAGAGGCGGCATTGAGCCTTAATGTTAGAAGTATACCTAACACCATAACCTTCAATAGAGGAAAAGTTGTGGGTAATAAAGTTGGTATTCTTTCTGAGGGGGAAATAAAAAGTTTAGTAACAGAATTAATCAATGGATAAGTTAGTAGTCATATATACAATGAAAACATGTCCACACTGCGTGGACTTCAAAGAACAACTTGATGAGGCCAATGTAGATTATGTTGATAGAGACATTTTTGAATTCGAAGAAGAATACGACTTATTTGTAAATGCAACAGGAAACGATTACGTTCCAGCATTTATGTTGATCCAAGATTTTGAGAGTAAAAAACCAACAACTTCATTATATGCTCCTGATCAACATTTTGATAATATTGAAAATGGTGTAAAGATTATCAAAGAGTTTTACGAAAGATAATTTTTTTTTATAATTTTTGATTCTTTTTTTTTTTCGATTGTATTTATAAAAGAAATTAATAATTTATGAAAAGAATAGTAAGACTTACAGAAAATGATTTGGCTCGTATCGTTAGACGAGTTATTCGTGAAACTCAAGAAAAAAAAATGGAAGAAGGTTTCTTAAGTAACTTTTTCGGTAGAAAAGACAAAACTAAAAATAGTTCTGTAGATAGTGTAGATAGAAGTCTGATTGATATTGATGGTGTAAAATATAAAAAAGTATTTAGAGTTCTTGGTTTTTACCCAAATGAAATTAGATATTATAGAGATGAAGATGATAATAAAATCGCATTGGTTGGTAATAATTATCAAGCTAAGGCACATTCAGGGACTTTTGATGATATGGAAGAAGCAAGAGAACACATGAATGACATCGGAGCATTGGCCGGTTAATATTAAAAAAACTTAACCTTTAAAGTGGGGTTTATTTTTATAATAATATTACATCTTTTAATCGATCCTGAATTAAATATGGTTTTTGTGAGTTGGGATCTGTTATATCATCAAACAACTGATAGTTCGAAAGTTTCTCTTTAAAATCAGTTAAATTCATATCAAAAACATCTAAGACCAAACTCTCTATCTTTGACTTATCAATTGAAGATTTTGATACAACTTTGATTTTGTAATCTTCATTTTCATCTAACTGACTTGAGTATCTAAAATACAATTGATCTACACCCAATAAAGAGTACATGTGGTTAAAGATATAGTGTGAGTAGTAGTACATAGCTCGACCACAACCTAAACTGTGTCCATAGGGAAATTCTGATGAAACATTTATTTCAGAAATCGGTTCGTAAACTTGTACACGTAAAGACTTATTTACATCAACCCACCCTTTTGAAAAATCGGGTATGTCCTGTTCATACTTAATAATATCAATAAGGTTTATATCCTTCATTCCAATACTACTTAATAAGTCATCAAACCAACCTGAAAATTCATATTTAATTTCGTTAAGATCTAAAACTTTTGAACTTGTTGTCTGACCATTTACAACAACAAAGTTTTCAAAGTCCGTTACTTGAATAATAGTGTTTTCTGATTTGTCAAATTTAGATAGAATGTAGTCGGCAAATAGATTTACAAAATACCGTCTTGTGTTTTTTTCTAATTTTCTCATATTTTTGATTTTTAAAAT